CCTTGCGGACCAGTTGGGCCTGTGGCTCCAACTTCGCCTTGCGGACCAGTTGGGCCTGTGGCTCCAACGCTTCCCGCCGGACCAGTTGGCCCCGTGGCTCCAACTTCGCCTTGCGGACCAGTTGGCCCCGTGGCTCCAACTTCGCCTTGCGGACCAGTTGGGCCTGTAGCTCCATCACTTCCCGCCGGACCAGTTGGGCCTGTAGCTCCATCACTTCCCGCCGGACCAGTTGGCCCCGTGGCTCCAACTTCGCCTTGCGGACCAGTTGGGCCTGTAGCTCCATCACTTCCCGCCGGACCCGTTGGGCCTGTCGGCCCGGCTTCACCGAAGCCTCCGTTTCTAACAGAAAGTTTTTTCCACTCCTCTAATTCACTCTGAGTCGCTGTTATTTCTTCGCGTAGGCGGTCAACATCTTCTATTGTTAAAGGATGGTCGCCAACAACTGTCTCTTTATCAACTACTTCACCTTGCCAAACTTTTAAAGGATAACTAGGTTTTGCAAATCCCATAATTATCCTCCAAACAACTACGGCCCCGGCGGTCCTTGATCACCACGCACTGCCATCAAATCCCACGCAGCGGCGGGCGGCTCTGAATTAAGATTAGACGCCAAGCAGAAATAGGTTGAACCGTTATGTTGCACTGCATCCCCCGGGATATACAACACGTTTGCGTCCCAAGCACCTTTCCACACGAATCCAGGTGAACCATCTGCACCAGCCGCGCCTTGTAAACCACGCGGTCCAGTTTGTCCTTGCGGACCTGGCACACCTTGCGTGCCTTGTATTCCCTGTATGCCTTGTAAGCCCGTAGGTCCAGTAGGACCAGTCGCACCGGCTGCACCAACATCACCTTGTGGTCCTGTCGCACCGACAGCCCCTTTAGACGCTAAAACATCCCATTTACTAGAAGGAGGTTCTGAACCAGTATGGGCTTCAATGCAAATATACGAAGAGCCGTTATAGACAACGGCGTCATTTAATCCATAAGCTTGTGTCCCACTCCACGTCCCGAGCCAATTTATGACGCCGGGGCCAACGTCGCCCTGAACGCCTTGTATTCCTTGCGGCCCAACAGGACCGTGACCCGAACCGCCTGAATGATAGAATTGAGTCATGTTACATCGCCATCCAAGCTACATCTTGACCATTTGCCGTTGACACCACCCACAACCGATACGGGTCATCAATTGGAACAAAAAGTGACTCACCCGGTGGAATTGGCATTCCACCCCGCTCATCGTCACTCGTTGCCAAGACACGCGCGTCTCCTACCCATACACACGCAGTATTTGGAACAGGATCAGATACACCGGGCGCACGAATTAACACGCCTTTTTGACACGATGCTGACACAGATGAAAGTCGCTGTGTCGTCGTACTAACAGGACAATGCCCATAGCCCAGATTTGTTGCAGCTTCTTTTCCGATGTCAGTAATCATTGTCTTACTCCACTTTCAACTTACCTTTACCACGTGTTCGCGAAGCCGTAGTATCACGTAGGGTGTTATCACGACTAGCAGCTTTCTCATCCTGTCCCGCGTTTAGATTAGCTGACAAATCCTTTAAGCCACGCGCAGCCGGATCACTTACATTACTGTCACTGCCCATTCCTTGAGTGGCTGCAATCCGCTCAAGACGCGCTACATGATCTTCGCGTGCGTGTAGATGTTCATTGTCGTCAAAACCAAGTGCTATAGAGGCAGTTTTCTCGCCACAAGCACCACCCTCTAACGCTTGTAAAACTATTGCAGGATCGCTTGTTGTGTAATTGCAGCGCTCAATTTCACTGTTAATCTCATCAAGATCATCCACACTGATCTTGCCCCCAAGTAACGCCTGTACAATACTTTTGGCCAACTCACGTTTAATCTTCCGCCCTGGAACAGCATTCATAAGTTTCTGCAGATCTTGAGCTTCCTTAATGCGGTCTCCGTCAGACTTCAAGCTATACCGCTCTGGATATTTGATTGTCGCAATTAACCGCCTACTTACAGTGCGTTCTTCATACGCTGCCCAAAAGCCAGCAATCAATCGTTCGGCACTCTCTAATAGGAGTCCGATATATGACAATCCAGCTTCAAGCCCTTGATTATCCATCGCCTTAGATTCAGCCGACGCCCGAATGGCAAGACTCGAAACAGCTAGATTCACAAGCTCACGGATATCTCCTTTAATTCGTTCTTGTAAATCTAAACTTGCTTTCAAGGGTTCTGACGACGGGTTAATAAACGTGGGAGGCTGCATTCCCTTATCGTAGGCGCGGCCATGTGTCGCACCGACCTTAATATCAGCATCCGCTGCGCCTTGGCCGCCACTTGTCGATGTTCCATCCGCCGTCGCGGCGTGTTTTAAATGCGCACCAACGGCTCGCAAATCTTTTTGCTCGACGTAAAAGGGAAAATTCGACCGTAAAGCATAATTCACATCACTGGAGCCAAGATTCAACAATGCAATCTGTTGTTGGCACACGTCTTGAATCATGCTCCGGCCGGTATCAAGCATGACAAAAGGAATACGTGTCAACTCTAATTCAATTGGTCCAGTCGATGGAAATCCATCTGCGTCAACTTGTTGACCTGCCACATCGTAAAATTGAAGATTAACACGTTGTGTTACAGGATCAATCCAAAGATATCGATACCGTTGTACTTGTAATGTTGGCAATAGCCACGTAGCATCATATTGCATGACGGTGTCACGCAATAACACAGCCTGAAACTCACTAGGTTCATCTGCCTTGGAACACGTCCAAGACAAAATATCTTCCACTTGATAGCAATAGAGATAAGGATTTTGTTGTCCGTCCGCAACTGTAGCATCGGGCGCAACAACAGGTGCATCAACATAGACACCAACTCGTCCCATGACTAATAATTCAGTCAACACTTTAACGCCTAAAAAAGCGTTCATTGTCGAACCGCGCCGGTCAACACCATAATTCAATCCAGCGACAGCATTTTGGTATGCTTTACTCCCGCCTTTGCGGACAATGTCCCGCATACGCTGGTAAATTGAATTACGAATATCATCTATCGCCGCCCCGGCGAATCGTGGTACAGGAGTTATCTCTTTTCGCGACGCATATTCTTCCGCATCCTCGCGCGTACTGAACTTTTTCAGATATGTCTCACGAAAGTCATCACCACCTTGGTAGGTCAATCGCCATTTACGCCAATCATTCTGACCACTTAAATACCCGGGATGCCGAGAATCTACGAGATTAGGTATACCATTAGCCATTGCCTGGTCTCTCTTAAACAGTTATAGATGATAGACTCCAGCCGCACTCAGGGCTGCCACATAGAATGTTGTTACCGTGAGGTCACAACTAAAGCAATAAACACTGCATTAGGGCGCTTTGCCGATGTTTTCTCCGCCGCTACTGATTGCAGCTAACGATAAACCAATGTCTGCATAACACAGCGAGTGAGCATAATGATCTGCGCCCGTGTTAACATACACAGCATTCACGTTGTTGGTGTCATCTCTCTCATACGTGCGCACTAAATTTTTTACGTGTTCCCTATACTCTAATGAAATATCGCGAGGTAATATGATGCGTGATGGATTTGTTTTGAATCTTCCAAGCGTGCATGAGAGCCAACTAGTACGATCCACAATAGCAAACGGTGCTCCAGTCTCTTCCTCTTGAACACTAATTTCCTTTGCAGTCTGACCACGCCGGTATCGGGTCAACCATACATAGCCATGAAACTTTTTAGCAAATCGCCGGGCGTCATTGACGTTCGGATCAGCATCCACAACTGCCGCTAATACTTGCCACTCCCGCATCAATTCCTCAAGATATTCCCAGCCGTCTTCAAGGAATTTACCATACCAAAGTAACTTACCAAGCGCCGCTGCATTGATGTCACTACCAGGATGCCGATCAAACGTCCAATCAACAACAGAAATGTAACCAGTCTTACCTTGATCGGCTCCAAGCGTTATTAGACGTTCACCACCGATCTGTGGGCGTGACTCATTGATTGTGTAATTTTGAATACAGTTCTCAAGCATTTCATCGGTGACTTGTGCGCCCTCACCGATGAAGGGATTTCCAAGTTTTGAATTATGGAACTCGGTATTAGCTGCTTCATCGCCGAGACCACGATGATAAGCAATTACCAACTCACTAGGGGTGACAGTGGAGGAATAAAGCTGATTGATATAAAAGCTTCGCGCCTCATCCGCTGAAACTTGTAATTCAGTTGGTCGCCAAACTCCATTAGCTAAAAAATGTCTCTTATCCGCGTGTTCAAGACGATTTTTGCACTCCTTACACTTTAGAAACGATTCTTTACAACGAGGATCGTTAACAGATTCACCAATAATTTCAATGCAATCTGGCCACAATAACTCTGTCCATCGTGAACAACATGGGCATTGAAAATAGTAGTGCTCTTGTGTACCTGTCAAATACAGTTTATGAATACCGTATTTTGGCACAGTCGGCGTCGATATCGCCAGAATATGTTTTTCAAGTTGACCGCTTAAACGCTCTAAGGCGAGCCACACCGCGTGAATATCCATTTCGTCCAACTCATCCAAAATCAATTCGGACACTGGAATGGATTTCAAATTGCTGTCACCACGGCTACCACGAATATACAATACATTAGTGCCTGTGGATTTCAAACCAACAGTATTTGTATCAACAAAAAGGTTTTTTAAATAGTCGCTTAATTTTAACGCCGTTGCAAACCGAGCTTTAGAAAAATCACTTGCATTTATCGTCGTGGGCAATACGTAAAGAACATCTCTCTTAAGTTGATCGAGGGTATAAAAAGCTCGATTGATACCTGTCTCAGTTACGCCCAGTTGAGCCGCCTTCATGGCGATGGTCCACTGCGCTTTACTATTATGTATCTCCCGGCACCACGGATGATACTGAAAACTATAAGGACCGTTGAATGGCGCACCCATTACGCGCCGATGCTCAGCCCACCGACTGCATGTAGTCAGAGTACGACTACGGATTCCCTCCGTCAGAGTCGTGGCAAAGGCTTGCAGCATTTCGTTCATGGTTGTGCGTCATAGTAGTTTATAAGGTTGCAAATCGCAGGTTCGCTAAGCGTTCATCCTGGGCAACCTCATGATTCATTGCGGCTTTTCGCTGCTGTATCCTCTGTAGATTCACTGACCGGCTGATTTATTGCTTCAACAACCGACTCAACTGGCTCAACCGCTTCGACAATCCGTTTCCTCGGCGCTTTTTGAATGGATGTCGGCTCAATCGTAGTATCCAGTTTTAGAGTACGTGCCTTAATAACACATGGACTACAGCCGGCTGCCGGCTGTCCTTGAGAATCAAGCGGACAACCAATGATTTCAACATCATTTTCATCGACGCCTGCCGGCAACGTAATCTCAACTATTCGATGACTATCGTCCGCAGAATAAGACTGTTCGGCACCAGGATACTTGACCAAAATGCGATACTGAGGAAATAAATCATTCCACGGAACGTTAATTTTCATTGTGTTCTCGCTTGTCACAGATTTGAATAATATCATTGATGCGCCCCGCCAACTTCCGCAGTTGACTTATTGAACTTCCCGGAACACCAAGCATCGCGTAGCCAGCCATCATTTCAACAACTGTGTTACACGTAAACAAAGATTGATGCCACAATTTTTTGCCTTCCTCCGACACGACCGCCATCGTCTTTGGCGGCAACGCTTCAGGAACCGCCTCCTTGGGGCAATTACGACAACGGCGTCGTGGCATGGTGTTAACGTCCGCAGTTTGTAAGAGAAACAACCACTGCAATATCTTGTGTTTTTACAGTCTGCTTACCGCACGCATAAATGAAAAAGGTAGGAACACTCGTAACACCATATTGCCGCGCCATCTCTGGATTTTCGTCAGTATCTATTATTTGCACTTCCACGCCTTTAACTTGAAGCTCGCGAAGAAATGGTTTAGCCGATGAACATGGACCACACCAAGACGCAGTAAAGGCGACCACCTTGGGTCGTTGACATCCACGATTGCCACCTTGATTAAGTTGCTTTGGTTTTTCGCAGCCAAACAACATTAGTAACGATAGCACTGTGGCAAAAATAGCAATCCGCGACTTCATATTTTTCATTGTCAGTTCTCCGATTCTCAAAGGGCTATTAAAGCCCTTTGAGAATCAGCCCTGTGTCAATGCACAGGGCTGACAATCCCAAGATTTAATCTCCAAGAAAACCGACCCATAATGCACGTCACTAGAATAGGAGCGGTGCGGTCGGTATATTGAAATGTTGCTAACTGAAAACCGACGCCCGTACCACGCGCCACCGCTTGCGTCGTTCATTTGGCACTCGCTTACGCTGTTCCGATTACTCGGTGTCTGGCTCTCGACGCTCAGTTAACAACACATTTTTGAATGATCTATGCAGAAACAGGAGCCGGAGCTTCAAGAGCCGCGATCTTCGCTTTGATATAAGCCAGCCCCTCGGGAGACGCTAATTTGGCTTTCAACACATTTTCATACGTGCCCGCTAGCTCCTTCTCGATGGCATCACTTCCCGCTTCAACTAATTTTGACAGGTCGTGAATCTTTTCCACCATATCTTGCACGTCACCGACAGCAAAATCTTCAAACAAAGATGGAATCCATTTCAAGCCCGCTATCCGTAGTTTGCTGGCAAGAATTTGAGCGGCACGTTTCTTTTCTTGTAATTTGGCGTTTTGACCAAAAAGCCACTTGCCGACTTCGCGACCAACTAAAACTGCACACACAACTGCAAGAATCCAAATAACAACAGTAGGGTTCATGTTTTCACTCCGAAAAAGAATTAGCTGCTTCGCAGCGTTTTATTTAAGACCGTAGACAAAACATAACTTCACACTTTATTTCACAGGCGGGTGCATCTTCTGATACAACTGCCGGCTGTAATTACACGCAACACCGATTAAAAAGCCTGCAAAACACAGCATCGGAAGCCATGCCCACTGCACAGAACTTTCTACTGATTGTTCATCAATAATAGGAGCACTGTTGTCATCAAGAGGTTGCGCATCTGGATCGAGATCGATGTCAGGTTGCGGCTGTGTATCTGGCGTCGGACAAGGTCCAGGACATTTTTTCTCCATGTCCCGTCGCCACGGCAACACAGGTTTAATACCTTCAGCCGTTAAAACACCCGTTGCCAAAGCACCATTCAAGCCTGCCGCCGTCATTGGAAGATTTTTTCCAGCCGCCTCATAGATTACAGTGCCATCAGCTTTTTGCATCCGTACAGCAGGTAAACTTTTGATATTGGCCGCATAACGTTCTTTATAAATCGCAGTATTCGTCGTCACTTGGCAAAAATGTACCTGATCTTTCAATTTTTTTAAATTGGCGTTGGTTGAAAACCAACCCACAATTTCATTGTAACGCGAATCGTTAACATTGCCGACGACACTGACATACCATTTTCCAGCGTCATTCGGAAGATTGACTACACGCTCTTCGGCCAGTACCCCATTCACCGTGTCGGCAAAACAAGGGACTACTACCGCACAAAGAGCAAGCACACACAACACACTCAAAATCAGCTTGTTCATGTTATAACCTCTTTACCTGTTTAAAGTGACCACTATTTAGGAAGCGGAGCCGCAGGAGTGTAAACTGGCGTTATCGCCCATCCATAACTCGCCTTCCATTCAGCGATCAGCGTCTCTCGCGGAATCCAGATAATTTTCCCGACAGCATTGTTGTCCAAAAGTCCTGCCCACTTGCTGTCAAGATGAACCAAATCGACCATGTGTGACCCACCCATGATCGTAATACCACAGCCCCTTCGCGTCTTGCAGGCCCACTCTAGGAATTTCACATCCCCTTTCGTTGTCTGTGCAAAACGGATACCTTCACGATTAAACTTTGCTTCCATGTCTTCCGGCCACTCGCCATTGCCGTAGTGGCTGCGCCAATAGTCAGCCATTTTATAGCGACCTTGCCAACGAAGCAGTGAAATCATACTGGCATGGACGCATGATCCTTCACGTTGATTACCCAGCCAATTCTTTTGCTGATCCGACATCGGCACATTAACCGTTGGCCTCTCCTTCTTTACCACATTTTTTGTCTGTGGCTGTTCGCAGCCGGAACACGCCACGAGTAACAACAGTGCAAACAACAATTTTTTCATTTAAGCCTCCGTGATTTGCACAGAATACGATGCCGACGAAGATGACGAGTCAATCTGTTTGGATTCCAACGACTTACATTGTCCGTTGGATGGAGACCGATGACTGCATACGCTGCTGCCACCCACTCACTGCAAAAAATCGAAGTTAAATTTTGCTCTCGGAAAAGAGATTCAATCGATGATAGACCGACGCCGGCCGAACGCATTGCGCCCATCTCATCATAAGGCGTACCGATTGTTTCCACCAAGAACTCAGTGAGTCGCTCATCCTCTTGCGGATACAACTCGCGGTAAAGCGGATAATGGTAACATTTGCCTGCATACCGCTTGATCTGCTCATCAATACTATGGGCTTGCGCCCCCGAGATCGCTTTACCCGTAATCTCACACGGTACATTACCGTCAAGAGTCGTGCTCTCGAACAATCTTAGTTTACCGTCCGGGCAACTGCCCACGATTCCAACGTGGCTAATACCCCAGAAAGGAATGCCATAAGTTGCAATGTTGATGGCAGCACTGATCCAAGTGTAACCACAGAATCCAAGAACATCCCCAGCCTTAAACTCGACCTCGCCGGGCATTACGATTTTCCGATGAAAAAGGAACATCGCAGCCCTCCCGATTCGACTGAACCATTGTGTTAATGTTGTGTAGATGTTTACTCGTTCCACGACGTGAAATGCCTAATCGTTGTTGCTCTGCAACAAAACACTCCTCGCAACGAGCGTCACCAGCGTAACGCACCAAGTTTCCGCACGCACACCAGATAAGACTCATTCTGACCCCGGCGTAGTTTCAAGGTTATTGATTTTTTCTACCGCTTGAATGATCTGTGGAATCATAACATCGCAACGTGCCTCATAATCTGGCACACCTTCCAAGCCTGTAACAACTATGTTGCAAATACTCTGTGCTAATCGGAGAAGTGCTGGTTTGGCAATCAAATGCCCCATACTTTGATCAAGCGTCTGGCATGTTTTTACCAACCGTTCTAAAGTCAAACAAAAAGTATTCACTTTAGAATATGCTTGCAACTTTTCAACATCTGTCTTAGCCGAATTCCAAGTCGCTTGAATCATCATGCGAACAAGTCCAATCTCGTCCCGCAACGATTTTAAATCTTCATGATCTGCGAAATGAGCTAATTTGGCTTGTTCTTGTGCCTGCGCCAAATAGTATTGCCGTAAGCGTCTCGCGGGACCGCGATCAACACCGCCGCACGCAAGACAATACTCAGAGCCGTCTGCTGACAGATTGATGCACTGGCCCTCGGAATTGGACCCTTTACACCGTCTCGGATCGGCTAAGTCTGTGACTCTTTGCATAAAACTATTTCTCCTAATAGACCTAACGAAAATTTACTCGTTTTATTCAGAATATTTTCAAATTTCCACGCCGCGTCACTCCAACCCCACGCGGCCACACTGATTCAATTTTAGAGACATGAGACGCTTAATCATTTTCTATTACCGTGGCTTCAACTTGACCAGCGTCAGAGCGTGTAAACGTCCTGCCATACCGGTCGGCATACGTCACGTATAAAATCTCGCTGCCGCAAAAACAGCAGGGCGACCCGAATTTATTTACCTAGAGGATTGCGATGCACTTTCACCGTGAACATACTACTCGACCGGCAACGTGTAAATCGAAGCCGAAACTAGAAATGACGCAACTGCCAATTTTTCGAGTCCACATTAAGAAACTCGAAAACTATTTCTGTCACGTCTTTGGATGGGAGGACTTCGACTTCAACATGGCAACTGAAGGCACACCAGGGCTTATTCCTGAATACATCGTCAACCCTAATCTACCGGGTTGTGGTGATATTGACCGCCAAGCAAACGCCATCCGCAACGGTCGTCGCTCACGCAACGTGCTACTGATCTTAACAATCCTCTGTGCAGATGGTTTCATTCCGGCAGGCAAATATCTTATAGACACAAAGCCCGAACCACCGTTACTTGAGACATATAAAACATTGCTACAACAAACCGGAACGCCCGAGTCGAAAGAATGCAGCACATTTCGTGCAACACATAACAACAATAAAGAACTGCGTCGAATCATTAGCGAGATTGACACTCAAGTCTTGCAGGCATTAAAAGAATTGACAAGTGCCGGCCATCAGTAGACTATAAACTAGCTAAGAAAGTTCCACATGTACAAACCACTCCGCTCTTCAACACTCCACCTAATACAAAATTGCACTGAAGCCAAAGAGGCGTTGCAGCAATGGCACAATGGCGATTGGACTTTTGAAGACGCCATGATGGATGTTGTAAGACAACTTTACCTCGCCAATGAGTCGCTACGGCGCAAATATGAATATATTCCGGCCCACATTCGCAAAACAAACTTGCCACCAACTAACTTTTTTTAGTTGATTTTCGCACAGGCTTCTTCGCCTGCTTCTTCGCCGATTTTGAATCCGGCTTCGCTGATAACTTCATCTCATTCGCCACAGATCGCGTCTCATTGATGATTGCCTCTAGCGCCTCCCGCCATATCTGGGCATCAATGATACGTAGAGGCGTTACCGACACACCTGAAAATGTAATCCGAATTTCACTGCCACAACTTGGCTTATAGTGACTTATTTCGGATTGAATAATTAGATTTGGATACGCGCCATTTGCAAAAGGCCGCACACTAAGACGCACACCCCATGAAAAAATTTCACGTTCAACCATAGTTTACCTCCCTCTCATTACGTAACAGGTTTAATGTCTCAATTTTAGCTTACAATCATTAAACCTGCAAGTCATAGGTAAGATAAAACTAGTATTCACTCGGAAGAAGAATGCACGTAGACGCGCGATCGGCTTCCGTAATAATCCATATTTTTTCATTCTTCAGAGTATGATAGACACTAAAAATACGGCTGCCATCCTTAAGAGCTTGATCGTTGGCAGCGGCATCTTCCTTGCCACAGTCACCCAATCACCAATTACATGCCGCTGTAAAAAGACAGTAGGTGCTTGACCGGCGTCTTTCAACGCTTCCAGCGCTCCCGGAGTGGCAACTATTTGGCCTAAACTAAACAAAGGGCGAACAAAATCTACCATCAGCTAGTCTCCAAAGGCATTGAATCTAAACTAATTCAGCAAACAATTCTCTGTGACGATCTCAATGACCGTCCGAAGTAGAAAGTCTTGCACATCTCGGCTGCCATCTGTCGCTCCTGTGATCCAGTGAACACATACTTCCAGTGCGGTTTTTAAAAGCAATTTATTCACCCCGCCACTAGCATGGTCGTCAGCCAGATAGACGCCTTTACCGTCGCAGTAACCAAGAAGACGTTGTCCTGAATTCACCACGTCCCGAAAACAACCCACCGGCGGTATGGTCGCCCCGTTAATTAACTGCAATTTCTCAAGCCAATTCCACACAGTATGGACAGCCTGTATTGCTGTATCACTAGCCGGAAGCACTTCACGACCTTTGCGCTCATTGTCGGTCAATACTTGATCGCCGGTTAAAATTCCAAAGCGACGGGCCACTTCCACCAACGCCGCAACCTTAATGGACTTCGCTACCACACCTTTATGCTCCACAAATTCAATCACCGTTTCCGACGGACCGCAAAGCACGGCATCACCGGCCACTGTTTGCCAAGCCTGCTTCCAATTTTGTTGCTGTTCATCGCCCGGCGTTTCCCATGACGGACAGATGTAGTACGGGTCTAGTCCGGCTTCAAATATCTCTTCCTTTTCAACGAGACTTCTAAAAACCGGCACCAATTCGGTAGCTGCTGCTTTTCGCATTAGTTTTGCACATGCAGCCTTCACATCATATTCGCTGCTATTGCGACTTTCATCAATTCGCAATTCATCTGCCCTAAAATTGTAGTCATACACCGATTTTGCATCGGTGACATTAAACTCCCGTACAAATACGCCTTCACGATAAATCATCGCGGCCTTACTGCCGTTCAAATTGCGATTTGCCTTCGGAAGAAGTGATTGCTTAACCTGCTCAGGACGTTCAGAAAAATGAAGAAAACGCCGTGATAATTCCCGTTGATACTGTTCCACATCTGGATTGATCTGAATAAACGCCTGGGTGTACCCAGTCTTCGCCCGCAGTTTCTCATCTTCAACCATAGTGACAGATAAATCACCATCACGCATCGCCGGAATAAAATCACCTGTCTGACGAATTGTGCGATCAATTGCATTACTGATGAATTCTCGCAACGCCATGCCAAGATCAGTCCAGTCAATTGCACCAAAATCAAGCACCCAACCTAAGTCGATTGTCCGCGTAGACGTGCCACCCATGCGACAGAATACACGCTTGACAGCCTTCGTTGTGAGGCCATCATTGATTTCGTCGTCACACGTAAGAAATTCCAGTTTCGTCGGGCCACAGTAAATTATCACTTTCAAGCCAGCCCGCAAAATCACATTGATCGCATGTTTTGCACCGCTGCCAAACTGCCCAATTGTACCGGCAATACCGCAGTTCCGAGTTGTACTGACACCGAGTAACGTGTAACCTTCAACAGGTGCTTCACCAGGATTACAAATGCGTAAAAACATTGTTGATTAAACCTTCTTGCTGTTTCATTTCAAACTAGGATCAACTACAAAATTGACGGTAGACATATTTAGCGACCAGATATTTTGCCGTCGCATCTTAACGCTTCAATGTCCTTGCGCACCGGGTGCCGATAACTACATAAAACTTCAGGTAAAGATGTTAGCCGTCCACGCTGCCGGCCGATTACTTGAAAGCTTAAATCCTGTGGGCACCAATCAAATGTCTCATTCACCTGATCCAACATTTCAACGAATTGACGCTGCCAGTCTTCCGGCATTGCTTCCAAAATAACTCGTGGCAACACTAGCCAACTCGCGTAACTAAGACTAAAATACTCATGAATGTTTTCTGGTTTGGGCATTTGCTTGTTTCTCCGGTGCGTATGTATGTATAAACAACTTTAAACGAAGTATCCTTCCTTTTAACATATTCGTCACGCCCGCTCGCTCCATTATTTCTTGTGCTGATAAAGCACGCACCTCATCAACTGGATGCGGATGACTTGCGGATCGAATCTCGGGTATCATCGACGGATTAAGTTGTTTCATAAGGGCGTTGCAATCAATACTGGCGGCTGGATTTCGGTATAACTTACGTGAAAACTACTAGTGCGACTCCACCTATTTAGCAATTCATAGGCAGCATTTTGCACTGCATCGGTCCATAAATCGAACTCTAAAGCCACTTCACACCAACTGGATAGCAGACAAGAGAATTTCTTATAATTATATATTTCTACTTTGTTAGGCCAAAAACCACTCTTAAACCGACTTTCAATAGAAGCAATATCTTCCCCAACGTCACCGCGAAAGTCTTGCCAGTTTACTTCTACATGAATGAACATTTACCACCCTGGTTTCTCGAATTCAATTGCTTTTGGACTATCAACTCTGTATTCACCGAATTGCTCAATGAAGTCTTCTGACTCGCTGTACAAAGCATCCTTAAACTTAGTCACTAAAGAAACTGGAATACAATACCAATGGCAATCTTCATCCTGTACTAACCTATATTTCATGCAGGTCAACTACCTCCGTATTTTATACGCCGGATTAACTATTTTAGAGAAGGACTTTCCTTGACTTTTAATAAAATAAAGCGAGACTGTGCGAATTCTGGTGACGTGCTAGTTACACGCCGTACAACATAAATTTGATTAGTATCACGATCAACGTACACGTAATCACAGTGGACAGGCTTACTACAACCACACAATAAAGCCAGAATCATGAGTAATAGAAGGTATCTAAACATTTAATCACAACTCCTTAGTCAAGTATGATTATTTATCTTAATCATTAAGAAACGCCATAGCTTTTCTGACTTTATTTTTGTGGTTCGATTCGCCTACATTCAAACAACGAAGAATAAATTCAATGTCTCCCGGCGTCACAGGCCGTTGAAGATTAAATACCGTTGACCAATCATCACCACAGTGGACTTGAAGACATTTCTCCCAGATCAGAAATTCATAGTCGCCTTTTATTATTCGTTCAATTGGCATAAGCTCCACCTTCCAGCTAGTCTATATTTTATTGATTCTTAGATACGACCTTTAATTCTCGCCCAAATATCCGATAACATCGTGCCACTTTTGTGACACAAGATTTAAACGCTGGCGGCCTAAATCCTGCTGTTGTAAAGCATCGTCCCAAGTGTCACGATCAATATGTGATTCAATCTCGCCACGAATTAACTCCACAATCGTGTGCGGTTCCAAAGCGTCAAGTTCCCAACTTTCTTCGCCATGTAACACACGATAACTTTCATACCGCGAATCAGTTGTCTTCGCTGGATTCGGTGGCGGATTATAATTCTCAATTTGATCGTAATTCAATGCGATACGGCGAATCACAGCCGATGATCCAAACATTTCCAATCGATCTTGAATGTCCCGTGACATATCAATGCCGCTTGGATCGTGGTCGCCTAAATGAATAATCGTTGTCCTCTTACCACGTTGTTCTCGTTCAAGCAAGCGTTGCGCTGCGCCCCACATTTCACTCTGACTCGTGTACCCTCGACAAGCAAAATAGGGTACATCTAATTCAGAGCAAACACCTTCAATTACTCCAACAAGCGCCTCTTTTTCAATCCAGGTTTCCACATAATTTTCCTGCGTCGCCCATAAATCTACAGCAAATTGATCGGCACAAGCTCGAACAATGGCCCGGGGACTCGACCAATGTGGACTGCTCTGCAAATTTCGTGTGCGATCTTCAATTGCACCCCAATCAATCAAACCGGCTAAACGACCATCATTCACGACATCACCGAGATTCTTATATGATTGCACCGTATTTGGAATCAAATCGCGGCTAACAAACTGGTAGTATATTTGGCGAAGCGTCAATTTGAAACCTTGTGCTTGGTACTCTGCAATTATTTGATTAGCCTGATCGATACGTGTTTGAGTGTCCGCACGAAATGATTTAGATTTATAACAAATTAGTGGCATCGAATATTAAACTCCAAGATTTCAGTGCAAGTAAATTTTAATATGGTGGGTCTGAGCCAAAATCGTAACCTTCCCGTCCCCCTTCGTCATACGCATTTTCCAAACACGTTTTACACGGTGGCACTCGAAATGTAGCCACACTACATCCAGGCATTCGAGTGTATTCACCTAAACTAGAACTACATTTCTCACAATAAATTTCAACTCGCCCTTCAACTGTAAGTAGCTGGCAGTTTTCGCCTTGTTTAGCAAAGTCACGTGCCAACTCTAAAAATGTTTTCCGTAAATGGTCAGGAATCATCACACGCCATTGTGACATCAGGCGTGTATCACAAACTACACTCCATTTCTCCGCTGCGAGGGTAAAACCGATGCGAGCACGATCAAAATCAATGTGTACATCACTTGATCGAATAATCATGTTTTATTTAAGACGTGCTTTTTATTACCAAGATACTTTGCGTCTAAATACCGTGTGATTAACTCCGACACCTTATTGACAGTAAACAGCCGTTTTCGACGTGTTGTGAATCCTTGACTATTGAGCCAATCAGTAATTTGTTGCAACGTCTCGCCTGCTCCCCGCCGGCGTTCAATCTCTGGCATTAGAAACTCACAATAATGTTTACGTGCCCTTTCGGCATTGGCGGCCCATGCCTTGGGCAACCCCTTTTCTTGTCCGCGTTTCCGCGCTGCTTGGCGATCAGGCGCATCCCAGAATCCAATTCGATTCGAGCCAAGTAAGACGCCATGATTCTTGGCGCTTTTTAAAGCCGCTTTAGTCCGTGCACGAATTTGATCCGCCTCATGTTCTGCAATCAAAGCTAAAAACGCGATAGTCAACGGTGTGGCATGTTCATTATCACAACAAACAAAGGGTAAACCCGATTTCTGAAGCGACATAGTAAATAAAGCGTTGCGTGCGAGTCGATCTAATTTTGCGACAACAAGCGTCGCATTTGCCAACCGAGCATGTTGCATGGCCTCCAACAATTTCGGGCGCTCGGCCATTTTGCCGGTTTCAACTTCAATATACTCTGCAATAATTTGACCATTATTACGGAGAACCAACGCATTCGCATCTCGTTGCTGAGCTTCAAGCCCTAAGCCACTCACACCCTGTTTCTTAGTGCTAACACGGTAGTAAGCAACATATTTTGTCTTATATACAATACTCATTCAATTTACACTCCGGCTATTTCTAACTCCTCAGACTCCTCAAGCAACTTAGTTTCAGGTACGTCGCCTTCAGGATACATCGCACTCCCGCACGCACACGTCGGCGATCCGCATTCATCAAGCCACTTCTGCGTCATGCGACAAATACAACCACACTCAACGCACACGACTTTGTGCATTCGGGTGCTCTGAGTCTTTGGAGCATTAGAATGCTTCAACTCGGCGTGTGGATAAGCCCCGATCTCGGTTGTAAGTTTTCAAGTTGCTTTCGTAATTCTTCCCCGGCAGTAGTTGCCGTCATTTTCCCTTCCAAACCAAGAGCCTTCGCACATTTCGGAAACTTACCTTTATGGCCGTCTTCTAGTCCGACTGCACAGTGGCACAATTCATGTACCAAAGTAGCAGACACTTCAACAGGGTCTTTCAAAACCGGACTTATGAAAACCTCAAACGAATTGTCACCGCTATTCTTTGATGACCAAGCCTCGCCAATGCGTTTTCGCTTAACAGCCAGGCCACTTTTCGAGGGCCACGAGCATGAGACACGAATCTTCTGCGGCAACTCAAATCCCGCATTTAAGAAATCAGGTCGCAATTGATCCAAACAGGCAACTAGCCAACTCTCCCGATTCATTATGCTACCTCATTCAATGTTGCGAATTCGTCATAATGCTCCCGCACATAAGTGTCCCGTGCCACCGCAGCCGTCTCTTCCGTAGGAAAGTAACCTAAGACTCGTTGCTGCCCCAATAATTTCACATAGGCAACATAGTCACCATGTTCCTTGCGGAATGACGCGCCGATAAAACGAGATGATCTTCCCGGACGCTTACGGCGACTCTGAGCCTGTTGCGAAAAACTGGCGAAGCGACAATTCGACGGACAATAATTACCATTCGTCCGCTTCCGATCAAGTGTCAACCCAGGCCGATATCCATTAGCCATCGCCCAAGTATAGAAGACACCGAAGTCATTCCACGCTTGGCAGACATGCACACCGCGAGCACCATAATGTTTGTAACGCTTGTTGTTCCGATTAGTGCAACGCTGACGCATTGCTCTCCACACATAATGAAGTGGTGTGTCAGCAAGACCGTGTCTATAATTCATTATCAACATCCTTCTATATTAACTATACATCAAAATTGATGAAAGTCAAATCCCATGCAATTTTCTTAGAAATTCTTCGGTGTGCGGCCAACAATCTTCACCTGGAAATTGCTCTTCATGTGCGCGAGCACACGCATCGCAGGGATTTTCCCAAAAACCGTTACCATCCAATTCACCAGACCCAAAAGTAAGGTAGCCATGAATACCTGTACTGACACAACAATTGTGACCAGCAGGACGAATAAACTTACGTTGCTCCATTAGTTACGTTGACTCCTCTAGAATTTTTAACAAAGCGATAAGTTTCTCAGCCGCTAAATTCCTAATAACATTGAAATTGCCCTCCACATACGCACAAAAACGATGGGCTAGTTTAAGTTGAAATTGTTTTGCCTCCCAAATTACAATGCTTTCCGGGTCCGCAAATCTAATATAAGAACGTAGCCAAGCAGTGCGCTCACCCGTAGCATACCCTGTTTTACGATTATACCGTACACCGTCTACAATGATCAGATTTTTAAGCACACGCTCAACCTGCGTTAAAGACAGTGTTTCAATACCGCATTTAACGAATACACTATCACCGGCTTTTAATTCCTCAATCTTGGGCATATTTGATCTCCTACAATTAAATCAACACTCAACGATACTTTTAGAGTCGGATTTATGCACTTTTAGCGGCTGGAATCTCAGATGGATCAGCGGATGAAATCACTACACGATTTAACTCAGTCTGCAAAATCCCGTGGAACTCATTGTGTGCCTTGATAGTGCCGCGAAGATTCACAACATCACCTTCCTCTACATCATCGAGTGTCTTAGAAGCCCACCAAATTAAAATGTTATTCTCTGAATCTTTGAAGGTGATAAACGTGCGTACCCCGAATTCGCTCTCGAAGTATCGCATACGCTGTACAACGACTTTCTCAAAATTTCTACGCTTACCAATCTCCCCGACGTGTTTCGATTCAAAATTCTGGCGGCGTCGTGTCTTCAACTCCGCTTCAGTCTCAAGATGCCGCTGGTATGCGACGATCGCGCTGGCGACAAGTCCGATAATTTTCGAGTTGACAAATGATCGCCGACAAGCCACACCGAGATTGTAAAGGTAATCTGCAACACCACTTCGAGGTAAACTTCGTGCCCACTCCAACGCTTCCTGGGCTAATTTTTCATCTCTTTCCTCAGCATGTAGATCATTCTCCGCAATCCAATCTTGCACAAACGACTTGCGTGAATCAAGCAACACCGTCCACGTTATTTGTGATGTGGACATACCCAATTTACCAGACTCAAAAGCTGCTGCATTCGAGCACCAACCAATCCGCCGAATCACGACAGCGGCCGTCGTCATGTACTCAGCAATATCTCGGCGGTATTCGCCGTGCTTGCCACAATAATCATCACAACCAGCATCATTGCAGCTATCATGTGCCGAGAATTCCCAACTGGCACGCATTGCTAGATTCTCAGTAGAAACATGCCCGAGGAAATCCGCGATACACTGACGACCAACTTGAGTGACTCTACCATCGTCGTGCGCAAGAATAAAAACTTCCTTACGTTTACGGCCACTTTTGCAATGGTCACAATGTGTGTCTGTCTGTCGATAAGACTCGGGAACCGACTTTCCTGGCACTGCACGCACTAAATTCTCGCCATTTTCCTGCATTTCAACTACTGCTAAGAGGCTCCAACCCGCAAATTTCGGCGTTTCACCGAGCAATTCAATCTCCATCCGTGCTTGCAGAAACTTTGCTCCAGTGCTACTCTTCCGTTCGTGTTTATACTCACGGATAATTCGCAAACGAAGTGGCTGACAATTTAGTTTCACAGCACGCCGATTCAACTTCGCCACCGCTTCCACAAGAGCGTCATAATTGTACGTAAGAATATCATAGATGTTATTCATATACGGAATTATCTACTTTGCAAATATGAATCGTTGCTAAACGAACTTAAACCACTCGGCCACGCCGAGTGGTTTAAGGCACCAGTCTTAAACTGAATTAAGTTACCAGTGTATGCTTCTGAGAAGGCAACTTAAAAATTCGTTCAAAATTCTTCACATCTTCATATACTTGGCATTCTTTGCACAAGTGATGGAGTTCTTCGAGTTTAGTAAGGCGTACCTTACATTCGTCACAGTACATTTTCATTTTATTATCCTCTTAAAGATTGTTTTCAGTAATAGTATCTTTATGGGATATGTGGTCTCTCGCCCACGATGTGTTGTTTATAAAACTTTTTCATTGTTGTTCTCTCTCTTGTTCTCTCTCGTTCTCTCTGCTTAACTACGCTACAAATTTGATAGGTGCCAAATTAAAACTTTATGGGATATGTGGTCTCTCACCCACGATTCGTTGTTTATAAAACTTTTTCATTGTTGTTCTCTCTCTCTCTTTCTATATTAACTATACATCAAAATTGATGAAAGTCAAATTAAAATTAAAATAAATCTCGTTTTATCACCACTCCGGCCTTTCGACTTGTCCGCCAACGTCTCGAAGTACAGAGTCTACTGTATCAAGCAGGTCTTGGCGTATCTTCGGTGAGTCCGGCCAACCATTGATGAGTGACCGAACACTGGGCGGTGTCGGCTCTGTCGCAAAACTGCGTAGTAGATGCAGCAAGCCCGTATAAGATGAAGGTTGATGAGTTACCTGCCAATCGTTACAGTAGTCACCGATTATTAGCACAAAGCCACCATACGTTGTTTGAATAATTTGAACATAATAATAGCTCCCAGTCGCTTGAGCGACTAATCCTCCCCGCACTTCTAGTATTGGTTCATTGGTTCTTTGAATCTTGAAAAGGCACATCTTAGGTGTCATTAACTAAATCCCCAGCGTCTTCTAAATTCTTTATTTTCCCGTAGTAACGCCAAATTTACAGCAACTTCATTCGAGTCCTGCGCCCCGGCAATAGCACATTTCCATCGATTGACCATGTAGCGAGTCACACCCCAATAATAAGCGACCACAATTTCCTCTTCTTCGCACACTGCTCGTACCAGTCCGCCGGTAAGAATCGGCATCGGGCCAACACGGCGACCGGCCGTGCAATGATATGCCGGCCAGGAGATCTGTGCTCTTGACATCCCAACACATCTCACATCCCCAGCACATTCATCCCGTACAAGCGTTCCTGGACTAATCTTCGGTGGAGTATAAGGTCCAGCACGAAACTTGAATTCATACGGAGGCGGATACTTGGGCGAACTCTTCTTGCTCATTGCTCTGACAGCCATTTGACATATTGTTCATGGTTAAACTGGTAAATGTCGCACACATTCTTTTCATTCAATTTCCACGAATCCACATACATGCGTGACCCGCTACTGGTCCACGGGATATTTATGGCATAAATACTTGACAAAATTACGCTTAGCGTTACGAAGGTCAGAATCAAGATATTGAGTATAATCTGCCTCGCGGGTGAAAGCGGCCCATACCAGCGTACATAAACTACCCTATTCATGACACGTCCGCAAACTTTCTTAAATTATTACCAAGCAGTTCGTCGCCGAGGTATCTTTTAATAATCCGCCACACAGCCGTCTGCGTAAAAGCTTTGCCGACCGTGGTAGTATGTCCGGTCTGATTCAGCCAATCCGCAATTTCAGGTAAAGTGTCACCCCGTTCGCGGCGGGCTTTAATCTCTGGCAAAAGAAATTCATACTGCTGGGCTGCTCGTTGGGTCCGTAATTGTGAGGATTTTGCAACAGCTTGCCGCCAGCCACGTTTGTGTTCACGACCTTCCCAATGGCCAGGCCGATTCGATCCAATGCCCTTCCCTTCCTTACGTGCTTCAACGCAAGCTTGCCGTGTCCGGTCGCCAATCTCACGGGCTGTATCACGAGCCAAAGCTTGGAGAACATGGATAGTATTTTCGTTCGCCTTCGCCATATCACAGCACCGAAATGGTATATGACTCTCCAACAACAGCGTAGTAAAATGTAGATTCCTGGACAGTCTGCCGATACTTGCTATGATTAGTGTTACTCCTTCAGATTGAGCACACGCAATAGCTTTACATAAAACTGGCCGCTGTCGGTCAGTACGAGTGTCACCGACCTCTTTCTCGATAAACTCACGTATCACGGTGCCGCCGTTAAATGCGACAAAGTCATGCGCCAATTTTCGTTGATCAGCCAGATTCCTGGAACCACGACGAGCGGGGCCAGACCGATAGTAAACTACGTAGCGTTTCATTTGCGTCTCCTAAATATGCTAGTAAGCATACTTCTATCTTACAACATAATTGCAGTAAAGTCAAATAAGAATTTGAAAATTGATCAAAGGGAGGTTAAAGTAGTATTATGAAAATAATACCATGCCAATCCGAAATGTTGCAACTTTTTCGTGAAGGTGTCCGCAGCTACCAGCCCGAGGGATTAGCCACGGAAACGGGCCTTCCGCAAACGGCGCTCAATAATATCAATCGGCTGCGTCAAACCGGTCTCGTGATCTCTCAGATTCACGTCCGCCCAACCGGCACGCTCTTTCTATTTTCCACAGGTGAGCAATACTACACACCGGCCCTTCGAGTTGGTGGTGACGGCCGCGAGACCGAAATACTGGCCGAATTGGCGGCTGACGCCGGCTGGGGTCCACTCGAAGAATTGCTCGATCTTTACCACAGCATCCCAACTAACTGGGAAGGTCCACTACCTGCAAGCGGCCCTGGAACGCGGCAGTATTGACCTAACTTTGACACCCCTCCCTTGGAAAACACCTGCGAAGACGCCGTTTTCAAATAGTTAATCAGTTAGTTAATCGCGCTTTTGACGTAAGTCGTTAGACTCTTGGAGGTTACGGAAAATAGTTAATCAAGTTAACCACCGGCCCATTATCTTTCTACTTTTCACTATTCAATTTTATATGCCCTTTAAACTAATTTTCTAACTCCTGAACGATAATAGAAGCGCGGTTAACTTGATTAACTATTTTTCGTAACCTGTTGTGGTGTAAGCAGATGCGTCAAAAGCGCGATTAACTAACTGATTAACTATTTACATAACTCTTTGCCCTGTAAAGGGTTACAACATGGATTTTTCGAGATTTTTCGAGATTTTTGACCAAAAATCAACTGATTTGTTGCTTGACCCATGTTTAGTACCTTTCTTTACATTGTAATCATTTGACCTCCCTCCCGTCAGACAAGTACGCGGTGTTATCCCTCCTGTGGACGGTATGACTTTTTGGAGAGGGCATTTCGATGCCGCGTCATCAGCTTTTACTTTTCCCTCTGCAGATCTATAGGAGCAGCGGGTTATGCCGATTTTGAGGGTTGGATTGGTTGTGACGATTTTGACCCCACCCGGCTCTGTCTGGATTCCGCCGGCTGTTATAATCGATACAATTCATACGTTATAATTGATATAACTACTGTAATCACAACTACTTACGACTATGGTTTACGTTGGTAGGGCATAATCAGGATAGAAAGAGTGGGACAGCCAGGCCGGTTCTACCGATTATAGGAATTGTTCGGATTCGTTTGATTGTATCGATTGTACTGCTTATTTATTGTGCAATCGCTGCCTAATTTATAGGCACCTCACTAACCGTATAAACAGCGCTCTAACCGTAGACCGTTTAAACGGTCTGTCTATCAAAAAGTTACGTCAACCTGCCTGAGTCTAACTATTTATATATCAATAACTTACGTCAACACGAATTGACGTAAGTGGTTGACCTTCAAGAGTCTAACTATCAATCCGCTAGTGTCTAAGTATCTTGCAGGTTATGCCTAATTATTAGGCAGTCGGATTATTACGGCGCAATCCATCTCTTTAATTCGGCGCGGTATTTATTTATTTGACTTCTCTGCAAAAGTGGTGTAAGATAGTATTAGAGGTGAAACAATGACACGATTAGATATCTACTGCAAGGCGTTGGGGTGGCAAGGTGGTACTATCCACCAAGTAGCACAGGCAACAGAAACACCAGTCAATAGACTGGTGAATCTGCCTATTATCTATGGACATAGCAACGGAATGGAATGCCTAGGCGTTAAACCCTCGTTAGATCAATCCAAACGTATTCAGGAATGCTTGCGGGCGGGTGGTGACAATAGATTCTTTGTGTTTGAAGATACCATACTGAGGGCGGCCCAGACTACATTAAAAGGGGCGTTGCAATACATGCGGCCGGGTTGTGTGCTTTTGGTGAAATAAAATTTTTTGGATTTATTTGCTTTCCTGCAATAGTGGTGTAAGATTGAATAGAAGGAGAAACACTATGCCGGGTTTAATCACAAAAAAGACTGTTATCCAACACCCTTACTTGATGTATAAGCTTTGCGGGGTTCGCGGGATTGTCAAAGTGTTGACGGCCAAGCAGGGTTTACCCTTCTTAACTGTGTTAGTTGCGTTGCATCGAATCTAGGAAATCTAGGAGGCATCAATCATGTATCAATCTTTTTATGCTGTATGTACTGCCCGGGATGGTTTCCATTATCGCATTGATTGCAAAGAATCCGGACCGGTTTTTAATTGGTATCGTAATCTAAGAGCGCTTGGCGCTGTTCGCGTGTTCGGCGTTGATTCGCAAGACCGGTCGATTTTATTGGGGGAGGGTCAAGAGTAATGAGCACAAAGAAAGATCGAACCCAATTTATTAAGAATGTATCTACATTCTTAATCAAAATGGGCGCAGTTAAGAACGATGAAAGATGGGAATTGCAGACAAATTTCGGTTTGCTTTCTCTGTTCATCGATGAAACCCATTATAAACACGCTATCGGCACGGTTTTTACAAGGTTTGCTGAACCCGCAAGAGCCAAAGAAGTTTGTTGCAATCCATATTCCGGCAAGTGGAATCATCATTATTTTGATGCTGAGAAGTGGAGCGCAGCAAGTGCGCTGGAAAATTTCATGTTTCAGATTCTATCTATTTTGCCTGAGTGGGTGCAAAAAGAGCGCGCTGAATTAGTTCCTAATTACCGTTTGGTAGGAGCATAAACATCATGGGTATTGATCTATTATATGAAATTGGCCCCGCTATTGCTGAACATCTTCCCGGCTGGAAATATGTTTTCGACGAAGATTTTCGCGCGGGGTATTTCATTCAAGGCGCAAAGAGGAAGCGCGGAGAATTGGCAATTTGTTTACATGTTGACCATAAAAAGCGTCTTAATATCTCGGGCGCATGGCCCTATGCCGAAGGGCAACCTTTGACTAGTCCCCGGGATATTTACATTGACGGAAAATATCAGGAATCCCCGTCAATATCGGTTTCGATGGGTAGACCACCCGAAAAACTAGCGGCCGATATTCTTCGTCGATTCATTCCCGAATACTTGCGCCTTTACAATTTGTGTTTGGAAAGATTGCAAGCGAATGAGTTAGCGGAAAAGCAACAGTTTACTGTTGCGCAAGACTTCGCCAAGATCATGGGAGATAAAACAACTAACGCCCATGCGTCTTGGTATGGTGAAGACTGCTATGGGCATGTTGATGTCAATTCCGGCGGGGATACTGCAACGCTAGAGTTAAGGGGTAATGTTGCAATTCTGAAGGCTGCGCTAGTTGCGGCCGGTAAAGCAGGGGCGTTTAAGAAATAGAGGTAGGACAATGAAATATGAATACAAGCGCGTATCTAACCGAACAGAAAAAGACTTGAAACAAGCAGAACGGTTAGTATCCGCCGGGTGGAAAGTAATTTCAACGGGTTCATATACAATGCTACTTGAGCGGGAAAAGCAACCACGAAAGAATCTACCCGTTTAACCTCCTTGATTCTTTAAGGCAATGATTATGGATTTTTCAACAATTAAAATAGCTGATACGGTTTTGCATTGTCGGTTTGGTCTTGGGATTGTTATTTCTATTGACAAGACCACGTATTCAATACCTATGGCCATTGTAAATTATTCAGGGGTTGAAATTTGTCGCCCTTTGAGTGAATTGGAAAAGGTGGATAATGAACATTACAAAGTTTGATCTTTTCGCGGAAGTATACCGGCAAGAGTTATGCAACGCCAAGCGGGAATATCCGCTTGAATACGTTTGGGCTATAACTGAAGTGGATTGCATTGCAAATAGAATGTTAAACGCAATCAAAACCGACACTTTTAACAAAGATAGCAGGGCAATAAAAGCAACCTGCAAGCGTCTAAAGATCAAGCATACGTATAAGGCAATCAAGGATTTTCTGCAATAGTGGTGTAATTCCGCTATAACCTGCATAAGCCCACCTATATTCTCCTTTTCTTTGCAAATTGCCCTCTTTTTTATTTGCACCTATTTGCATCCCTGCAAAAGTGGTGTAAGCTTAATATAGAAAAGGAGCATCGATCATGATAACAACTCTAATAACTTTTGCTGTTGCGGTTATCGTAATTGCTTATGTTCAAACGCAAATAATTTCGCCCCGATACTACTGAGGAGATAACCATGTTAAACATCACTCGAAAAGCAACCGGAAAACTAGTTGGGCGCAAGGTTACTGAAGACACCCTGGAATTGTTTTTATCCGTTCTTCCGGCGGGTGTCTATAGTGTCGAAGACCTTGCCGGGAATGAGTTGGACCTTATCACGGTCAAAGGCGGCCGGATTATCAGAAAGGAGTTTGCCCATGAATCCACTCACTAGAAAAATGCTTTGGGTTTCCCTAGGGGAAGCTATCACGAAAGTGGAGCGCATGATCGAAATGGCGGTTGATAGGGAAACGCGGAATAAACTGGTTGCGCGGCTTGCATCGTTTGACCAACGGCTAGCAATGTGGCGGGATAGACGGGAGGAGAGACAATGAAATATGAAATATCAATTGACGTTGCTAATGATGCTTTTCAAGATAATCAAACAACAGAATTGATCGACATTTTAAAACAACTAGCGCGTAAACTGCGCGAATATGGAAAGCAGGAGAGCGGGGACACTATAAAGCTTTTCGATAGCAACGGTAATCAAGTGGGGCAAGCTAAAATGCTTGGAAAATAGCATGAATTACGAAATTTATGAAATAAAATCCCCTGAAGGGAAAATTATAACGGTTAAAACTTGTGGCGGACCGGTAGGCGCGTACCACAATACCACAAATAAAAAGCCTACTGAGTGGACATACATCAATGATAATCTAACTAACGTAAATGGATATGAGGTTAGAAAGATTAACCTATCAATCTAGGGTAAACAACTATGATTTTTAAACATGCTGAAATACAAGAAGACGGGGGAGGTTATCTAACGATAACCGCCGAGAATTCTGAAGAAGTGGTCGATTTGTCAAAACATTTTCGGATTTTCGATCAAGAGAATTCCGAAAGCCTAATCGAGTACGCGCAAGCAATCCAAAGGGGTCAATTGGTTTATGAATCCAAGCCCTCTAAGCGCCTTTGGTTTTATTGTGATAGCGCGTTAGATCATAAGTTTGTCGAACCTTATCGGCGCGAATTAGAAAAGCGCACTGGGTTTATAGACCCGTTGCCAAATGTCGATCTTACATCCTATCATCCCCGCCGTTTATGCCATACGCATATTACCGATGTAATCGGTTTGGTTGATGGTCATATTGTCTATAAGGTTATTATTCAAGCGGAAGACTGGAATAATAAACCGGCTGAAGAGCGCGCGGACATAGACGCACTTGATTACGTCGAAGAGGATATTGGCAACCGGCCGCATGAATCCGAATTTATTCAATGCCGAAATGGGCAGTATACGAAGAACCCCGACTATCTTAAGCGCCGTCGATGTCAACCGGCGTTATTGGCTGAATGGCTTTGGGATTATCTCTTTGCATGGTGGCGCGTAAACCATGCCAGTAAAGAGCAAGAGCGCATATTGAGCGCGGCCGAAGAGTTGTATAACCGCTCTAAGTTACACTATGGAACGGTTTTCGGGGTTCGAGAATACACCATTTACTATCTAGACCCCGCCGGAAAATGTAATTGGGACAGCAAGGGAACAATGGTAAGCGTTATTGATTGGGCACAATTCGCCAAGCTATAAGAGGTACAACCGTGGATAAAGTATCAATCAACAAAGATCAATGTTTGTATGTTATTCCTTGCGGGAATGGCTACACCTGCTTGGGTTTTGATGTTTGTCTAACGTGGCAAAAAGCCATTGGGCAATGGTTGCGGGATAATTGGGAAATTACACCTTATTTACCGCGCTGTTTGTCGGAAATTAAAAAAGTTAAGCGCGGGACAATTGACGCATACCGCAATTATCTGCAGGTGTTGGATACTGCCCATCAACATTTACGCGCAACCGGTAAGTGTTGCCCTGTTTTTCTTACCCCGCAACTAATTGGGCTAGAGGGCAAGCGTGTTCAGGTGGTCGATAGTTTCGATGAAAAGCGCCGTTTTATAGTTGGCAAGTCAACCGGGTGGGCACCTTGTCATCTAGAGATTAAACGCCGGAATTCTTTAGGAGGTGGGGCTGTTTTTGGCACCCCGTTTAAATCAATTCAAGTTATTAAAGGAGGGCGTTGATAATGAAAGCATTGATTAAACACTTATCTACATGCTGTGATATAGTGCGCCCGGTTCGATTGACTTTCCAAACCGGCGGGAAAAATACCCAAACTATTGACGGGTGTTATTATGAGCAAACTTGCGAAGCGCCAGAAGGGGCGAGCAATCCCGGTTCGTATCGACGCAAGGGGATTATGCTTTTAGGGCGTGTTAGATGTTACATACGAAAAACGCGCGTCGATAAAAAACTGTATGGAAACCCCACTATTATTGTAAGTCATCCTGTTTGTTTTCAACTTGCTGGCAATGTGCCGGAAGAGTGGAAAGCACTGGAGTGGTATATTGCCGCATACTATCTTGGGGAAGCAAACGAGATGCAACCTCTTGGGGAGAATATGATCATGGGGCAATGGTCAAGTGGTGGCAAGATTGATGATTATGAATCTATAACATATCGGCGCGTAACGGTGACTATTAAACTTCTGGAGACAATCTAACCATGATAGCAACATTAGAAAAGACACTAGAGGCGGCCGCTAGTCAATTGGTAGGCAATTGGCAAGAATTCGATTGTTTCTCTTGGCATGATAAGCCAGACGATGCCGAAAAGTGGTGTATTGTTTACACTGATAATCGGGATAGCGGCATTCTAGATAAATCGAATGCTGAAGTTATCCGCAAGGAATTATCGAAATTTCCGAAAACCGCAAAGGAGGAAACCCATAGGCATTGGGCTTGCGGATTCGTCAACGGGTGGTCAATCAAAGTTTACAACAACAAAGGGCGGATTACGCGCGCGTTTCAAAAATTCTATGAACTATGGAAACGATTGGAAGATTATCCGATTCTTGACGAAGAGTTGTATAGCCAAAAAGAGGCGGAAGAGATTGAAAGCGCTTGGGCTGATTATATCCGATCTGATTTTGAAAAAGCGCTTGAGAAACAGTTTTCTGACAATGATTTTGTTTGGCCGGATAACTTGCGCGCATTTTTTGACGAAGTCAATGACGCCGGTTTTGAGGTCGATGAGGGCGGGGTGTATGTCAACTTTGAAAAAATAGTTGATTCAATATCGTTTGACGATGTTGCAAAATGGGCAGTTTGCTATGTTGTAACTTGGAATGATCCCGGGGAAGAAAAGGAGGAGTATTCTATCGAATATGAAGCAATTGAGCGCGTTGAACAACTACGCGCGGCCGGTTTCATCGGTGCTTGTTACGTTGCAACAGTGCCGGAAGAGTGCGCGGAAACAATTTAACTCTAGGAGTCAACGATGCTAACAATTCGACTAGGAGACGGCAAGCGGGTTTCCATGCGCGCCTATGTTAACGCTATTAAAACCGCTAAACAACACCCTCAAGATGCTTTTAATCGTGGTCTAATTGATTATGGACCTTGCAGGGGTCTTGATATTGTTCGTGAATTCTTTCACGGGGTCCAAGATCGAATAAACTTAAAGGATGTAAAGTATCCTCGCGGAAGAAAAGCGCAAGACGATTATCAAACGGAGTTAGTACGCTTGCGGCAATTTATTGGCAACCGAATTGTGTTAGATTGGATTGCCCCTTGTCTTGGTTCAAGAGTGCGCCAAGCGCTCTTGCATCGGTTGCGGCAACGATAAAAGGAGGGCATATTGAACAACTACGCGCGGCCGGGTTTATGGGTTCGATTTATTCAATGGTTACACTTAGGAAAGAATAAAATACTCAGGACACTATGCGCCCGGCCTTGCCCTCGGTCCGCCCGGCTTGCCCTGGGTCCGCCCGGCCTTGCCGATCACGCGCCCGCCCGGCTTGCTCTGGGTCCGCCCCGCTTGCCCTGGGTCCGCCCGGCCTTGCTCTGGGTCCGCCCGGCCTTGCTCTGGGTCCGCCCGGCCTTGCTCTGGGTCCGCCCGGCTTACCGATCACGCGCCCGGCCTATATATATATATATATATTGGTGCTATGGATTAGGTCGATCTAAACTATTAAGCAGATTCTTAGGGTAGTTCCAATTTTAACGGTTGTGCCGGCTGCAAGGATTTTAACAGTCAATTTGATGGGTGCCTAAAGATATTAACCGTGGCGAATTTTTCGCCGGTGAAAACCGTAGGGAAATTTTGCTGTGAAGATGTTGATGGCGGATTTTGTTTTCAATCAGTTTCTAAACTTCAAAACCTCCAAGAAGCTAAGCATTTAAACATCTAAGACCCTAATAATCTAAACTTCCAAGCATCTAAAAGCCATTCAATTCAAAGAGTCTTAATCTGTTAAAAACAATAGCGTTTAAACGCTGCTGGTCTTTAAGCCACTGTCGGCATCTCTAGCTTGCTTGTGTCCTTGTAACGTGGGGCAACGACTAGAATGGTTTGATTGGTTCGGTCAATCAACGAAGGCACAGATGAGTCAATGGTCGGTGCGGCGGTTGGTGTTGCTCTAAATGGTCGATACTTACGGCTGGCGGTGTTTATAGCTAGGTCGTAATTCTAAACAGTGTCTAATGTTCCCGGCTGGCTGAAGCTTGATGATTAACGTCAACCAGTTAGCCTTTTAGCCGATTGACGTTAACCATCAAGGATAATTATAAATGGCCAGGTAGTTGCCATGATTGGTGGCGGGATGTAGTTAGCATTATTGGGGGGGCGGTTGCAAGGAGTGCGTGAATGAGTAGGCGAGTGGCTCCGGTACGCCTGATAGAATTATTTCTGTTGTGAGGCCCCCCAATAATGCTAAGCGCCGATCGATTCAGCGCCTCTAAGCGCTTTAAAAATTTCGATTGCCAATTTGACCCTGTGCTATTCTGACTCCAATTGACCCTCCGCAATAGAACAACCCGGCTGAATCAAGTTCAGTCGGGTTGTTTGGATGCTTCTAGTTTCAATAGCCTAATTTTTCATGGTTTTGTTCCTTGTGTTAGAATAGCAAAGTAGTTAATAACTTGCGGTGTCATCTAACTAAGTTCGTCATCAAATGGGTTATATTAGCGTAGTGTCGGGCAGCCTCCTTTTTAAATTGGTTAGGTTAATCGGTGTATGAGACAGAGCCTTTATCTGGCGGTTCTTTGCCTTTATTTAGAGCGTTTTTAGTCTCATACCGCAAGCGACGGCTTGCACGCTTAATCATTGCTTTGCTGCCGGCGCGATGCCGGCCGGCTCGGCATGTTTTACAACTACAGAATTTTAAGTGGTTGCCCATAGTGTTGGCTCATAGTAACGGCTCTAGGTTGATTTAAGGAGCGGCCGGGTTTCCGGTGAGGGTCGGAAAACCCGGCCAGGAGCAACACAACTTAGTCTAAATAAATGTTTCCATCATCGCCTACGTAGACAAAACACTCACGGACGGCTTCAGCGGCGGCAGTTAATCGGTCCCTTGCCTCTTTCGGTAAGCAGTCATCACGATCCCAAAAACCGGCACCGTGGTGGTTACGTGTAAGCCAAAGATCGTGTCCTCCAAGTTCCTCGGCAGTCCAATGCGGTGAATCATAGCGGGCTAGCTCGGTGACATTGGCAGCTTGGAAGCGGGCACAATCATCGACGGCTTTTGCAATTGCTTCCGGTGCAAAATCTTCAATTGTGTGCGTGTCGTCTAGTGGATCTCCTACATCATCGGTTTCGGCCCAAAGTATACATTCCAAGTATGCTTTTGTGAAATTGTCAAGTTGCGTTAGCGTGGCGGTGTTGCTCATAGTTGCCTCACAGTAGTCTCATGGTAGTCAGTTGTTTGTTTAACCTCACTTTATAACAATACTACAATTTTGGTGTAAGTCAAACTAAAATTTACATTTTATTTGGTTGCCGGTAAGATTTCGAGGTGATAAGCATCTTTTCGCTTACGTCTTTTAAGGCGGTTTTCTAGGAAGAGGGTGCCCATCTTCTTATTACCTTCTTCGTATCCTTTATCATACGTGCCAGTGAGGGCAGAAAGTATGTCCCAGCCGATAGCGTCACTGACATTGGTTAGTTGGCTAAGGGCTAGCCAAGTTGCATGAAAATCGAGTTGATCGACAACATAGAAGTATGGACCACCTCCACAATCTTTAACGATTACGATTTTTTCCCGCCCAAAAGGTGATTTGTGCATATAAACGATAAAACGCACGTTGCTTGACCAACCAACTTTATTCTTTGTTGATATTCGAGTGCCGCAATTGTAGACTTTTAACAAAGTCAATTCATTACAAGGTATGTCTTTTGTTTTACCTGTGACAAGGCAAATATGCCCAATCAGGGTGCAATTTAAGACAGTCGGCGATTCTTTGCCATAGACCCACCAGTCCTCCCCGTCAGTGGTTTGGAATGTTCCGGTGTTGATTTCCTTGAATGTCAGCATAGTAGTGTTCCTCTAATTTAATGACAATGGCCACAAACACTTGATTCTGGCACAAGTGGCGGTGCAATTATTTCTTCCCTGCCATATCGCCACAAATACAACTTGCGGCGGGCGCTAGCAACGTGGTGGCGTGTTTTGTCGCAGATCGGTAAGCCGGAGCGGGATGCTTCTTCAGCTCGACGGCAAGCGGCTTTTTCGGCGGCAGTTAAGGCTACAGTGTGTTTTTTGCAGGGTAGTTTTTGCTTCATTGTCGCGGTCTAATAGTGTAAGGTGCAATGGTTTTATGCTTTTGTTTATATACGCGCGGCCGCAAGTCGTTTTAGGTGGTGTCTTGAAGTAGCTCGGCGCATGATTTTTAAATTGTAACCACGATGTGACAATTCATCGTGTAAATCTTTTGCCTCTGTGGTAGTGGCTGGTTTTGATTGTGATATGACACCATGATAATCTGCACCGCCGTGTTGGCCGACGTGTTCATAACTTTCACAGAATCGACCGTGGTTGTCGGCCGGTATTTCTGGGAAAAGCGCAATAATGCTAGAACCGTCTTTCCATTTACGAAAGATGACAACATCAGTTTCTTTGGCAGTGTCTAGTGTTGTGCTCATTGTGTTCTCCGTGTGGATTATTTGCCTCACTATAGCCGGCGGCCGGTGTTATTGCCGGCCGCTGACTTCCCTATCTTATTTATGTGTTGTTTCTCGCTAACCGTAATCAGTTTTCCAATGAACTTTGATGTATTTTCTATTCAAGGGGTTCAATGGACCGGAAACATCTGAAACTTTATTGATTTCCGGTTGCGATAGGGCTAGAGTTAGTAAGGCAACCATAAAGATTGCCAACAGCATTATTCCCTCCTTCATGTTAAAGATTAACTTTGTATATTATAACTATACTACAAATTTGGTGTAAGTCAAATTGAATAAAAAAGATTTTCCTGGGTTTTAGTGTGTGCTTTGTCAGTCCGTCGATGTGGTTTGTGGCCGGCGGCGGCTTTTTGTTTGCAAGCCGCTAGTAGTTGGGTGTCTTGCTCGAATTGATTGATTGCTTCAGCTTTTGGTTTACCCAGCCGGTAATGCCAGTAATTGATATAGCCTTGGCGGTTGCTTCCATGCGCGGCAATACAGGTTTCGTACATGCGGACACATCTTTCCCAAAAGGCGCGGCCTCGTAACGGTACTTTTTTCATGGCAACGTGTAACCCCTTTATTGTTAAATAAATGCCATTTTCAGGCGTGTTTCAATTAGTGTCTTTTCAGCGGTGTTTAACGGGCGTGTAAAGTTTTGGTTAGTAGTACCCCAATAACATACTATATAATCAACTTCCCAATAATTCGGCGTCTCGAAACCGAATGCCCACGGCCCGAGGAACCAGTTTGTTACTTGTCCGACTTGTAGGTCATTCAAGTAATCGATGGCGGCGTCTAAGGTGTCAAAAGTTTCATACTCCCCGGCGTCGCCCACACGTATACAAAGTAATTCACGCGGTTCTTGTGGCATGGTTTTATCCAACGTGTAAAGCTTCCACGGCGATATCGATTACATCCTCGAATGCCGTGATTGGAGTAGTAATCTTTATGGCATCTACAGCTTTGTTACCGAAGTAAAACGCCAGTATCCAAGTGGCGTGGGTCAAGGTGGTAGCACAATGTAATGTACCGATAGGCGCGTAGGTTACGATGCTTCCTAGCCCACAATCGCCCCAGCCAAATTGAATTGATGAATATCTACGTGCTGGTTTTAGTGGTCCGTAGGCAGTCATAAAGCGGCTAAAAGCGCGGCGAATTGCTTGCTTAGCATTTTCAGCCCAGAAAACTGGTTTGGGTTGCGGCCGTGTTTCAAAACGAATTGGTGACAGATCGGTATAGCTACGGCCAGATAGTAATGATACTTGCACAGTGGTTACTCCTATGATAACAGATTTTTCGCACGGTCCAAAGTTTCAGCGTTTGGACACTGTTCTAAGTCATCAAGCAGTTTTGCAAAGTCTTGTTGTCTTTGGCGGCATTGCATTGTGAGTTTTTCAGCCTCTTGTTTACGCCCCAGTGGCGGCGCATTAAATTGACAAAAGCATACGCCGGCAAGTTGCTGTAAAATGTCATCCTTCTGCTTTTTGGCGGAATGCAATGGCGTCTGTAAGGCGTTGATGAGCGGGTTCTAGTTCAGAGTTAAACATACGTAGTCTCCTACCAAATAAAACCCAGTTCTTCGATTGCTTGATGGAATTCGACGATTAAAGCTGGTAGTCTCGCTTCTAGGCGGTTTTTAAGGCCAGGTACAGTTAGTTCTTCATCCGTAGCTTCCGGCCATATAGCTACCCGGCGCGCGGCGTCTAATTCACGTTCTTTTCCTTTGCTGAATGCCGTGGCCAGTGTCACAAAATCGACTCGATAGTGGTTCATTCCGTCACAAAATTCGTCGGCCTCTATTTTGCTGTCAAAGGGGCATTCATACCATTGTTCAGCAAAGCCAACAAACGTGTATTTTGGTGAGTAGTGCGGCGTTGCTTCGCACCCGAAAGTTTTTGTCTCTTCGTGTGCAATACTGACAACTTGAAAGTCGCCAGTGCCGTGACGTTCTTTTAAAAACGTCCAAAAACTATGCGGGATGTGGTGGGATACGGGTGAATCGGCAAATCTAACAGCGTAAGCATAATCAGATGGCTCGCCAGGGGCGTGACCCCAGCAATCTTTGTTCCCGGCCAAATAAATAGTGTTGGGAATGTAACCCGTGGGTCCGTCACTGTTGCATAGATGCCACTTAATGTATTTTGCAAGATCAGGAAGACGTTTTGCAATGTCCTCATGGATACAGCCGCCCCGGTCCCAGCGGTTCTTTACTCGGATGTCCCCGGTTATTGAAAAGGTGTTATGGCCATTGCCACATTGATCGTCGTAACGAACGTGGGCAATTAAAGTTTCGTTTTCGCCCTGTTCATTGATGTAATCGGCTCGAAATGATTTAACTTGCTTTTTAGAAATGACGCTGTTGCACATAGTTGTGTTCTCCAAGGGAATGCTTGCCTCACGATTTAATACTACTTCAAAATTGGTGTAAGTCAAGTAAAAATTTTAATTTGACTTACGTCTATATTGTGATAGAGTTGTGACGGAGCAATTTACTATAACCTAGGAGGCGGTGTGTGAGAGCATCGCGACGGTATGCTTGAATAAATGACTTTTCTACCATTTCTTAAAGAGGCCCTTTGCTGGCAACACAGCCATTCTTTATTGCATTGGATACGTTGTACTCCAATTCTGTGCGGGCCTAGTGATTTAACTGTAAGACTGAAGAATCTTATCGATTTAATCTTGGAGTTAATCACTATGTGGCTGATCTTATCGTCTTTTGTTTTGATTCTGATTGCAGCATTTCCACCGACCCCGTCCTATATTGCTTTCCCCTCGCTATTGGCGGCCGGTATAATTCTGTTGATGTGGCCGCCTAAAGTACAAGAGCCATCGATCAATCTTGTCGAATTGTTTGATCTTGACGGTGAGTGTGATTGCACTGGGTGTCATGGTGCGTGCGGAGGCTCTATTGGAGGCCCTGGGATTAACGGTTGTGTCGGCGGTGGCGAAGATACCGCAGGTAGGAGATGTAACGGAAACAACGGATGCAACGGGCAGACGGATTTTGATGATTGGTTTGCTTAACGCTAGGCATTCTAACCGTGGAGAAATTTTCGCCGGTGAAAACCGTGGGGAAATTTTCGCCGGCGAAATTCATGTAGAATTTTAAATTGCTTTATTGTTAATCGAACTCTCATTGCGACTTTGACACCTCCCAAATGTTCTAGAAACTGTCCTCGAATCTCCGAGGAATCTTTGTCGCTAATCTTTGTCACCAATCACCGTAGCTAATTTTTGCTGGTTTGACGGTGAATACATCGTAGAAGAAACATCTTTGAGGGCACATGTGGTGTATGCAGACTATGTGCCTTTGGCAAGTGTTAATTGGCGATCAACGAAGTAGGCTGCATAAAGGGATACTTCTTGTCCCTTTATGCAGCCTCCAAGGATACGTTGGTGCAACCGGCAAAAAGACAGGCACCGGTCGAAGCGCAGTAAGATTAGTTGAAGATCAGCAAGACTGGCTGAAGATTGATAACAGATTGCTCCGTGGAGGTTAGAAACTGTTTCGCGGTGGCCGAGGGTATTCGAGTGCCGGCATGGTTTCTAGTGTTTAGGCAAATTATGACGGTTATAGTGGCATACACCGTGACTCTTTGAGTAGCACCGCTACGTCGCCTAAGAGCGTGTAAACGGTCTCGAATACGGCGGTTTCATTTAACATGTAGTCTCTAAGCGCAAAATCTCTAAGCGCGCCGGCGCTAAGCGCCTCTAAGCGCTTGCCATTTGACCCTGCCAGGATTGCCCCGTCATTATTTTGATTCATTCTGACCCTATGCTATATTTATAATAGGTAACATACACACTGAGGAGACTTTACTATGCGGTACTTAATGATTATCTGTTTAATTCTGACTTGCAGTTTAGCTGCGGGTGGTAACACAACTAAGCAAGCCAAGGATGCGGTCGTCAAAGCCGCGAAAGTAGAGGCTCTGAAAGCTCGTGTTGAAGAAGAAAATCGAATCTCGCGTGTTAAGGGACTGAAGGAAAAAACACCGACGATTAAAACTACGACAGTTAAAACGGGTGCGAATGGTAAGCCTATTCGTGTGCAGGAATCAAAACCAAATCCAAGCCAGAAATGAAATACTGTTTGTTGTTGGCGTGCTGCCTAGTATTCTACCCAGCGTGTCGATCTGAGGATCAGACTGATAAGGCGGTGTATTCATGGCTGGAAGCGTTGCGTAAGGGCGGCGACGGTCTTGAGTATTGGATCAAGGGCGAAGGGATGCCACCTCGGGTCACATTCTATGCTGTGACAGAGTATGAAATAGTGGATAATTCACACGGCTGTTACAAGGTTCGTATTCATTCGAGCACGAGCAGCGGCGTGCCAATCGTCAAGGTCTACGAAGTTCTAACTTCCGGGAATGCGATCTACCGCGTAACAGCACAGTAGTGTCTGCTTTCTATTGTTTTCTCCGGTCTTTCTATCAAATTCCAGGGTACGAATTGGATTTAGTGGGGTGTTTACACTATTTTGGTAACAACACTCTGAAGGGAGGGGGTGTATTGACATTCAAAAGAGCAGTGTCAAAATAAAGTCCGATTGTAGCGTCAACATTATTGGGTTGCTTTTCCTGTGACCATGAATAGAAAGGGCGGAATCTATGTGGTTTTCTAAAAAACGTAAGGTGGCAAGTATATCCCGCAGTCGGAAATTATACTTCGATCAATTGGAAGATCGGACATTGTTGTCTCTTACCTATCCGGTTGATCCAAGTGCTATCACGGTGGACGGCGGAAACTTGACGGCTAATTTTATTTCTGTAGAAAATTTGACCATAGAATCGGATGCCACGATCAATCTGATTCAACTTACGGGAAATCCGGTTGAGAATATCAGCATTAAGAATGCAATCAATAACGGTGCATTGAATGTCACAGGTGGCGACAAAACCATCGGACCTATATTCGGCACTGGCAATCTGATTGTATCCGGCACTTTAACCGCTACATCAATTTGCCAAAATACCTTGACCATAGGGGCAGGTTCTAAAGTGGTGATCGCACCAATACCAGTTGGACCTCCAGCGGGCATAACACCCGACCCGGCAGGTATGTTAGCCACAATGGATGGTGGCATATTAACTTACAACAGCGATGCTTTGCCAAATTTATCTACAGTCAATACTCCAACACTTGTTTGCACTGATCCGCCTGACCTTAAAAATGCTTGGCGTAGCACAGAAACAATTGTTGGTGGGGATACTGTTCTTTTTCCCTATGTTAGTTCGGTTAATGGCAGTATTGTTTCGCGTGGTGATCCTGCACCGCCACATTCCGATACTGATACTGAACACGAAACACCAACTGAATTGACAATTTATCGTAATCGCTTTGGAGAAATGATTGCAGGGGAACAAGATTATCAAAGTGTAGCATGGAATGAAACCGCGACAAGTCGAACGACGTTTATGGGAAATAATTTCATTGATGCAATTACTAACACTACTTACGGTAGTGGAAGTATTGATAGTATTGTTCCAGGAACAGCCGAATTAGTTGTATCTACATCAAGTCAAGGTTCAACCGCTGAATCGACAATTAACGTAGATGAATTTCCTGACAGAACAATTACTAGGAATGAAGCGCAGCAATTGGAAATAACAAATAGAATTATTCCAACAGAATATGAGTACATTTATTTGTATCAAAATGTTTATTCAGCGGCAGATGTAACCTTGTATGATGATATAGTTTATATTTTGGATGAACCTCCACTAGAATCTTTAAATGGAAATTATGCACAAGCAGGCGAACCGACTAATCCTGTTAGGGCTAGATTTCACACTACAAAAGGGACTAATCCATATTCAGCGGCGGGCGCGGATATTTCCGGCGGGTGTGCAACTGGTGATTTTGGTCAACCGGCCGGTGATGCAAGTGGATACGATGAAGACTTAAAGAAGGTAAAAATAGGTCAAGAAGGCGGACCTGTTGGTACTCATCAAGTTGTTGTAATGCTATTTGGCACCAATGGTTATACATGCAATACTGTTGGAGGCAGTAAATCCGGCGGTGAAATCCAGGCTTGGGCAACAGGAATGGCTCCCGGAAGCGAACACGATATTGAATATGAAGTAACGGTTAGTGTTATATTCACGTCGGCTGATCCTAGTCGCCCAGGTTTAGGAGGAACACCAAGCGGTGGTTTATCTGGAATAAGAATTGTAAAAGGTAATAATCCAGACCCACCTTATACATTTTCGGGGACTAGTGTTTCATCAACAAATCCTATTCCTGATGGCAAAATGAAGAAAGTAAATTATTCATGGGATGGATATGTTACAGTAACCGCCGATAGTAAAGGTGAGGCCAAAGTGGTGAGGGTAGAACCTTTATGCTTAGTCAATCGTGGACCAGGATTGGTTATTTATGTTTGCACAATTATTGTTAGACATGATGAATGGCAACCGACACAATTTTGTGCCCAAACAAATTTAATTTGGCCAGTAAATACATTATCCCAATCTTTGATTCAAAATGAATCATCAAAACCAAAGACTACTTTTCAAATGGAGTCTGTGGCTTCAATTAAACTTGTGGCGTATAAATTTGTCACGGTGAATAAAGTCGATAATTTATTTGATCCAATTTTTGAATCTGATATTTTGGCCGCAGATATTCAAATTCGCTCAAATAATTCAAAGACTGAAAAGATCAGTTCCGATGATTGGATTCGTGGTGTTGATTTAGTATTGGATAGGAGCCTATAAATTGAAAAAGTTTCTATTACTATTGTGTCTTTTTGTTTGTGGGTGTAAGAATGCTGAAAATGAAGACCGTAAACATCTTGGTTTTATCAGCATATCAATGAATGATTATTTGCATGTAAATGGAAAAATGCCAGCCAACATCACAGATAGGGAAGGCAATCCACTATTGAGTTGGCGTGTAGATTTGCTTCAGTATGGATCAAGCACAGAATTAGCTCTTTACAAGAAATTCAAATTGGATGAACCTTGGAACAGTCCACACAATTTAAAGGTGGCACAAACGGTTCCTTTTTATTATGTTGATCCTAAAGGGCCTAAATGCAAGCCTGTGCAACCAATGCCGAATTCGATTTTGTGGACTATGGACTCAAAAGAATTGAATTATACGCCTTATTTGGGCGTTACAGGGGATAAAGCCGCATTCCGACCTGAGCCTAGAGATTACAATGAGAATGATTTATTTACCTATGCTGCAATTGTGGTTGTAGATAAATCAGACGTGCTTTGGACGGAACCCAGAGACATTGCAGTGAAAAAAGTTGAAAAACGTATTCGCTGGTGTGATGACAAAAGCATCTACATTAACTCGTGTGGAGGTTTGGTAGATAGAATTAAATATATTAAGGGGGCTGATATTGAAAATAAAAATATCCCTCCTTCTTATGAATTTGAATAAAAGTATTTCAGTCTGGGGAATGTGTTTTAGTGCATCACGTTCGCCATTCTCCTTCTGGCATTATCTTTGTCACATCTTCTTTGGCCCATTTTAAGAATTTCTCCATTGTAATTTTAGGGTAGTGCCTGCCCATTGCTACAGTGGGCGAATCATATTGAATCATGTCGCCTCCTATCCACTTTATTTGTCGGTCATTTAAGAAACCAAAGAAGTCACGTTTTGATCTCTTTGCGGAATATACATGACCGACTATTAAATCATCTTTTGTCATGGTTAACAGTTGCCTTTTATTCTATCTGCCGTCACAAAGCGAAGTGCGGTGTTACGAGCATCCGCATAGTGATTATATTTATCGGGCACGAAGATACGATGTTTGTTAGATGCTAGGTAGTAGTGATTCCCCTCTGGCCAACGGGCGATTGTGATGACTTCGTCCTCGTACCTTACGTCCCAATCAATGTGTTCGGATTCAACAACTTCAAGACTAATAATGGAATCAGCCGGTAATATACCACCGTTTTCATTGACGAAGACTGGGCCGGACCATAGCAGTCGTTCAACACTTACGAGCCACTGAGCCGCGAGTTTACTCCAGGAGTAATGTGGATTATCTTTAAAGTGCGGGCCTTGGCCGAATTTGACAAAGTAGAGAGCGGCTACCCCGCGATGAATCTTCATGAGTGTTTCTGGATCGTCGGGGCGTAGTTCGAGATACCAACCCTGCATGTCGGGAATTTTCGGATGTGTCTGACAACGGTGGAATCGATAAGGCATTTGTGTTTATTTGATTTTATATTTTGAGCGTCGAGCTATTTCTTTCAATGTTCTGAAACGATATGTGGAGTGTCGATAACCAGGTAAAATACCTTCAATAATAAAGCCAGATTTCCATGCACCGCCACAACGACATCGTCCCTTGAGTGTTGGATCAGCCCGTCTTAATTCAAGTCTCCAGTGCTCTTTTAAGAAGACTTTTAGCTCCTCGAACTTGATTTTCATTTCTCAACAGTCCAGTATTTTCTATCGTCCCAATGGTCAAATGTTCGTTGTAATCCGCGCTGTGTTTCTTCCGCCTGGGTCTTAGTTTCGTATGGTCCACAATCAAGACAGCCGTCAAGTGGAAAATCTGTTACCCAGTAGCCATTTTCTCGTTTGACAATTTTCATGTTAGCCTTTGATAACTGCCAAAGGCCGCAGTTCGGTGATGATGTCAACTAGGTCTTCTTGATTCTTCATGACAACATTGATATCTTTATAGGCTCCACTCGCTTCATCTAAATCATCTGAGCCTCTGATAGCGTGAAGAATTCCTAGATCGTCGAGTTTCTTTTGCTCGTCAGCAAGATTCAAAGTCCGTTGGGCTTCTTTACGGCCCATCTTACGCCCTGCTCCGTGTGAACAGGACCGGAAGGAATGAATGTTTCCTTTACCTTTTACAACATACGACGCTGTGCCTTGGGAACCGGGGATCAGTCCTATTGTTCCTTCACTGGCAAGTGTCGCACCTTTACGATGGACCCAAACATCTCGTCCAAAATGACGTTCAAGAGCCACATAGTTATGCGCAATGTTTATCATTGGATCAGTAGTACATTGGAAAATATCACAAATTCGATCCATCATTAACTTGCGATTTGCAAACGCAAAGTTTACACAAAACTGCATATCATTGAGATAATCCCGACAAACATCTGTAGTGTAAGGAAGAAAAGCAAGTTCCCATTCTTTCGGAACTTTAGTGTGCCATTTTTCATTGAATTCTATTGCAAGTTTATTGTACCAATCGGCTACTTGTTTCCCTAGATTACGGGAACCCGAATGGATCATGATCCAGATATGCCCGTCAGAGCCTTTTTGGATTTCAATAAAATGGTTGCCACCGCCTAGTGTACCAATCTGTGTGCGAGCGTTTTCAAATTGATGCCCGCAGACAGTGAAGATAGACATTTTTGCGTGGCTAGGCATGAAAGCGGCATCTTGCGGTGTTGCGTGGTGTGCGAAACCAACCGGAATTGTTTTGCGGATTTCACCTAAAATTCTTTTTAGGTGTGTAACATCGATGTCAGTCAGTGATGTTTTCACTGCACACATGCCACAACCAATATCAACTCCGACTGCATTTGGAATAATAACGTCGCGTGTAGCTAAAACACCGCCGATTGGCATACCGTAACCTTGATGCGAATCCGGCATGATGGCAACATGGGAAAAGGCGAAAGGAAGGTTGGCTAGATTGCGACATTGGGCCATAGCTCCGTCTTCAATGTCGTCAAGCCAAAGTTTGATTGGAATTTGTTCCGTGGTGACGGTATTCATTGTAAACCTTTTACTTGGACTAGAAATGCTTCTGCTAGTTTTCTAATGGGTTCGATTTCGCGCCGTGTTATATCACTCAGTATTCGACCGGTTGTAGGATCACAGGTTCGTAGAATTTCTTCGGCAAGTTCTAGACCACGAGGCGCGGCAAGAATTAGATTTTGATATGCTTCTTCAACCTCACGGCAAACGGTGATGTGGCCATTGTCTTTGTCAATTAGGTCTTCACACAGTTCGTCGTATTGATCGACTGATGGACGATAAGCAAATTTCATAATTTTATGTAGCTAGACACTCAGTTATTAAATTCAAGGCATACGTTAAGCTATATTCAGTTGGCCCGTCGATTATTCGATCAGGGTCGATGGTTAATTTGACTGGCATGTTTAACAGGTGGCCGTAATCGAAGCCGCAATGTAGACAAATAATACGCCGTCCTGCCGGCGTATGAATATCATTCTTACAATTTGCACAAGCTACAATTATCGTTTGTAATTCCGACGTTTCAGCCATTTTAAATAGCGACGATACTGTTGTTTATAGTTTTGTGATGCGTTCAGATTTTTAAGAATGGCTGCGCAATCACGTGCAGCGTGGCTAAATTGTCGCAAAGCAATGGTACAGTCTTGAACAGCCTGGTTCATTGGAATGAGTCTCTTTCGTCAATTATAGTTATTGAAGCCCGGGGTCGTGTTAGACGATCTTCAGCTTGTGCGGTGAGATTGTAGCTATATGAATTATGAATCGCGTCTTCCCAGGTGCCTTCTTGTAAGCAGTCTTGTGGTATTATGGTGGGTGGTTTCTTACGACGCTTGAATAGCCGGGCGCATATCCAACTGACCCAACCCCAAACAGCAATGAGGCCCGCAATAATTGCGACTTCAAGACCACCACAATACTGACAAGCAAGAATCATTGTTACTTTTCTCGAATTATTAAGCCGCTTTTTTAAGACGCTGTTTGAGTTGTTGGTTTTCTTCACGTAACGCTATGTTTTCTTTTAACAGGCGTTGGCAGCGGGCTTTTTCGTGTGTAAGTTGCTTTTTAAGTGCTTCGACCTCCGCGACTGTTGCTGTTTTACGCCGTTGAATAGGTTTTGTTTGCTGAACATCTTGTGCGGTTTGCATTTCTTCGAGCATGGAGCGTAGCCGGCCTTCGGCCCATTGGTGCTCGTCGGGAAAGTATTCAAGTAGAGCTTTAAGATGCCAAAAACGTATCGCTAAATCTTCGACGTATGTATCGAGGATATTAGCCAATTTGTCGTCGTCAAAGTTATTGTGGTCGAGACGAAAATCATTGTCGTTGTAGACAAATAGAAGAATCTTAGCGCGTTTGTATGCGCTCTTCCCACCCTGTTGACGGAGTGCCAAGCATTCGAGTAACTGCTGCTTGTAACTTTGTTGTTTTATTTCTTTCACATTCATTTAAAGTCTCCTTTAAGCGTTCAGTAAAATGACGTAACTTAGGTGCGCCGCAGTCAGCACAAAATTTACGTTTTGTTTTCAATGGGCGGTGACAAAGGGAACAGACGTTGTTCATTTCAAATTAGGGTCAACTGTGATATTTGTACCAATCGTATGTAGTTTTGCATCTTGTTGTTCCATTTCAAATTAGGATCAACTACAATCAAAATAGAAAAGCCGACTGTAATGCAGTCCTTGTTGTTTCATTTCAAATTAGGATCAACTACAATCCGTTACTGCGGACAAAGAAGGGCCACCTTGTTGTTTCATTTCAAATTAGGATCAACTACAATGTGAAGCCACCATGATTCAAGTCTCCTGTACTTGTTGTTTCATTTCAAATTAGGATCAACTACAATCCAGATAGCGCCGTGGTTGTCCAACAGTTACTTGTTGTTTCATTTCAAATTAGGATCAACTACAATAACTCTTGACGCACGCGACCGAGAAGTTTCTTGTTGTTTCATTTCAAATTAGGGTCAACTACAATGACGGCCTCAAAGACGCACGCAATCCAGTCCTTGTTGTTTCATTTCAAATTAGGATCAACTACAATCTAGGGCCGCTAGTCGTGTTAAGGCTTCGCCTTGTTGTTTCATTTCAAATTAGGATCAACTACAATTATATTCGTGGTTTGACGGTTGCTTAAATCTTGTTGTTTCATTTCAAATTAGGGTCAACTACAATTGAAAGCATCCGCCGCTTACGCCCTCTGTCCTTGTTGTTTCATTTCAAATTAGGGTCAACTACAATGCCTTTAACACCCTCTATTATCAATATACACTTGTTGTTTCATTTCAAATTAGGGTCAACTACAATTCTCTACTATAAATTTTTTTACTGTATATCTTGTTGTTTCATTTCAAATTAGGGTCAACTACAATTGAAAGCATCCGCCGCTTACGCCCTCTGTCCTTGTTGTTTCATTTCAAATTAGGGTCAACTACAATGCCTTTAACACCCTCTATTATCAATATACACTTGTTGTTTCATTTCAAATTAGGGTCAACTACAATACATAGCGTTTTGCAATGTAGTCGCTTAGACTTGTTGTTTCATTTCAAATTAGGGTCAACTACAATGATAAAGTGTTAAGGTGTTATGCGGCTGCGAGTTGTGGTGATTTTTTATCTGAAAAATCGATGTTTTTCTCGCCAATTTTATGTACAATTAACTCAATTCCAGCCGCTTTACATTTAATAGACAACATGTTTTGTACTTGATACCAATCCCAACTCGTACTGTCATGGCGGTCTGGAATTTTGCCTGCGAGATGCAAGAAGCGTGTGTCACGTCTCGATTCGGCGGGTTGAAAATAAACTAATTGGCCACATTGTTTTTCTTGACACAGTCTAATCACGTTGGCGACCATTTGTTGGTTACAGGTTTTTACAGCATCCCGCCAACGCATTTTTAAACGTGGCAAATGGAGTGGTTTCATAGCACGGTCTACGCCATGCCCACGGACAGAGGAACTTGTATAGCGTGTATTTTCCTGTCGCCCCCAGCGGCTTGTTAATAGTTGCCGGCGTATATATGCAATGTGCTGGCCGGTCGGGCCGCCAACTGAAAATTTATAGCCGGCAATTCGTAGTCGCCAGGGTTGTTTTAATCCTGCATGTAGGAATGCGATTTTATCTTGATTTAATGCCGCAGTAGTTGTGGCGGGCTGTCGGTAACAAATGTGTAAAAACCATTTATTATTAGCCTCTTTATAGACAAGATTTGAACCGCAAAAATCATACTCCCCGGACGCAATTTTCCAGAGAATGGCGGTTTGACTGGCAACTTGTCGTCCTCGGGTTTTTAATTTAAAAGTATCCAGCGTACTGGTTGCCATTTTGCCGGGGCGGTTGAGTCTATCGATTCGGAGTTTGAATTGGAAATCTTCGTTGTCAATGGGCGGTAGCAATTCGGCATTCTTCTTATCAAATGGAATCGGTAGCGGTGAACTTGAATTAGGATACTCGCCTTCATCAGCAAGTATCCGTATCCAGCGTGGATAATTGCTTTTACTGGCTTTTAATGTCGTTAAGCGTCGCCCTAAAAGTTGCATTGCAAGATCAAGACAACGTGTGTTGACGGTGGAATAATTTGCAAGTGCTTTACGGATAGACGCCGTTATTTCAGGCGTCAAGCATTTCACCTCACATTGCGGTTTAGTACCTTTGGCACCGTTCTTATGCCACTGACCGATGGCTGCAATGTATTCACGGATTTTTATATCATTTCCTGCTTGCGTGTGGCAGACAAGCCAAGTGCGATAGAAACAATTCGTCATGCGTTTAACTGTATCGGCGAGACTTTTCCAGCGGAGTCGAGTTTCTTTGTCCAAACCCAGTATTTCAAACCGGGCGAGGCTTATTTCGCCTTTATTTGTAGTCTTTTTCATACAACACCTTTCAAAATATGCCTCCCCGGCTCGGAAGCCAGGGAGGCGAGTTGAAATGAAACTTTGGTGAGTGCTGCAAGACTCTCGAAGTTCTTAGCTGTTCTCACCTTCAAGGTGACAAGTCACCTTCACTAATTAAACTATACATCAAAATTGGTGAAAGTCAAATTATATTTGTGTAAAATTGAGGCTGCACGGTACAATTCAAATAGTTGTGCTTCAATGTGGGCGATGCGTCTTTGCAACTTTCTTGTTGTTTCATTCTTATTGTTTCATTGGTGTAGTTGCTGGTGTAGTAGATCATAAGCAGAAGCGGCTTGTTGAGCAAATTTTGCTTCACACGCTCCTAATCGAGTATCTAATTCTTCTTCTGTTTCCGGGTGTAAATGGAAACAGGCTGCTAATTTTTCATAGAACCATTGCCAGCAGATAGCAGCCGAACCAGGCCATTTATAGCCAATGATTTCGGCCCCGTGCATAAGGTGCAAAAGATAGTGGATTGGGTAATGATCGTGATTCTTTAAGACGGCGACCATCCGCTCACGTAGAACAGTATCGTCTACGTTTTCGATGAAGCTTGTGGGGTTTGGATCGAATGATTGAAGAATTGTTGCACGAAAGCAACGGGCTAGGGCTTTCGTCGGGTCTTCTTTGGGTACACTATCACAGCCACGTACACAGGCCATAAGTACGCCTTGATGGCGTAGACCCAATTGTTCGACCCACGGTTTTAAGACGCTTGGCATGGTGCCTCCAACTATACGACTTCGATGTTCTTGAAACAATTCATGCTGAATCTCTCCAATATCTGTGCAGCGCGATTTGAGTCAATCGTTCTTGAAACTGAGCACCTGTTTCGCCGGCTCCGTCTTCAATGGCTTGATTCCAAAGTTCTGGCCATTCTTTAAGGATACGTGAACAGAGTAAATATCGACCGTCACGATTCAAATCATGGAGTTTTAGTACCCGATCAATTCGCCCTGGCCGAGTATCACTTAAAGCATTATCCAATTTATCTGGATAGTTCGTGGTGATTACCAATAAGATGCCGTCGGCCCGTTCAACACCGTCTAGGCAATTTAGCAAACTGTCAAAGGTTAAATGTCCGCCGACTTTGTTTTCGCGACCGTCAAAGACGGCGTCTATGTCTTCAATAAGTGCGATACAAGGAACATTTTCAAGCATTTTTTGCCATGCTTCTTGTAATTCGTCATTATAAAGTGTGGCAAGATCAAAGACGAAAATTGGTAAATCCAGATCTTCAGCGATCGCGCGGATAAGGGAAGTTTTGCCGGTGCCGGGCGGGCCTTCAAGACGCCAACCACGTCGCCACGGAATTCCACGGGTTTTATACCAATCTTCGCTTGTTTTCCAGCGTTTGATTTCAGCCACCATGTCGGCGGCTTCAGGGGACAATGCTTGTTGGCCGAGTGCGTTGCCGTGGTTCATCCGACAATTTCCTAGGTCATTGTAGTTCCATTCAAGAATACGATTTTCAAGCATACTTATTGCATCGTATGTGCCGACTGAGGCGGAAGCTAAGGTTTTACAGCCGTTATTAGATTGGGCGACTTTGTTAGCTGTGCCAAAGACGTGAATGACTCGATAACGGCTTGATGTGTTAGAATCCGTGGCAGCGCGAATATGGTTATAGTCACTGACAGCAGCTAATATCAATTTTTCAAGATTGAATGTGCCCCGAAGAAAAGTGAGTTTCATCCCGTCAGATGGGTTGCTACCGTGTTGGTTCTTATCTTTTGGTATTTGGGAGAGCCAGAGCGGCCGCCAACCGTGCCAAAATAGTTTGCCAAACTCTCCGAACGACTCCATTGCAATAAGTTGCACTCGTTTGACTGGCCGAACAAATGTTGACCACCCGGTATAAGAATTCTGGCCAAATTTTGTTGGTTTAAAATGTTGCCAAACATACATATTCACGGCTGAATTTAGTTGACCATCAATTTTTGTGGTAACGACCACTCGGCTGGAAAGCTGTGCCCAGAGACTTTTAATATAGTTCCAGAACATACCAATAGTCCCGGAGATTGCCGCACCGCCTGCGATAAGCCAACCAATGTCTGTCATAGTGATCTCAGTCAGTTATAAGAATGCCGTTAAGGTGGTCCATTTCATGTTGAATGACGATAGCCTTTTCATTGGTGTAGATACGGCCGTCTGCCAATTGAATCCGGTATGATCGTTGTTTGTCTTTGAATACACCAGGTAGGCTCAAGCAACTTTCACTGGACTTGATTGAATAACTGATGCCTACAACGGTGGGATTCACGAATACCTCGCCCCAATATGTAATGAATAAACGAGCGTCGATACCGACCTGCGGAGCGGCTAGACCCAATCCCTTCATGAGTTGAAGAATTTCAAACATCTTCATGATGTCTTGCATCTTGACGGTGAAATCAGCCCGGCAAGGAAAGTGCAAGATCGGATCGTCAGGTTTAACTAATTGCATAACTATACTTCAGTATTGACGTAAGTTAAAGGCCAGGAAAAAATTCGTGGAGTAAGCGAATTAGTGTGTCTCCGTGGCATGGAAGCGGCTTGCATACACAACCTAATCTTTTACCAGCTAACTCTGGGAGCGCGGCAATGAGCTTCGGACTTCGACGTAAGTGTATCTCGTACATTTGTAAGGCTTTCTCGCGTGTTATCTTACCCTCAATTGGAAATGGATTACCCCATTTCGACGGGCGGCAGATAAGGATGTCGTAGTCATTTTCTCGGATGTTGACAACAACAGTGTTAGCTAATGATTTCGGCCGACATGTTTCCACAGTTATCACATTCCAAATTATCTAGGTCACAAATACAAGGTGCAATAAAAGTCTGCTTGTTACTACAAATCCGACATTCTGCGACGCCGGCGATCCATCCAAGTAGTTGGTCGTCGTTAATTTTCCACGCACATAATGGGCAGCTAACAAAGTGGTTTTGATGTTGTAGATCATCTATAGGTAATCCACACTGCGGACAACCTTCAAGTTTCAATTGTTGCCAATGTAATAGCGTGATACTCATGCAGGGACGACGGCTTCCTGTGCGGCGAGTGCTCGGATATGTTCCCAGGCTTTTCGGTATCGCCATTGAGCCGTGGTCATGGGGGCGTTAATAATTACGGCTGCTTCCTTGGCTGTATTGCTTTCAATGTCGATTAGACGCACGATTTCGGCCTCTGCCGGCGTGAGTCGTTCAAGGAAATGGGCGGCGGCTTCGGCGGCTTCGGCCTTTTCCGAGGCACGATTGTCAGCCAATTTCTCATGGATGACGTAACCTTGGCGTCGTACATCCCGTTTCTGCCTGTGTGCGTGCTCCAAGTGATTTACAATGAGACGGTGTGTGGTCGCCAAAAGAAAACTGGATACAAAACTGTTGCGAATAAAGCGTTCGGTACAGCGATGTAGAGTAAGAAAAACGGATTGAACAATGTCGTCAGCGTCGGCGGCTAACTCACCACGAAGTCGATTGCAGACATTCCCCTTTACTTTGGGGTAATACCTCCTATAAAGGATGGTGAAGGCATCCTGATTACCATTTTGCAGTACATCCATTAACTGCTCGTCGGACAGTTCTTCAAGGTGTGTGTTTATTGTTGTGCCTCTCATAGGTGCTCCACATTTATTCATCTGGGGGACGAGGATGTCCCAGTTGAATGGATTGTATTTGCCTATAATAAAACTCTACCCTACAAATGATGGTTGGGGTCGGGAAATCTCCTATGCGCAACCTTCAAAATTCGTGTAATCAAATGTCTATGACAGTCGTTGCTTTTAGCTCACTTATACTGAGGGGTCCGTAGAATTCTCAGTGGTTTAATAGCATATAAATCCTGTTTGGTTTCTATGGTTAAATCACTGACGGTACAATTTTTTGGAGTAAAATTTTAAGAGATGGTTGGAATGCCTGTGGTTGACGGCTTACGACCTGTTAGGTATTCTTGAGACAGTGATGATTGGTTCTTTGTTGGTTCTGGTACACAATGGTACAGAACTGAGTTCAAACGACGTGAAATCAGGTGGTTTAGAATGAATAATGAGACGTGTGGGCACGAAGGACGTAAAACTGTAAATCGTTACAGAATAAGAACTTAGAACACCCCGGGGCGTAGCTCAGCCTGGCTAGAGCGCTTGGTTCGGGAGCAGTTTAGGTTTACGAAAGTACAGTTGAAAAGCCCGCAAAATCCCGTCTTTCCGCACATCTGTCTCATCGTTTCGTACCAATTGGTACATTATTGGTACAAAATTAGTATCAAATTCTAGCTTGGTTCCACGTCGTAAACTACTTTTTAAATAAAGGAGATTACGATTATGGCACGCCCTCCAAAGATGTGTAAACGACCGGATCGAGGCGGTTGGTGGACGAGAAAGAAAGGCGTCTGGCATTTCTTAGGTGACAAGGACAGTGACGCACGTCGCGAGTTCATGCGTGTACACGGAAGTGATGAGGCACCCGGCCACGATTTGTTTGTTGCTGATGTATTGGATCGTTATTTGATTTGGAGTGTTGCTAATCACGCCGACTCAACACATTATCGAATAAAGTTGAATGTGGAGAGTTTCAGTAAATCATTGCCGCCAAGGATGCGACTTCGTCGATTATTGCCGTTGCATTTGACTGAATGGTTGGATAAGCGATGTCCAAAGAAACCGAAGGATGGGAGTAAACCCGCCAGCGATAATACTCGGCATGATTACGCCAGTGACGTACTCGGCGCTTTTAATTGGGCAGTGAATCAACGGCTCATTGCTAACTCGCCTCTGCACGGGTTTAGAAAAGCACCTAAGACAGGACGGATTACGTATCTAGCCCCGGAACAAATGGAGGATTTACTATCACGAATCAAGGATCGTGAATTCCGCGACTTTTTAGTTACGGTGCTTCGCACTGGCTGCCGGCCCAAGGAGATTAGACTCTTGGAAGCGAAGCACGTTCTTTTGAAAGAGGGCGTGGCTCGTATACCGAAGAATTTGGCGAAGGGAAAGCGTAAAGAACGGCTCTTGCCGTTAGACGACGTGGTTCTTTTAATTATTAGACCGCTAGTATTGAAGTATCCAGAGGGGCCTCTTTTCCGAAACACGCGCGGACGGCCGTGGACAAAGAATGCTTTGAATTGCCGATTTCAACACTTGAAGACACCGTATGAAGTGTCGGCATACTCGATGCGACATACTTTTATTACTGAGGGGCAGAAGAATAATATTCCAGATTCGGTCTTGGCGGAAATTTGCGGTCACGAGGACACGTCAATGATAACTAAATGCTATGGACACGCGCGGCTCGACAATTCTGTTTTGCGGGCGGCTGTAGAAAAAGTGAATCAACGTGCCGCAGTGGTTTCTTAGAGATCAAAGTGGTATTTTCCCGGCCGAGATTGAGGGCGTGTGGCGTCGGTCTCTTGCCGTTGATAGCTGTCAATATCGGCAGGTAAGATACGGATGGTGCGGCCGATTCGATGATGTTTTAGCTTGCCTGTTTCAACTAATCCATAGACTGTATTTGGGGCTACTTTAAGTCGCCGAGCGGCTTGGTGTACAGTTAAAGCCGTGTCAGTTACCGGCTGCGATTCACGCAAAGCTGCAGCGAGGACAAGCATGGTGGCCGCAGCTTTGTCCCCGTCAACTAACCGCAAAGCTTCATTGAAGTCAGATAACACTATCGCGTTCATAACGATTGATTTCGTCTCTCGGTATACGGATGCTGGGATCGCGAAAACATTTCATTCGTCCTGATAGGACTAATTGATAGATTTGACGGCTGGTTAGATGCAGGCGGATCGCGGCTTCCCGGACTGAAAGTGAATCGGGATCAGATGGAACAGATGGAACAATTGGTTGGATTGTCTCGGGTTTATTTAGAGTTTCAGCGAGTACCAATATAGCAGCGGCTACTGGATTAGTTGTGATATTTATGTACTTACGGAATGATTCTTCGGGCGGACTATTCATGTTTATACGAGACATTTTAAAATCAAGCTGACTAAAAAGATGAGAATTGCAACACTAATTATCGTCACAGTAAAATTAAGTGTCTTACAGGAAATATCTTTCCACTTTTCAAGCGGTTTAGATCGTTTGTTGATATAAATGAATTGTCTCATCCCGCTCATTCGGCACCGTTGGCGTTAAAAGTCATGTTTTGACTGAATTTGAAACAATTGTTTAACTGTTGACCACAGTTTAGGGACGCCTCGCCACAGTAGCCCAATTAACAAGGATGCAATGATGCAACTGCCGATAGCCGCAGCAATGACAGCCGCTAGCTTTGGATGTTCGTAGATCGGGATGCCTACAAAGACAAGTATTGTCAAACCACAAGAGCCGATAAGACAAGTATCTAACCACCAAGAGTTCATATTGTTTCTCCTTGAAGATTTAGTGCTCGCATTTAATCTAATCCTTCCGCAGGCCATTGTTGTATTTCGTGGGTGGAAATAAGCGGTTACGGGCGCACCAGCTAATAGATTATGGGATTCTTCTTGTTGTTTCATTTCATTTGATTTAGCGTCTATTTGTTTGCACTTGAGTTGGTGCAGCCGTCACTGGCGGTTTGGAAAGCCAGTTGCCTATGATCACAGCTAAAAGAATCAAAGCAATGGCGGTAATGATGCGGTTAAAAAGGTGCGTGCGTGTCATTGTCGTACTCTGGGAAAAGGTGCTGGTTTATTCCATCGATTCTTAGCGTCGTCGGTTGGTCGGTGAGGCGCGAATAACGGTGACCAAGGAAGTTCATTGGCAAAGCGTGCTGTCTCTTGATCAACTTCCGCTAAAGCAGCCAACGCCAGGCAGAGAGGGTGATTGGCCGGTATATCGCGGGCGTTCGAGTGCGGGTAATGGCCTTCACAGAATATATAGGTCGCATTGACGAGCAATTGAGCCGCTTCGCGAATTAGTTTGTTGATATAGGCGCTGTCGTTTGGACCGTAGGTGCCAATTGGCCCGTGTGTGAGGGAGGCGGTTGTCATATTGCTTCTTTGGGTTTTGTATTGGTTTCTAAGTTTTGTGTAAAGGCGCGCTTGAGTCTGTCCTTTGAACTTAGGTCTGATCGGATGCTTTTGTTCGTAATCGGTAACGTGGTATGAGGGATAGCGTGTGGGATCGTCTGCGTGTAATTTCCTTTCTTTTACAATCTTCCAGAGCTTGGTTGCGTCCTTTTTCTGTTGCAAACCAACGTGGCGGTAACCATATTTGATAGAAATGTGACCATTCTTGAAAGCCGAATCTTTTAGCTTGCTTGCCACGCTTAAGATGGCGGGGAGTGTCGTCTAAACAGCGGTCACTGTATCTTTCGGGCTTACGCTTTCCCATAGTTTAGTGATCTCCGCGTAACGTGCTTTTCATTCTGTCGCCGAGGCTGTCTATCATTGTTTAATCTCGTACTCGAATGGGACTTCAATGACGTTCGGATTAGTTACAGTAGCTTTTGGCGGTGCGAGTGTTGGTTCTTGTGGGGATAGTAGACGTTCGACGGAATAGCATAACATGGCGAAGGCTATGACCATAAGTACAACGCTACCGATTAAACGGACGCCTTCACGGTCGTCTTTATCCAGCATGTAATAACAGAACGCTAACACAAAGGCGCAAATGGCGATAGTTACTAGCTCTTGCATTATTTCTCCGAACTAATCTTGGTTCTTAATCTTGGTTATGTGGATACCAAAAGCCAGAAGTGTGCGTTGGTGTTGGTTGCTGTCGTTTTTCAGTAAATTTTACAGCAATGGCGATTGTGGGTAACGGGCATACGTAGAGGACACGTTCTTTCCGGTCCCAGTATGCACCAATCCACAGGTCATACCACGCGAAGAATACTTTAATTTTCATCAGTGGTGTCCCAGGGGGTTGCTTCTTCAGTCTTAGTCTTATTTAGGCCGTCTTGCATTCGATAGAGTTGTAGATTACTGCGTGGTTGTTTGGATTCGCGGTCGGCCCAGGTGTGCGCTTCATGTTTTACAGTAAAGCCACCTAACAGTGTGTTAGAATCTTTAGCTCGAATAAGGTATATGTAGTGAGATCGGGCCATGTCTCTAAGTCTTTTGATTTCATTAAGCGCAAGTAGAAAAGCGTCTTGGATTTCAAGATCAGTTAGCTTCTGGATGAATGACCTAAAGCTACTTGATCCTTGTAATGCCTCTATTCGGGCACGCCACATGGCCTCGAATTCAGGTGTCCAAGTTAGATTCATTGACTCTCACTACAAGTGTGCCCGGTCGCACGGTTGTTGTATTCCCGTTGCGGCCTATACCGTAGACCAAATCATTATTCAGACCGTGAAATTTCACTGAACTCTTTGAGATGCGTCGGTAAATAGTTGTTCCATTGACTTTCCGAAAGCATTGGCCGTCTTGAATGTCATGTGCGGGACAATTTTTATCCTTAGGTTCAATACAGTAGCGTTTTGAATACTGCTGGGATATAAAATCGCGGAGTGACGTGTCAATGTCGTCAGGGGTCACAAAACGAATTGGCGGTTCAATAAATCGGACATCTTGATCCAAATGTTTTTTCAGTACAGATAAAGCGTATTGGGTGTATTCGTATAGCAACAAGTAGCGGTCGATATTGTGTTCTTTGCAAACGGCTTGAGCAGTGCGAAGCAAGGCGGCGGCTTGCTGTGTTATTTGGTGGACAACTTGGATTGCTTGAGGGCCGGTGTTACACATAGGTTAAATTTTACGCTGGATTTCTTCAATTTGTTGTAGGATGTGTACAAATAAGGAGTGCCCGTGGTTTAATTCATCCACATTTACTTGCCGCAGCAAGTCAGGATCGTTCATTAAGCGGCTAAGGGCTGCGAGCCGGTTTGTTACGTCGCCGAAATAGTCGAGTGAAACCGTGTAAGTTAGGCTAAGGGTGTCACCTTCAAGAGGCAATGGGGCTGCAAAATTGGTGACAGTGTGTATATCATTGGCATGTTTTTGGGCTTGATTGGCGTCTATTTTTAGACGAAATTGCAGACATTCGCTACGTACAAGTTCGTTGGTGTTGCCGATTTGCATAATTGAGTCTCTAAAGCATTTATTTTGTATTGATTTCGTTTAAAATGTTTTTGAGGAATTTGCGGGCTGCTTTGAAGCGGAGGATCAATGCACTCCCGAGACAACCGCCAACCGCCATACCGATGCCCGAAAGCGTCGATGAAGCAAGATTTCGTAGCGTCTCCGAGTGGTGTAAAACTGCATACATTAAAGCAGAGACAGCGGATGCTGCTACAATGGCGAGGGCAAGTGCCCCAGTAATATAGGTGAACAGGCGTTGTATAACGATCTTCATGGGTAGTTCTCCTCTACAGTTGAATCAATGTGGCTACGAATTATTGGAGTTGTCCATCAATTTATGCGCATTTTCACAAGCTTTGCCCCATTTTAACATGCGCGGACCTTCCCACCCCTGACCTTCGCTGTCGCGGATACGGTAAAAGTGATCGTCCAGGCCGCCGGCGTCAAATAGGTCGCGGAGGGTCTGGATCGGGTCTGGTATGTTCTTGGTGTTTTCTAGTAATTTTTCGGCGTCGCCTTGAATCTTTTTCAATTTGTCATGCTCTTGAACATTTAGCAAATCCGTGTCAACTTGGAAAGCATCAGCATCGTCAAGGCGACGAAGTATATTTAAAGCTGATTGTTCAGGTTGAGCTAAAACTTCTTCCAATGTCCTGACAGCACCTTCGAGGGTGCTTGTAGTCGCATCCCACGGTTCATTACCACCTGCCGGCCCCGGAATACCAGGGTGGCCACCGGGTGCATTGACAAAGCGAAACCAGAGTTTTGTTGCCAGTTCGTAGAGACGTTCCACGAGTGCAGTATTTGTCATTTCTCAATCTCCAAGTGAAAGCGCTGAATCAGTGCGTCTACGCGATTTTGCAACCCACGGTGATTGCGGACTTTACCATCTCGCCACTTTTCATATTCACACCACTCGTGAGCCAGCGTGTCAAGCAGACTAAATAGCCCTGGCCTCTTGCAAGCGATGGCAATGGTTGGCCGACATCCGGGAGAAAAGAAGCCCCATGCCGGTCCCTTGCATGTTTTAATATGGTTAGTTGAGAGTAGATAAACTTGCAGACTGTGGTTAAGCGTTTGATTTTGTGCGAGCCAAGAAAGGAAACACTCAGCAAGCTTAACGGACCATTTGGGAACTCGTTTAGAATATATGATGCAAATCTTCATAGAGTCTAAGCAGGTAATCCATCGCGGGCATTGATGATGGGTTGTGTTAGATCGCGGGATTCAATGCCAAATTTATTGAAACATTCAATACCTAGTAGGACAGCGGCGTAGATATTGTGAAGTGCATCTATTGAATCCATGCGAACGGCTTTAAAGGCTGCGTTTTCGATTCTAAGGTTAATTTTAAACATGAATGTGCTGAAATCAGTGTTAGGATGCTCGATTATTGTTTCTGTTAAGAATGCCGCATACAATTCATCAAAAGACATTGGATAACCATGTCTTTTATGACCAACGGGACCACAACCGTAATGTTGTTCGAGACAAGCAAAGCCGAGTGCAATAAGTTTACGTAACGTATTAAGTGTGTTAGTGATTCCAGGTTCGCGTACCAATTGGTGGCGTGCTTCATGATAGTAGTCTTGCATATAAAGTATGAAATCCGCAATTGAATGTGGAGTTTCAATCATCGAACCATCTGGCTGCCGGTGTCCCCATCGGCGTCGTCGGTATTCACGTTCAGTGCGGAGTGCTTCTAGTACGGATTTGATAGACGACATAGTTTATTATTCACTTTCTGTTGTGTATTAAAATACTCGTGGCAACGGGACTACATTTTTACGTTTGTGTATTGGATGCTGGCCTTCAAAATGGACACCGGCTGGCATAGGTTGCATGCGGATGTTAACAAAATAGATACTGCCTTTTATTGGAGCGGGCTTGAAAATGTAGTTGGGAAAGACATACTCTACAACGTCACCAGCAATATCAAAGGCCATAACAACGTGTTGCATGGTTATCTTGACAACTTTGCCAAAATACGTTCCAGTATGCTGCGGATAGAATTTTCTCTTTCGAGCGTCAAGAATCATACGTGCAGCATCTTGCTTCGAGATTTCACGGACTAGGTGGTTATCCTTGAACCACGAAGGCCACGTTCCACCAACCAGTCGCTTACCGGTCAGATCGAAATAATTCGCGGGTTGATTGTCAGCCCGACACTCAGAGAGTCCGGTAATGGTTTCATCCATAATGGAAAGATAATAGTGTGTCTTAAATGGCTGGGGTAGTGAATGTTTATTCATCAGCCTTCGTCGAAGTGATTCCCACGGTTCATTCGCTTGACCACGACCGTCGTCTTTACCGTCTAAGATATTATCTATGTGATAACACATGAATTTAAACGTGTCATCACACCCACGTCGGTAGTCTGCGGATTCAAGTGGTGTGCCGTCTAAACAATTATTGTCGTTCATATTGCTTTCCAGTCTGTGAGAATCTTAACAATTTCAGGCAGCGTCCAACAAATATGATCTGACTCTTTCGTCTGGCATTCTCGCTCCCATCGCGCACAATTATTTTCATCGACGGCAAGAATGTGTGACTCACGCTTTACCATGAATTTCTTATTCGGCTGTTGTTCAATGGTTAGTTGCATTACCACTCCCATTTCTTTGCTTCCGTTAATACCAAATCGATGTGTGCTTCGGTGGTAGGATGCAAGTGCATCTTTGGTCGATTGGTTTTATACCATTTATAGTTGTTTGGATCGGGCCATGCTCCGTTGTACGCACGCCCGGCTGCGAACCAATCGGCGATCATTTCGCGGACACAGACAAGTGGCATCGGTAATACTGTGACGCTTGGGATTGTTAGCGGAGGGTTTATGGCGTCGTCAGCAGGTGAGCGTCGTTTGTAAGGCAACAACAGAAGCATCCCTACTCTGTGGCGTTCGACTCGCACGTGGATGTTGCCTTCTACGCTCACCCAGTATTCCCAGTGGTGATCGTTGCGTAGCTTATGGAAATGCCACGCGACTGTAAAATAGCATGGATCATTTTCCTTGCCGTAAAAGTGTCGTGCGTAGGGACCGAATTCGGCAGGCGTGAGTTTGCTTAAATCGTGGACTAATAGCCGCCAGAATGGTACTTGCAAGCGCCAGCCAGCAATGAGTACGTACCATTTATGTCGAAGCATTGATTTAAGGAATTGAAGATAACAACGCATAGGTTTTATTTAGGCTAGACCGAACAGAACATGAATGGCTGCTTCAAAACTCGTTAAATCAATCACCATGAAGCGACCGCGAACAGTTTCACGCCATTCTTGTAAGTTAGATTCATTTTTCGGCTCAATGCGAACAATACGGGCTTCTTTCCACGGACAGTTTGCATATTCTTGAAGGCGATGTAGAGCTTTCAAGAGTCTTTTCAACCCGTCGTGTTGTTCTTCCACGGGGACGCCGACAACCAGCCGCTTTACCCAAGTACCATTGATTTGCACTAATATGCCGTAAAAGATAGTTGACATAGTTAAATTGGCTCCAATGAATAGTGGCAGAGGCCGGCGGTAACGAGGTTCTTTAACGGTACGCAGCCGTCACCGTCGTATAAATCTTTAGCACATCTTCGGCATAAAAGAACACTGTGATGACGACGACCTTCTTGATGCTTTGAATATAGACCATACGTAACATGAACCTCTGCAACTTGATGTAGTTGCATACCTTGGCACCGTTCACATAGTTCGGTGTTAGGCACTGCATAACTCCCGGTGGATAAAGTAGGCATCCCATGCTCGCACATTTTCCAGACGGTAGCCGAGGGGGTCTAATAATTCACAGAGTTTAGGAACGTCGTCCGCATAGATTCCGACTTCAATCGTCATGCAACGAAATTGAATAGGTGGTTTGTGGGCAAAATAGCTTTTTAAGATTGGGTATTCAGCGCCTTCAACATCGATTGAAAGGTAGTCAATTACTGGCGGCAACGCTTCTGATCGTAAGACGTTGAATAAATCAATGGTTGGGCGCGTAATAATGGGGCTATTATGTATAATATGGTTTGTGAGTAAATTGCTCCGCGTGTAATTGACTAAGCCGCCCCATTGACGGGCGACAAAGAATTGTTCACGTTGTGAGGCAGGGCTGATCGTGTAGTTAAGCACCTTTGCCCGCCGTACTCTAGCCGCAGCCGCCGCATGGGCTGGATCACTTTCAACCAACCAGCCGGTCCAACCGAAGTCACGTTCAAGACACAGTGTATTGGAATGGTACACACCGTCAAAGGCTCCAATCTCCAAGAATGTACCGTTTTCTTTACCGTCTAGAGTTTTGAGCACCCACGCATCTTGCTCTGTTTCAGGTTGAGAATGCAGTGTGGCACGCCGGCCAAACAGTGGACAATAGCGGGCTTCGATCATCCTTTTTCAACCTCATCTAAATTTTCAGGTAGACGACCTTGTTCTTGAAGCCATTCGTCATTGACAGTTATCGAACGGCCTTCAATACCTAGATATTTAAAAATCTCGTCAAGTGGAATGTTATGCCCTTCTTCCACAAGTTTGCCGTTGATATATAGTCCTTGCCAATCGTCGCCGCAAACGAGGATGACCCGGGGCTTGTCAGTTTGAATTGTAACAATGTTTGGTTGCCGCAGGACTTTTAAGCCAAGACGCCGGTTATAGCGTTTGATTGCACCGAGACAACCTCTTGGACCGCCGGGTGTTGTCCAGACAGAGGCTTCTTCTTGAGGCACCCAGCGGCCGTAATGTTGGCCTCCGCGTTTATAGAAGAGACCGGTTCCCATGTCTTGAATCATGTGAAATATCATAAAACACTGTCACCATTGCTGAATGTATTTAGCTGTTATTGTCCCGTCTTTTTCCAATGTGCCGAGGATGAAAACTCGGCCTGTGAGTTGATGGATACAATCCACTTCAGGGCTGACGACAGTGACTCCACCGATAGCATTCACGCGGACTAACTCGCCGTTGTCAAGTTTTACGACAAATAAACTGTCGCCAGTTGGATAGTAGTCACTTCTGGAATAGTATGCGATCTCGGCTAAAACCTCATAATTTTCTACTGGATGTGGGATAAGATAAGTGCCTAGTAAGATTACGAGCAAAACAACACTGATAAGGAACAGATACTTTTTCATATTATCTCTAGTTTTAAAAGGGTTCGGCATTGGTGAATTAGAGATCGCAACGTCGCAGTGATCACACTTAAACAAACAGCGTTTTGAGTTGCGTAGTATTCTTTAACTAGCCCCATTCCATTGAGTGATTCATCGCCAGGGCGACAAAGTCGCCAACCATCTGGCGACATAAATAGTTCACAATTTGTAGTGTCAATGGTGTCTATCCTCACACAGTCATAGTCGTCAGAAGTGACAGTTAAAAGAGGCATCCCGGGGGTGAAAGGCACTTTGTCACGAGTGAGACAAGGCGGATCGTCTCCATTGAATGGGTCATAACAATCTTTTTTATAGTTGGCCGGATGGAGTTGAGCACCGTTTAAACGCTGTTGTTCAGCCGCAACTGCTTTTGCATAGGGCAGTCCAGCGTCAGTGTTGAGTGGAGTCCAAACATGTCCGCATTTATGGCATTGCACAACACCGTTTGGGCGGTTCCACCGGACATGTTCAGGATGTTTACAGAGATTCATGATTACTTTCGCCTGTCTGCAAAAAGGCCGCAAGCGTACCATACGCCATTTTTTCCTCTAACCATTGCGTACCCGTAATAGGTGCAGGAACCGTTGACGGCTGACCAATGCCCAGGTGACTGTTTCCAGGAATGGTACATTTCAGCCGCAGCATCGTTGACGTTTTGCCCGGGCCAGCTTTCGTTTGCTACTTCTTTGAAAGTGTCACAGTCTGGAAGTTGCCGTGCTAGCCGCTGGTAACGTGCATTCCAACCTTGGTGCCCTTGAACTTGGACGCGAGCTTGATAGGCAGCGTGTTGTTCAGCTTCACGTTGCAAGATGGCATTAGGTTGGCCTGTTAAGATGCTTTTAACGGGGTATTCACGCCCTGTGTCGATAAGTTTTTGATTCGGGGTGAGAGTAAATGCGAGAAGCAAGGTGCAAAGTAGAAATCTCATTGATTCTCTTTTTCGTTGTTTAAATCCTCATTTTCTTTGTGTAAATCACGTTTAACAGCCGCACGTTCGAGCCGGTGTGTAATTGTTTTAGTTTCTCTGCCCGGCGGTGGAAACTTGATCTTCGACGGCCGCCGGCTCCAAAACTCAAAACCAGAGCCTTTTGATCCTTTTTTAGTTCTGCTCATGTGTTACTTTTGTCAATCGCTTGATGCCTGCGGTAGGCGTTTAAACAGTGGTCCATGTATTGGATGAAAGCTTCTGTTTCTGGGTGCATTGGACCGGGTTTGCGGTCAGTATAAACTTCAGAGTCCAGGGCGACTGTGATAATCACGTATGTACCGTCAACATCCTTGATGATGCCACGGTTGCTATTTGACATCTCCAACTTATGGAGCATAGCCAATAGATTACGACGGCTCAGGGTTATAGTGTGCATCTTTGATTCTTAAGGTTTGTACTTGCGGCAGATTTAACTCGCGAGCAAGTTTTCGGGCTAAGACTTCTTCCACTTCGTCGAGAAAGCAAGGACCATCTAAGTATTGGTATACTCGACGTGCTTCCAATTCGGAGAGAATAACGATTACGCTTCCGTCGATATCTGTACTGGGCATTTCTTTTCTCCAAAGCACCACGGTAGGAATTGAACCCACAACCTCCGGCCTGCCGGCGCTCTGCCAATTGAGCTACATGGTTGCGATGTCAAGTCGAAACTCGCATCGCTAGGGCACCCACACCAAAAGTTAATGTTGCTCTTGTGCAGGAAGAACACCTGTGCTTTTGAGCAATAAAAGATTCATCAGAGTGGTAGTTAGGTCGCTACTTTTTCCGTCTTTATTCGTGCCACCGATAATGACGATACCTGGTGTTTTGATGTCGGCCAGGGCTGCCGCAACTTTTGCATCGCGGTCGGCTCGGATAGTGGCGAGTACCTTTTCTTTTTCTGAGAGGCCACCGCCAAGCTCAATTTCTTTTTGCTTGGCTTCTGCTGCACTGATTGTGGCTTTCTTATCGATTTCCGCAGTTTCAGCTTTGAGGTGGGCAATCTTCTTCAAGGTTTCGGCCTCTTGTCGTGCTTGCTCAGCCACGGCGACTTTCATACCGGCCTCAATGACCGCTTGATCCTTTTGAATGGCGGCTACTTCCTTCTTTTGATCCGCAGCGATGGTTGCTTTCTTCTTTTCCTGGTTCTGCTGGGCTTCAATTTCAGCCACCTGACGCAGACCCTTTTCAACAATCATCAGGCGTTGTTGTTGCTCTTCTTGGCGCTGGGCCTTTGCCTGTTCAGCCGCCAAGTATGATTGCTTCTTTGTGGCGAATTGCTGCAAGGTTTGCTCATCGTATTGAGTCTCGGTGACGGAGAATTGAATTACGTCGATTTTATACCTGTCCAATGGGGACTTCTGTATGATGATCGGCTTGCCATTTTCGCAGACAATTTCAGTCGCAGCGACCTTGGCTTTTTTCTCACGCATAATCGGTTTGCCGTTAGCGTCAAAGTTGCCGGTGGCTTCTAACTGTGCAGCGTCGTTTAATTCGACTTCCGTGCGGCGCATCTCGAAGAGGCCCTTGATAAGTTGTTCTTCAACAGTTTGATTGAATTCCGACTTACGTGAGGCTTGATTCTCACTAGCGGACATCATTGGGCCGGTGGATTTGATGCAATTTGTTAAATGGCTCCTTACAGCGTCCGTGATATTTGCCGGATTAGCACTGAAGTCTTGATGTACGAGAAGCCGATGTTCAGGGTCCGTTGGCAACTGAATCTTTACGAAACTGCTGATATGGGCCGTGCCGCCATCGTTGAATGTCACACGGATGCTGTCATCTTGCGGGCCACCTTCTTTTTGACTGGTACTATAGTAACATTGCATCGACCGGGGATAGGTCCAGACAGTGGCGAAGCCTTTGTAATAGTAACCGGGTGCATCGATGATGCTAACAGAGCCGGTGACGCTTTGATACACTTGATATTCATGGGTGTTGTTGTAGCCGACTAGACCACCCCACAAGATGCCAATAGTAATAAGTGCAAGGACAGTTACAATTCCGGCGGCGGTCAATTTAATCTTTGTTGCAATACTCACGGATTCGTTTCTCCAGGGTTCAGGAATCAGGTTAAGGATACAGGTTAAGGATACAGGTTAAGGATCAGATCAGGGTTTACGGCTAATGCGTCGTTGAATCGTGCGTGCGGTTGCACAGTTTTTATGTGCTTTGTCAACAGCTTGTTTGGCACATTCAACAGCGGCACATTCTGCATCGTCCAGCCGGCTAATGATGTCGTCGCTGGATTCTGGTAGCGGTTTTGTACTGCGGACTAAGTGACTGAACCATTTACTGCGGATCAGGAAACGATATAGTAAAAAGGCCACAGCTAAGACAACTAAAAGTACAAGGGCTTCAATTTCAATGCGAAACATAGTCTCTCCTAAAGCTATTGACGAATAAAATCGGCCATGACTGCTGGACACGAGGCGTCGAAACCTACAATATCTAATGAGTTAGGGTCCGACGGATCAGCGATGGTGAAGTTAGTCGCCGTCATACCAACAACAATCAACTTGGCATTGATACCTGTTGCTTTGCGATATTGCAGTAAAGCTTGACTTGGATGGATGCCGCCATAGTTGGTTTCACAGTCGGTATAGACCACGAACACATCCACTTCGAGTTGGTGTGCCGCAGCGTATGCCATCGGAGCCGCACAGTCTGTTGCTCCGAAGGGAAGTCGCGAGATCGTATCGATGGCTGAATCCAGTCGTGTGTTGCCGTTAAAATTCAATGGAACTAACTTATGCGTAAATGCCACTGTGTGGGTTTCTGGCTCAGTCTGCAATGTTATAAGAGCCATGCAAGCGGAAGCTGTGCGGGCGTCCAACGACGTATTAGCGAGGAGTTCCCAGCCCATTGAACCGGATACATCAAGTGCTAATAGATGACGTTTGCCTGTTCGCTCAACGGCGTCGAAAGCGGCGTAAAATGCGTTTTCCAATGCAGCAGTAATTTGTGAGACCGGCGACCATGCTAAACTGCCTTTCACGCCGTGGCCTTGCTTGTAGGTTGTTTGTGCTAAAAGTACGGCTAACGGATGCACGCGAGCAGCTTTTAACTCCGAAACATTACTCAATTTTTCACATACGAGTTTTGTAGCTGCGGACAGTGGCTTGAGTAAGCCGAGGTTGGTCATTTTGCCGAGGTTCCGTATGAGAGCGGTTAATGGCATGTGCGGCAATAAGGTGTCCCATATTTCAGGGCTGTTTAGCAACGGTGTCGGGATGTGCTCCCACGACAATTGGTAATCGCGGATTAGACGCACTGCAGCTTTTTCATTGCCGGTGGTGAGGGCGCTAATAGCCTCGAAACCGGTAACGATAGCAAGCGGATCGGTGATAGATACGTCGGGTACAACACCCTTCGTGGTGTAGCGATACAGTACATTGCGGGCTGGATTATCCGTTTTTGGGTGGGACAGGCGTAGTGCGTCGCGATGTGTGTAGCCGGCTCGATTCCGATATTTTGTGACCTGGTAAGCCAGTTTATCGACTGGTTTTTCATTGTACCAGGCTGCTACGGCGGTTCGTAAACCACGGCCCCAGCCACGCATTTCCTTGCAGAAAGAGATGAATTGAAACAGATGGGTAGGAATGCGACAGACTTTGGACAGGGCTGCGAGCGCCCGGCAACGGCAAATGTCGTCACCACGGCTGGCGAGAAGAGCTAAGGCGAAAATGGCAGGGTCATTCTTCGGCGCTCGACCAGCTTGACTCACAGATACAATCAACTCAACAGCACGGGTCGAGTCAGCATTGCCGCACGCCAATACGCAGTTGGCGTTATCGATAGTTAGCTTATGTTCGGACACATAATATGTGCCGCCTTCAGAGCCAAGGATTAAGAAGCGTTGAAGTTGGCCCCAGCAATCAAGAGTGAAACTGTAGCCGCCACCGTTGTTTGCCACTTGGGGCTTTCCAGGGATCGGCTCTGATTGCGGTGTAACGCGGGATGAAACATGCTGGGCGTAATTCATAGTAGTCTCCGGGTTAAAATTCGACCCAAAATTAAGGCACGTCGGCAGGATTTGAACCTGCGACCTAAAGTTCCCAATGATAACGCTGGCCTATCGACCCGTTGCCGGGTAAAAGAGCGGACAGCGGCATACTAACTTTTGCTCTACCAGACTGAGCTACGACGTACATAGTGAACACTGGCAGGACTTGAACCTGCGACCTCTCCGTTAGAAATGGATAACGCTTAACCATTCGGCCCTTTCAGGCTAGTGGTGGCAAGCGGTTTTAGCGCTCTACCAACTGAGCTACAGTGTTCATAAATGGGCGGGCAAGTTAGTGAGAGTGGGGTAAACCTTAACCAGATAACCCATTCTCTTCGGCCCGCCGCATATTTAAGTATTCGACTTAGGGAGTTTCTTGGTAAGCTTCTTCAAAATGCGGGAGCTTCTTTCGGCTGTCGCATCGATAAGTTTGCTTAGCTCGTTCAGGACTGTAAGGACTGTGGCGTCTTCATCTGCAAGTTCTTGAAGCCGAGGTGCATATTTAATCACCATTTCCGGGGTGGTGGTGGCTTGCATCAATGTTGTGGTTTTGTTCTTCAAAGTGTTACGCAATTCATTGAGTTGACTCACTAACGTGGTAAAGTCAGTTGAGCGAGTATTGCCTAAAAGTTGTTGGATCGCTTGTACATAAAGTTGGCTCATTGATTCGTACCTTTCAAACCTTTCATTGTTGATAATTTAAAATCCCAATTCGATGACGCGCTTGACTCCTTTGCGTACTTGCCACACAACTGCTAGGGCATCGTCCACGGCTGTGTGAGCAACGTGGCCGTCTCCACCTGATCGTTGTGAACAAGTTTTGCTGTCCGGTAAGCGGTCGTCTTCGAGCGGTCGCCAATAGAGGATTGCCGGATCGATTACACGGTGCCGAAATTTGACACATTTGAAATTTGGATGTTTCCAAAGAAACTGTGCGTCAAAACCGGCAAAATTCTTACCTGCCACTTGCACGTCATACGGATTCAAACCATGTGCTATAAGCCACTTTTGGAATAGAGGGCCTAAGAGTTCAGGTTTGCAAGAACAGCTTATTCCAGGCGGATTCGCCGCTAATCGGAGAATGTTTGGATATTGCGCAATTGATTCAATTGCGAACAGTCTGTCAGGGATCGTCCACCAAAGTATTCTAGCGTCCGGAAAACGGGAACGTAGCAGTGCAGTAATCTGTTGGCCATGTTGCTTATCTTGTTTGCTACATTGATCAAGCCATGTTGAAACTGCACCTTCCAGACATTGTAATTGCAGTGAGTTTGGTGCATTTGCAATAAATTTGAGCAAACTAGCATTTAACGCCATTGCAAACGGGCTGCCAGACACTTTTTCATAAAGTAGTACACGCCGGAAGACAGGCAACTTGTTGATAGGAGTCTTCCAGTCATCAATAATGGCTCCGAATTCAAGTATCTGGCAAGTATCTGGGTCTAAGCCAGTCGTTTCGATGTCAATACTGACATACGGCATTTTAGGTGCTGCTGGCAGACTCGGCTCTTTTAAACCGTCACGCAAGTCGCCAGACCAACCACAACCGTTGCAAGATGCGTTACCGCAACCATCGGTTTTAAGCAATTCTTCACAGTGTGGGCACAATTTTCTTCGCATTCGTAGAACCTTCATGAATCTTTGGTGTCTTTTGCTTCTACAGTTGAATCAACAGGCTACGGAGAAATTGGAGTTATTCATCAACAATTTCTGCGTTGTATTTTGTCAACAAAGCTTGGACCCAAGGTTCAGACTCAGTGTGCCATGCACCACAGGCGCATGGCCCGATCAGCATGTCACATGGTTCCTTGCAGGCGTTGAAGTGGCGGTCAGCCCACTCATTTGGCCAAGGAACGAGGCCGTTAGATGCTCGCGGAATGCGGTACTTTGGCGGGTTTGGCAGGGTAGAAGGTTTTTGAAACGCAGCAAAGAGTTCAATTATTGAATTGACGGCGTTTCGGCGGGTGTTGTGAATATGGCGTAATTCGGCTTCCGTGGCGTTGCCGGCGTCGTAAATCATTTCTGCAATTAGTTCTTTACGACATACTTCACGGTATAGTTCAAGACATTGAGCGGCCGCTAAGACAGGGTTGACGGCATCAGGTTTGGGAGGCTTATCGAGTGCTTCAATTGCGTCGCCGAACCAACCGCAGACATCACATAGACGGCTAGGATCTGAAGTCGTTTCAAGCGGTGACGCACAACGTGGGCAGAATTCAGACATGATTGTTATATTCTAGGGACGAGATAACCAGGGATCGTGCGTATAGCAATATCGGGTTTGGTGTATCCATGCCCGACACCGAATACATAGGCAGTTACTTTATCTGGGTGGTAAACACAGTCTGACCAACCACCGTCCGGTGCTTTATCGCGGCGAGCAGGTGGTCCGGCCACTTGCTTAATACGCCATGTTTCATTTCGGAATGCGATTTTTAAAACAATCCCGAGATTGGTCGCCAGATAATAAGTTCGATCGCGCTGCAACAGTTGTGTTGTGTCATTGCCGCCAATGAATAAGTTGTCGGAGTCTTGAACCTTTATTTCGTAGTAACACGTTCGCACATCAGACTCCTAGCAAGCGGAGGGCGGTGATTTCTTCTTTCGAGAGCTTTTTAAGGGCCGTTTTGCGGATTTTGACAAGTTGGTTGTGTTCGTCTTTTCTTCTTTTCCACGCCGTGATTGCTTCACGGTACGCTTTGACGACCGCTTCACGGGGACCGCACCCACTTTTTTCACAGGCGGGACATGCGAGGTGTCTTCGCATTTTGTTGCCTTCGATGGGGTCCGGCGGGTCGTCGGGATCGTAATCCCATCCTCGGCTGTTGCAGAGCAGACAAGGCCATTTGATTGGGTCGTTTGCAGCGTTGGGACGCCAGAAGAAATGCTTTCGACGGAAGTCTTCAAGGTTTTTGTATGGTCGCTCAAGCATTTGTTTTCTTCCTCTTCCCTTTCCTCTTCCTCCAGGTATTTGGCACTACGCGGTTGTGAAAGGATTTCATAAACTGTGCGGTTAAGTTTCTTTCGCACCCAAAGTGGAATTCCAAAGGGCAGTTTGCCGAAGATTTTTAATAAACTTCGCACGCCTGTAGCGTCACATGCTTGCAGCCAAAGTCGGTGATGACGTTCGCAGGATTCCTGCGCTTTTGCGAGTGTCTTGAAAAGACGGCGCTCTGTGAAGTCCCACATTTGCTTGCTTTCAGGAAGCATGATGCGAACAGTAGCCTGAAAGCGGGCGGGGACTGGTATACCGCAGACCTCCTTGCGCCAAACAATTCTGTAGCCTTCGACGGAGAGCCACATTCTTTGGACTCGACGGTTTTGACCACGTTTCTTTTTTCGCGTGAATTCCATCGATTCCTACTCCGCTAATTCTTACGTCCGATACCCGTACCACGTTTCTTACGCGGGTGCATTGGCGAGTAAGAATTGTAGGTTGCGACGGGTTTTAAAATTACCCTGCGTACTTTTTTCTTCCCACATTTCTCGCAGCGCGTGGGCTGAGGCAAATTCATTGCCTGGAATTCTTCGGAGTATGTACCACACGCGCTGCATTGCAGATCGTAATTCGGCATAGTTAGATAGTCTCCGAAGGGACTACCACAACATTTTTCAGGTTGGAGACTTTTATAAGCCGGCCCGTGGGGCTGTAGCCGGTGATATAGGAGTCGGTGACTTGTGTCACATTCAATTTGTTCATTCCCATACTACTGCCACGTCGCCACGGATAGACGCAAAGACAGCCGGGGGTAATTTCATGCCCGAGAAAATCGACAGGTTTGTTCATTGGGTGAATTCCTCTAAATCCAAAGACTCGAAATCCAAAGACTCGAAAGCAGACGGTGGAAATTGATCGTCAAGCCCCTTGGACAATTCCACCAGTGCTTCATCCAAGGCGGCTTTATAGTTGGTGACACAATCAAGACGGGTTCGTAGTTCCTTGCCGGGGCGAATGCCGTCTTCCACAAGAGCGCGAAATTCATCGTGGAACTTTGGATGAATGTCATTACGTTTCAAAATCTCTTTTAAACACGGTAGTTGTGCGTACATGATTCGACCTCACGGTGTGTTAAGGGTGTTGCTCTCCTCTCCTAAAGTTGAATCAACGCGGCATGGAAGTTTTGGAGTTGGATTTCGACTTCCGACCATGCAAGCTAGTGCCCGATACAGCAAATCCCACGCAAGAAGGCGCGTTCGTGGAAATTTTTCCACGGTGCCACGTTTCCATTCGCGGCCGGCGGCATCACGGAGAACGATTACGTAGTTCCCTTGGGCATGTGTACCGGTGCCGGTATTGACGATTTGCCGGTTGCAACGGTTTTAACCTCACCTGTCACGGCTGAATGGAGTTCAATTTTAATAGTGAGCATTAGCGGCAGCCTTTAGGATCGTTAGAATTGTTCCAATCATGTTCACCCGGTGTGCCATACCATGTTTCACCGTCGCTGCAGCAATTGCAGATTTGAACATCGTGCAGGACTTCGCAGTAGGAACAAGGCACCCACTGAGGATGGATCGAGCATGTGCAACTTCCACCCGCTCGCATGGCTTTGATGGCCATTTCGTCGATCCAATCGAGAATAATTTGATGGTCGCCTGTTTCTGTGAATTTAGCGAGAATGTCGCCATCAACCTGTTCCAGGTTGAGAAAGCCCGTACCGTCACAACGTGTACATTGCATAGCGGGATCAATCGTTTTCTTGTTTATTGTCCACAGGGATTCGCGGTATTTTAACGGTCGGCTGCGCACTTTGAATTAAGATATTTTGTTTCCAAGCTGGCCAGCTTTGGACCAGTTTTGTTGCGCTTTCAATTCGCCGGTAGATTTCATCCTTCGCCATGGCTTAACTTCCAAGTGATGGCATCGGTTTGCACCATGCAATGCTCTTCTGCGATCTTGGCACAATAACTAGGGTCCAATTCAATCAAGGAACAGGGAATTCCAAGACGTTTACACACTCTAAGTGTGGTTCCAGTGCCGCCGAATGGGTCGAGAACCGTGCTGGTAGCTGGTGTTGTGAGTTTGATACATCGCTCGACAAGTCCCTCATTTAACTGTGTCGGGTGCCAATTGCGACGTTGTTTGCTATTTCCGGTTACACGGGGGTAATCAAATAAGTCGCTTAGCGCGAGTTGACCGTTGCGGATGCAATCTATAGCGGCGTCTGAAACACCGTATCGCTTAGTGAGTGCCGCATTCGTATCTTTAGACTGAACAATGCGAATGACATCTTCAATGCGGAGACTTAGTACAGCAGGTTCATATTGTTCAAATGAGGCTACGTCCCCCGGCACTCTTCCCCGTGGATCAGCCCGCTTATCCCCATTTTCTTGCCGCCAAGAGGGCACACGTATGGCGTCAGGGAACAATGAAGCATTCGGCCATTGTAAGCGCCAAAGTGGTCGGTGGTTGTTGCCAAGGTCGGAGTGACAATGCTGCCCGAATGTGAATGTCTGCACGCAGGGCTTGACTTCTAATGTCGGGTTGGCGTTTTGAATGCACGACACGATATCGCCCATTGGAATCGTCCAGCGAGCGTTAAATGAAAACCAGACTGTTGAGGCACGTTTGATGAAGAGTGACAGCCATTCATCAAGTTGTGCAATATAATCATCGTCGGGTAGTTTGTCTTTGTATTGATTATAACGCAACCCGATATTATCAGGTGGGTCTGCGACGATAGTAGCCCAAGTATCATTGGATTCTTGCAGGTATTCGAGACAGTCGGCGTTAATCAATTGGTGTGTCATCATTTAGGCGTTCATTTATGCGATTGTTTAGATTCTTTACGGAAACTCCATTTGTTAAATCCTTTGGCTTCCGCCATTGTCTTGTCATCAATTTGTGGCATAGGTTTATTTGGAAACGCCATGCCGCCCAGATACATTTGAATCTCTTGAAATGCTGTGTACGGGTCCACTAACTTGAAGAATTGGAACTCCTTCAAGCAGCCGTTGAATGTGAGAATGTGACCTGCCCGACACTCGCGGTAGGTGAAGATTGGGCTGCGATTATTTTGAAACAGATGCTCAAAGTCGCCAGCGTGACGCGCGGCTTCTTGGAAGAATTCGTCAATTGTCCTGTGTGACGTATACCGCCATAACTCGCTCCAATAGCTTTTACGCTTGGCGGCGTAGTAGCGTTCTATCCGGGCCTTCTTGAAATGTGCCTCGACGAAGGAATCAACTTCGGCCAGCGTGTAGGCAAATACTGGCTTGATGCTAGAATCTTGCGGATGACACAAACTGAGAACGGGTATAACGCGACCGCAGAAACCAATCACGTTACAACCGTAAATGATATCATTACCCCATCGCTGAAGGATAGTCGTAAATTGGAAAGGTGTCTGCCGTCCTTCTAGTACAACTTCTTTTGGCTCACGCAGATACAGCAAAGATTGATCTTGCCCCTGCGACTGCACACAGTCGTAATAGTCTTTAAAGGATGATATTATTCGCATAGTGGATCAACCGCAATGACGATGCTCCATTTCTCGTACTCAAAGCCGCGATGTTTTGTGAGTAAGTGCCTGATGGCTTGAATGTCACCTTCACGAGCCTCTTTTAAGGCTGGTTCATCATCTTCGTAACAACCATCCTCATCAAATCGTTTAAACAATTTACGACAAGCACAATCCACTTGCGCGTCTGTGTCCGCGATCCAATACTCGTCTCCATGCTTGCCTTGATAGATTAAAATTCGTATGACTTTACTACTCATAACAACGGTCTTATGTGATACTGGAAAATTGTTACAGCGAACACCAATCTATTCCGCTCAGAGAATAGTAGCGGAGATTGTTGCAGGTCTTTTATGCGAAACCCTTTGTTGAAGACTCGGAACCACAACAATCCTGGACCGATCCCCATCTGCAAGATGCCAAGATTTAATGCACGGTATTTCATCAAATCAATGACAACTGAATCTTAAAGAGAAGATGGCACCGAGATAAAACACCGAGATAAAACACGGCGACATAAGAGAGGAAGCGTTTCATAGCAAATTGATTTAACAGGGTTATAGTGGGCGGTATCTTTGACTTATACGGAGATATTTTTGCCACTGTTTTCGTTGACTATTAAACCACGTCCAAGGTTTCCACCAGCAAAATGCAGGGAAAATAAAATTAAATTCAATGGTTGTAGGTGAATAAAGTCGATGTTTGTAGGCCACAGAAAGCGGCTTGGAGTCGGCATCTGAATAGCTCCAGCCGATGATAGATAGTTTTCTATTGTCGATCATCACTGTACCGGTTTGCTTGCCAATATGACTTAGGCTGTGCATGAACTTTTATCTCCAACGCACAACAAGGTAAGTACCAAGCCAACCGCCGACGATGTAGGCGGCGACGGCGATAAAACATTTTTCAATGATTAAGACTGTTGAGACGACGGTGCAGATATAAAGGATGGCGCTCAAATTGGCGGCAGTTACAGGCTTCTTGCATGTGACGGCGTTTACGCAAAGGGTCCAAACAAGGTCCATTGCGAAACCACAGACAAACGCAAAAGCGATTACTGCCAAGGCTGACATACTCTAGCCTCTCCAATGTGAGTGTCTATGACTACGACAACAGCAGTCGGTTTATTACCGAGGCGACTGGTCTCTTATCCTGCTGGTATAGGACACTGTCATCGTGTTTATAGAGTTTTACAGTTGTTACTAACTTCGTGTGAACGTCTTGAGGATCGTCTTGAATATGGACATTTAAATTGTCATCAAGGTTTTGGAGCACGTCTTTAAGTTCTTTTACGGTCATTTTAAACCTTTATTCAGACTCTTCGTGCTAAGGAAAGTGTTACCATTGGAATTAAATCGCCGGCGTGTATTGCATCTGTTGCACGGTCAAATTCAATGTTGACAGCACACTCATTAAGATTTCTTGCGTCTGCGATGACAGCTATTTTTTCCAAGGTGTCGGCGATTTTATGGTTATCGAACGATGTAGATCGGATACGATCTAATAGTTGTACAGGAATAGGCATCGAATCATCCTTAGCAGTTAATCCAGCCGGTGTGGAACGGTGCAACATCGCCGCAGTGGTATTCATATAAGAAAGGTCGTGTCGGGCGTTCTGTCGGCCAAGTGGGTTTGATAGGCTTCTGCATTGGGATAACCGGTTGGCGAGATCGTGCGCCGCAGCGTTCACAATAAGGCACTGCATTCACCATCATATTTGGAAAAACAACATTTCCGCCGCATATTGAACAGACGCCAATTACTTGATTCATCTTATTGTCTCATTTCAGTAGTAAAACTCGTCATCAGGGTGGTAACGAAATCTGGCTTTATGTTTTGTAGTTAACATAAGTATGCCGATGGGCACCCAGGCGATTAAGGAGAGCCACCATTGGCTCCAGTCTGTTGCGGTGTCACCAAACATGGCGTCCATTTTGAGCGTCAACATTGAGCCAAGCACCCACAAGAATACAATAACCAAGCTTAAAATTAACATTAAAACCTCGACGGTTTCGTGACTTCTGAAAACCATTTGTCTAAAGCTGAGCCATCTGGCATAAGAGTAACGGCCATTTGATCAAGCACTTCACAACGGGCTTGACTATCTTCGGGAGACAAGTCGGAGAAGATGTACCCGTCTGTGATTGCATCCCAGCATTTCTTAACACGGGCTTCCAAAGCAAGTTGGTAGTCGGCTTTGACACGTCCTCGATGGCGTGCGTATCGGAATGTTGGGGGCACATCTGCACCCATGAATTTAGCGCACATTTCTTCAATGCCGCATACTACATTTTCATCGCCTGGTTTTTCGCCTAGTAACCAGCCATAGAGACAAAGTTGATCGGCGTATTCACTGTTGCAAAATTCCATGTAGCCGGAATTGATGGTAAAGCCACGGAAGTCATAGGGTAAGAACATCGCGTGTTCTTTACCGTGACTCTTGCTTGGTTTGGCCGCTTTGAATCCGTCTAAACAAACCATGTAACCTTTAGACGGGGATGTATTGTATTTGCCGCAATAGCCGTGAACTTTGAAATCGAAGATACATGAAATACGTCCTTGTCCCAAGTCGAGGACGAAACGGCAATCCGGCTTGCCGAGGAAAGGCGCACCGCCAATGTTGCCGGTGACAGTGAACTCAAAGCGTGGTGGCTCAATGGACTGCTGTAAAAGTTTCAACAAATCATCGTAAGCACCGGTCAATTTGTATGCGTCATAGACTACTTTGCCAGCTTCCAAGGCGAAATCACGGCATTGTTTCTCGACTTGGGCCTCAAAGATGGTTTTAAACTCGAATTGCGGGTTCGAGCCGGCTCCAAACAAAGCAGCGTGGAGATTAGCTTTAACATAGGCGTCAAAAGCCGATCCAACTGCCATTGGCTTCTCTTGCGGAGGGCGTGGAGCGGCGCGATCCGAAAGATAGCGAATATAAAATTCGTCTCGATCTGTTTCCCATAGTGTAAGTGCTGAGTAGCTAAGAGATTTAGGTTTACGCATGGTTAGATTGTGATCTCCGCACTTTGAATAGGAATTTCGACGCCATCTGATGTGATGATTTTGCCGTCAGTAAGATTCAAAAGATTCTTTGGTACGGGCGGGGTTTCTCCGACCGGGCGGCGAAGCACTTTGGCGACTACAAGTTGCTTCCGAACACGTGGTGGTAATGTGGCGAGCATTTTAATTTTTGCTAAACAACAGCGTTTGGCTTTTTTGCCGCTGCCACAAGGGCAACGCTCGTTGCGGCGAGGAACTTTTTCGCGTCGAAAGGTTGGCATAGTAGCTTTCTTCTGAGGTTGGATGCCGTTAACACCGGTAGGACCAGATTCGTCCATACAGTTAGATCAGTATTGCGAATTATGATTGGAGTCTAACGCCCGAAAACACCACAGAATGCGGTTGCGTCAGACCAAAATTCTTTGAGACGTGGAATTCGTACTTGCAAGATGCGTGTACCAGTCAGCCAGGTAAGCAATCCCTCGGGAGTCAGAACGTGTGGATGGCAAGCGTCCGCCGGTATATAGCACCACTCGAAGACACGAAGAACGCCGCCGGGAGCAACACGCGCAATTGCATTTTGCATGACTTTGACAGGGTCTTGAACGTGTTGAAGTACGTTGTAAATCCATACTTCGTCATAGCATGTTGCTGGTTCAAGAAATATCTTATCTAAGTCTTCACACGGTTGCCGGACGAATTGAATACCGTAATTATGGTAACGCCGTAAAACTGACGACGGCCACTCACACGGATCAACTACGAGCAATCGGGAAGCGTCCAGACAGCGAAGAGTCATGGATACAGGACCGCCGCCGACATCGAGGACAGATTTGCCCTGCATCTGTAATTCACCTAGGCCGTTGCCATAGGCATCCCATAGGCCCATTTCACGGGCGTACATTTCCTGCTTGCAGAATTCACCCCAGGCTCTCATACCAAGGCAATTTTGCCAGTATTCTGCTTCGTGTTTTTGTGCTTCTTCCCAATTAACCATGTTCAGCCTCTTTGATTTTAATCCGCAGGTCTTCGATCACTTGCGAAAGTGGTTTAAAGTCTCCGCGTTCAAACGCTTCGAGATTGCGTTGAATTTCTTGTGTTTTTAAAAGATTACATACGAACTCTAAACCACGCGGATGGCTGAGGTATTCTTCAAGGCGTCTTTCGACTTCGTAGCAATTTTCACACCTGGCACAGCCTTCAAAGGCTACGGGTTTATTGCATTGTCTGCATGTCTTACGCATAATTACTTCCTAGAGCCGGGTACTGCGTCAGTCTTACTGCCGGACCAGTAATCTTGATGCTCCAACCTTACCGCCAGCCCGGATTCGCTGGACAACCTCCCCGGCTCCCGTGAGGATCGTTAGTCAACTGTAAAAGGATGTGTTATTAACGTGAGACCTGTAAGAGCAATAAAACAGGCTAACCATCCGTTAATTTGCCAAGCATTCCATGCAAAACCCGCACCGCCGGTGAGTGCCAAACCGCAACCAATTTCAAGAAGTGTCTTTGCTGTTTTATTCACGTATGTTCTTTCCGAAAGGGATTTGGTGCCAAATACGTTCATGCCAATAATAAAGAATCAGTTTCACAATGAATGCAAGAATAGTGAATGCTACGCATCCGCCAATGTTGCCAAACATAGCAATGGCAAGTACGAAGCAGATAAGATTCGAGAAAGTTTCCCAGGATAAGGCTTTCAAGAATGATCGTTTTGGTGTGCTTGAATCAGGTTTCATTAGTTGAACTCTAATGCTTGCTGTTTTTCTTTTTGTGTGGATATTCACCGGTGTAATTGAAAAAGAACCATCGATTCAGTCGGTCAATAACTGGATCGTGTGCAATATGCCGCACATAGGTTTTAACTTGGTCCCAAGTAGAAAAAAGCATTTCGAGAGGGAGGCGACCCAAGAGCCAATCCGGCGTATGTTCAATTCCTTGCTCGATTCGCACTAAAATCGGTTTACCAAGGTTATTAGCGCGGAAAAGTTCCTCATACGACCCTGTCGCATGGACAGCTAGATCGAGATTGACGATTAAGAGATCGCTTATATCGACCATCCGCAAGTCAACCGGACAAATTTGTTGCATTTGGGTTTGCACATAGCCAAAATCGCCCATTTGCTTGGCGTAATTCCGTGCCGCGCGGCTCTCCAAATCTTCGACACCTATGTCAATAGGTTTACAGCATGGATTGAGCCAATTGATTTTTAAGTCTTTCAGATCGTGGATAAGCTTTTGACGCCAACCGATTCCACCGTCTGGAACACGGTCCATAGGACCGCATAAGTAGCATCGGTTGAAAGCTAAACGATTCATTTTATGTTTAGTCATTGTTATGCCGCGCGGTTTAAATTAAAGTACGCAATGTGTTGGTCTATTATTTTTGAGACTTCTATTTTCATAGATTTCAGTCTCTTGTGGGACGGTGTGCCATCAGCTTGGATTTGAACACACCAGGCGATGTAGGAACCACAAGGGTGCGTGAGAATCGTTTCTTCATGCGGTTCGCCTAAGATGTTTCGTAGGCGTTTCTCCACGATGTAACCAGCAGGTATTTTCATGGCAGCAAATTCTCATAGTTTTGATAGCTGACGCCTAAACGTGTACAGCCCATATCCAGATATTTACACGCATCTGCGTAAGATCGAATACCGCCGCTGGCTTTAACCTTCGTGCGGCTATTACACTTTTTGATTGTGTTAAGGATTACTTGAAGTGCGTCAGGTAGACTAGCATAAATAGCCGTCTCCAGACCGAAGCCTGTCGATGTTTTTATAAAGTCCATGCCATAGCTGATGCAAAGCTCACTGATTGTTGCGATTTGTGAAGGATGGTAGTAGCATGTTTCAAGAATCGCTTTTAATTTGCATCCGTATACTTCCGCACGTGTCTGTGACAATAATTGCAATTCTTCTTCGACAGTTCGGATATCGCCGGACAGAAAATGTCCGTAATTAAGAACAAAATCAATTTCTACCGCCCCATCTTTGATCGCATTCTGTGCTTCAACGGCTTTGATTTGCGGTAACGTGTTGCCGTGTGGAAAACCAACGACAGCACAAACTCGTTTTGTGAACCGCCGGGCAAACGCCACGTTAGCTGAGGTGACGCATACGGAAGCCATGTTCTGCCGCTCTACTTCAATAGCAGCCTCTTGAATTTCTAATAAGGGTGCAGCCGGTCGTAGAACCGCAATGTCCAAGACGCTTAAAATTTGTTCGCGAGTATAATCCATCGTTATCTCCTTACACTGTAGGAAAGGTCATAGAGTTTGCGTTCACGTTCATTGATGTGATTGTGGCCCCACCACGGCCGGTAATCGTGCATGGCCTCATGAACTACAACCATCGCGCCTATTTCAATTGGGTAATTTAAAACTTTTGGGTCAATACACATTCCCGGGCATGTTGGCATATTTATACCAATCACGTAACCACCGTCGCTATCATCGGGAGTGAAGCAAGGCATAACAGCTACATCAAAGCCGCCGATGCGGTGATAGCGTTGAATGGTGTAGTCAAGGATATCGCAGAGATCGGGATCGACGCACGCTGCTCGCATCTGTTTGCAATGCGTAATAGCTTTATTAAGCCAAAGTTGTTCGGAAGCGTGTGGTCCAGTATGGTCATACCACCAGCCGATACTGTATGGTAGTAAAAGGAAAAGACATTGGGCTATAAGTAAGCCACGTAAGGATAATAGTATGATTTCTTTAGACTTTGGTGTCACACTTGGCTCCTTGCAAGGCTTTCTTATAGCCTTCAACAATAAAATACTCACGGCTGATAGTGCCGTCTGTAAAGTAGTTGAAACTGTTGATACTTGTGGCTGTTGTTTGCCAGAAGCATACTGGCAGCCCATGTATTCGATAAATGCTTGCTGTGCCCCATAGAACACTTTCTCGTGGATACAAATCCTGTACCTGCGAGAGTAACGTATCATAAGCCAATGCGTCGGGCGCTAATTCCTCACGCCGAGTGTCGCTGCTGACACGCCGCACTTGTACATAACGTAGATGTGGAAATTGTGACAGCCATTTAATAATGTCAAATACTTCGGAAGCATTGTGTCTTGTAACAACAATTTGTACTCGTGGCCGCTTTGTCTTTTCCAAAATAGTTTGCCATTCTGGTAGCCGGCGGTGTTTCATCAACTGAAAGTTTATATCTGGCTTGAGCGTATGAATTGAGTAGCCAACCGATAAGTCGCATTGGTTTATGGCCGCCATTTGCTTCAATGCCAAGTAGCCATTTGTTCGCAGTCCGACTTGGAAGCCATACCTGTGCAAATAGTTAATCAATTCTGCAAGATACCGATACTGTAAACTGTCGGTGTTCTGGCCGGTGACATACAGCTTACGAATGTTGTGTTGCTGGCACGTTATCAGGAAATCCAGCCAATTATTCCACTGCAAAAAGTGTGTTGTCAATTGGTTATGAGGCGCAAGCAAGTCTGGGATATCTTTTCCCAGGCAGAAATAACAGTCTACATTACATCGGCCGAGAAGATTGATATTTGCAAAAGATGGAGCTTCACGGCTTCGATTTTTTGTGAACAATTGATCGTCAGATGTTAAGCACGTGTTAGATGTCACCATTGTCTTCTGCTCCCTTCCTGTCTAAATAATCCGCGCTGACAGACTTTAGAATTAGACGGCCAATGCTGCATGTCTCTTCTACCAATGGTGTAATGACGATCCCTTCACGACCTTTGAATTTGGATTTGATCTCGGTCCCCGAGACGACAGTCGTCGGGCCACAAGTCAATTCGTCGATCAACTCCCGTTTGAATGGACCTGAATAAAGCAGCGGAACAGTGGGCACATCGTAGTGCATGGATAAGAATGCAATGAGACCCCAGTCCAAGTATTCTCCATTCGCAGTGATATCAAACATCCGCCAACCAATGTCACCGGCAGGAATCCCATAGTCTAAGTCTTGAACTCCAGGACCGTATAACTCACCGAATAGAATAATATCGTTGGCTTCATTGCACATATCGGTAAGCATCCGCAACACATTAAAATCCTGAAGTGGAGACCAGTACACGGATTCTCGCCCTTCAGGATCAATCTGCTTGCGGGCAGTCTTATGGGAGCCGGCAACAAATTGCCATTCGCCATCAACTTTCAGAAGCCCCACGCGCGAATTAGAATTGTGAGTCAAAACACCATTAGCGAAGTAATTATGTGTTTCGGTTTCAATGTCATAGCGGTTTGCTCGTGGAGCAATGTATTCTTCAATAGCGACAACACGCTGCGAGACTAGAAGCGGCTTGTAATGTGTTGCGGTCGGTGGCAAGATAGCGTGCTGGACTGGGGTTAGATCGGTGTCAGAGCGAAGTAAATTGACGAGATTTCCAACACGCAACTCACTGGCTGGTGTGTAGTCATTTTTATCCGGCGTCCAGAAGCAGTGATTCGGTGTGCAATGTATTGTGCCAACATTGTTGCCGCCCCGACCCGCAAGTCGCCGTGTGAATGTCACCTTGAGCCAGCGGTCGCTGCGACCGTTATTAAAGACGTTTAATACTTGGCTCGGAACGACTTGTCCATTCACAACCCCAAGAACAAAATCACCAATGCGGACGTGTGTCCAATCTTTTTCTTGGACCCGTCTACCATTGTGATACGTTCCTGGAACATTAGGCAACCGTGTACTTTTTCGGTTATGCGCACTGGCGTCTCTGTCGCAAGCAAATGCCTGTATTTGCGGTAATGCTGAATGTCAGTGTAACGGTGGAAGTTAATTGGTTCGGGAGCCAAGCCACCCCAGACTTCACCTGTGCCGCCACCGTGCCCACGCTGAACCTTAACCACTGGCTCGTACTTGAGGCCACGAAAGGTTTCAGTTACATCTTTGCCGACATGAATCTGGCGTAGATCAACAGTTCCCAAAACCGTCAACGGTTGAGCAAAGCCATAGCTCGGCACGCCACGTAGTCGGCAAGCCGCCACGCGACAAGGCACACGCAAGCCGCCATAGAGAGCGGTCTTGAGATATTTTGCGACACCTAGAGCCTCGGAGACTTCTCCGGGGATTAAAATGTCAGGTGGAAAATAGACTGCTAAATCACCAACCTTAAATTGGTCTTTGCCAACAAGGGTTTGAGTGCCGGCTACTTCGGCAATTTCCATTTTGTCCGCATTTGGATGCGGTTTAATGGCCTCAATACGTTCAACGGTGATTGTGACTTCTGACATGGGTGCAGGGTTCGAGACAGTTGACGGTTGTTGACAAGATTTCTGACTCTAAAGTTAGATCAACAGAGTCAGTTAAAATTAGAGTTGTCTGTACAACTTATGCGATTGCGTCAAGGATAAATTGTTTTATAAAGATTCTGGATAAAGGTAGTTGCACTGCTTTCCAGCCACGTCGGAGTGCTTCGTCATAAAGCCACTGTACGATTTCTTCAATGTGTTCCCGGCAACCAGAGGCACCCCATCGATTCATCTGTGCAATGTGTTTGTTACAGTGGCAACTTTTTCTGGCTTCTTCACCGAAGACGGTAGTAATAGCGTCATGTAGGAGGTCACCCGGCCCTTTTATAATTGGCCCCTCTACAATGGGGCCAATCAATGGCCGTCGAGACCTGCAGTTTTGACAAAGAGAGTTATTTAGTGTGCCATACTTATTTTTGTGCCCGCAGACAGGATTGACAGTTTGATTTGATTTAATTTCAAAAAGTCGCCAGAGACAGGAAGGCCAATCACCTAAATCAACACTTTCGATCTTTAAATGTGCTAGTTGCGTCGAGATATCTTGAAACGGGTGTATTACATCTAAGACAGTTGGCGTAGTCATATTAAAGTTGATCCATATAGAATTCCCACGTATGAAAGAAACTTTCACCGATTTCAATTAGATCAAATTCTGCTGGTGACGTGCCTGTTGAAGTGTAAGTTACGTGACTGTTGTACCAGTCACAACTTGTGTGCCAATGAGTTAGATGTTGCACATACGTCGATACCCAATAGTTACAGTTACTTGACCATGTGTATCTAGTTACTTTGTCTACGGTGCCCTGCGTGTCGCCGGTAGCCGGGACACAATTTTCATAGTATATTTCAGTGGTGGTGGTATAGTGTTCTTCTTGTCCGAAAATCAAACCTTTTAGAGGCTTCGTTACTGTGGCTACTTCATTGAGTGGACTATGGATATCTTGGACCAATTGAATTAGCCACCAGTTGGCGTTATCATGTTGTCCAGACTGCGGGCCAGACTGCCAATCGCCTGCTTCGGTGGCCGATCCACCAATCGGTGCTTTGATGCGTCCGTCGAGTCCAATGATTCCAACACTGGCCCCTAACCAATCATGATACTCAGGGTATTGAGTCCAAATCCAAAAACGATGTGAAGTGTTTTCATCTGCTACTTTGGTGCCGACAAATGATTGCCAACCTTCTGAACTACTGCCAGCACATTCTGCCAATATCTGCATACCGCTAGTTACATACTCGATGCACCACTCATCAAGGATTGCGGACTCATTGGTAACAATTTGTTTTAAAGTATTCGGGTAAGTCGCCAAACGACGTAGTTCATTGATGTCGTCGGCGTGAAAATACTTCTCGCTGCCGGGCGTGATTGTCCAAGGATAATTAAATTGATGCTCGTTAATGGCTTCCTTGAATGTTTTAATTTCGGTACATGTAAGCGCTTTATCCAGTAGCCATTCGTCCCTGAGTGCATTGGGAACAATTGCATTTCTAATTTGAACTATTTGATTGTACGCTGTTAGCGATAAAGGTTTAGATTGAGTGGGATAATAAAAAGCTGTGCCGTCGCACCATTTCGGGGTGACTATATCGGCTTGTAACGGCGTCCAAATCGTGTCGCTCATATCGTACCTTTGGCTTTGGCGATGATTGCAGCCACTATCACTACACCACAGACAGTTACAATGGCTACTGGAGCCTCGCAAGTCATGGTGATGACAATGGCTCCTGCAAGCAGGCTAATTATCAGTGTTACTATTCCGCCCATTGAATACCTCGTTGGTTAAAGGCTGAAGAGAGTTGAGGAAGGTAGTATTTATTTGTTTATCGAAGCTGCGTGCAATGTCGCAAACATACTGCGAAATTAGAATCATTCCGCTGTAGTTTAAACTTGAAGGCACATCTGTTGATTCATGGTAACGAGGATGTGTGCCAGTAAAGACCCAGACGACGGGAATGCCTTTCGCATTGAACGGTGTGTGTGGTCGCTTGGAGCGTCGCCGGTTCTAAAAGAAATGTTGCGTGCCCACGGATATTTACGGTAGAGGTCGTTGAATATGGCGTCCGGTGTACTTGAGACATGAAGATTGCCTACCATGTCGAGGTTAATCATCAAGTCGCATTTTGCTGTCATCGACTTGGCGTAGTAATTTGATCCAACAAGTCCAATTTCTTCAGCGTCAAAGAAGATAATAGTCAATGTGTGATTGAGTTTCTGCTTTATAAGCTGCCGAGCAACAAGTAGATTTACAGCACAACCGGAAGCGTTATCGTCGGCTCCTGGACAGTTCACGCTATCATAATGGCTGCCAATAATGATAGTCCGGGCTGAAGATCCACGGCGAATACCGACAATGTTCGTACCTTTATTAAAAGGTTGACGTGTAACTTGGAAGCCGGATTTTTGCAACTCGCGAGCAAGATAATTGGCCACTTGCTGATTTGCGGCACTACCGCTCGGGCGGACGTGCGCAATGTGTCGTATATCTGTCTGCAAGGTTCGCAGTGGATCGGGCTGTGGCGACTTAGGTTTCGCTGGCTCTTGGCAGCCAATAAATACCAAACAGAGAATCAAAAGATATTTATACATGTTTATACAAGCTCCTTGAGTATTGCATTTAAGTCACCTGGTCGAACACGTTTAAACGGAATGGCCCAAAAGTCATCCAATAATTGCACAATGAAACGGTCCATTTCTATCGCTTGGTCAAGAGTTTCATAGCGACCTGCTTGTTCGTAGACTTGAAATTGAGGCCGGTCGATAACAAAATTGATAGAGGGATAGGTTGCTTCAAACCTTTTTGCGATTTGCAAAAGTTCACCTGCAAACGGCAATTTATGGCGATACGCATAAATGCACTGCAAGTACATCGGACTGTCAGAAATAATTATCTTGACGCCTGCTTGCAGCAATTGGTCCTCGGCATGTAATTGGTTGGCAAAAGCATAGACGTAATCAAATGATTTAGCTTGATGGCCGGCATAGGCCCAAGTTTTAAACCATTCTTGAACCAATTCGGCTGATTGACCTTGTTGACGCAAATGTCCAAAGATTTGAGCGGCCAGTGTTGATTTACCGACACCAGGACCGCCGAAGATATTGATTCGCCGCATTACTCGCCCTTCATTCGTTTAACTGCCTGGTGGTAATATGTTTCGCAGTTTAGACACAGTCGGCAGTATGATCCTTCGAGGCTGCCACAGTATGATACAAGGCGGTTGCCTTTAAAGAGACTCATGACATACCGAATGAACGCAGGGGTAGGACAGAAATATGAATTGATGTGACGTACTTTCCATTCGTAGCACGGTCCACCGACAGCGGTGAGTACGTCAGTTGGCACCATTGGCTCCGTCTCATAATAAGCCATGAATGTTAAGACAACTGGCACTTGTTTTGCGTTGAACCATTCGGCAGCCAACTTAATGCGAAAAAGATTTGTGCTTGATACTCGCAAACGAATAAACATCAAGTTGCTGGGAATCTCGCATTGCAATGCAGGCGGGATGCGCACATATTGCTCCTCACAAGGATTTGCGGTCCAAACGACAGGGCCAGGAAAGTCAAAACGTGGAATACTGGTGTTGAAGAAAGCGTGCTTGTATTGCTTAGCAGTCTCAATTACAAGATCGCGTTGATTATTGCTATCGTTGCCGCAATTCATTCGCACAATTCCATCACCTACTTCCTCAGACGTTGGGATGCTGGGTTGATCGATTGGGAGATAGAATGCACCGGGCCGGTTGTAGAAGCAAGCGTTGCAGCCGATTGGACAGGGGCCGATCTGCGGTATACAATCGAATAAATTACTGCCGTCTTGTTTTGGATTTCTTTTTGTCATGTTATGCAGCGCGTTTAAACGCTCTCAGAATTTAGCTTTACAGAATTTAGGAAGCGATTACAATAAATGACATGGAGGCTAATATGACTACACAAACTATTGACGATTTATTAAGACAAATTATTCGTGACACTGTGCGTGACACTGTTTATGACACTTTTAACAATGTTCTTCTTGAACAGATGCAACATATTAAACATGTTGAACAGTTAAATGACACAATCCTCTCGCATGTAAGTGATGTGCCTAAACCGAGGGCTGTCTACTTGAATGCAGCCGCAGCCGGCGTTTATCTTAGTCGGTCTGCTTGGACTATCCGCCAACTGTGCATTCAGGGCGATATCAAAGGTGTCAAGGATTCAAGTGGTCGCTGGAAAATACCCCGGACGGAATTAGACCGGCTTCTCTCCGAAGGTGTCCCTATACTCGCGAAGCGCCGGGAGTGACTTGAAATAGTCATTGCACTGGCCTTTCGTTAAGAATTTCAAGCACATCGTCGAGTGCGGCGTCGATTACCTGTTGGGAGCCACTGGCAGCACTACCGTATTGATTCAATTCTTTGATACGGTGATCTACCTCACTCGCATAATTCCAACGTCGAATCAATTCCAGTAGTTTCTCGCGGGTTAAATTCATGTCTTCCTCCTCAAAAGTTCAGTGCTCTGTTCGATGAGTCGCACTGCACGATCCCAAAGCGTGCGATTGCCTGCGCGTAGGTAGCCCAGCAGCCGGCGTTTCTCGTCCACGTAAGTAACTGCGAAGCCTGGATCGTACTGCACTGTGCTGGGAATGTTGTCCAACATGTCCGCCAACTTGACAGTTTTCGCTTTCGGGGCTGCCATCGCCAGATGGGTCCGCTCCAATGCCTTACGAAACGCGCGGTTGCCGTCTGTCTTCTTCGTGATGTTCGTCACGTCTGCCACTAAGTCAGCGACTTCCCGGCCAAACAGTGTTCCGATTTGGGCGAATGTGACACTCGTGTCTTCCACGGTATCGTGCAACCATGCCACGGCAATTGTGACTGGATCGTCGGTGACTTCGGACACGATTTTGGCCACGTTCATCGGGTGGACGATATATGGCATCCCCGTGTATTTACGAACCTGCCTCGCATGTGCTTCACGCGCAAACAATTCCGCTTCATAGATGAGGGTAGATCGAGTCATTTCAGTGTGAATCAGGATCGATACCACGTTGCATCAAAACGCCATAAATTACCTCTGCGTCCTTGCATTTCTGGTCAACTGGCCTTTGACACAATCGAATCTCTTGCCGTAGGCGCACTAATTCAGTTAACAATTGCTCTGATGTTTCATTGGTGTAGTCGGTCATAATCATTTCACCGCCCTATCTTCAGTTTTCGTTTTCTTACGTGCTGACAAATCTCGATGTAGATCACATCCGTGGCTATCGCCACCAACTCCTCGCGGGCACGTTTACTCCTGAATCCACCGGCATATTTGTCCATGTACCTGGCAAGATGCAATGCTGCGTGTGTAGATTCGTGGACAATAAACTTCTCAGTCAGATGTTCTGTCGAAAATCGAATGGACCCAATTTCTTGCGAATGCTTTGACCAGTAATACTCAGTGGTGAACGCACCGATACGTGTCCGCTTCGGTTCGGCACCGCGATCCTGCTTGGCACAATGACGATAAGACCGTTGAAGTTGACGATGATTCTTGTAGAGAACTACGTCGAACGTGAAAGTCTCATCGTCGTTTCGACCCAAACCAATCCTGAATCTCTGCGCCATTCCTTACCTCAACAGATGCCGGTTGTCATCGACAATGGACGCAATCTCACGCAATGCTCTTAACGGATCAGCTTCGGTCACGACACAATCTTCAAGGCTGCCATAATGTTCTTCCAAACAGTCCAAGAGCAATTGCTTGATCTCTGCCTCACGCGGTCCCCAAGGCAGATTTGATTTCTCGTACAAACCTTCGAGAAACTTTTCTTTATCGGCGAAAAAGTTCCGAATCTCTGATTCGGGTATCTCACCACGACGAATCGCTTTTAGTTCTTCTGCGTTTCTTCGCAGATCGAGGTCGCCGGTAGTTAAGATTTGTTCTATCTCGAACATTAAGCGGACAAGATGATACGCAAATTTTACGTCGAAACCGAACTTTTGCACCAGGGCTTCCCGCTTGCTACCAGAGTCGGGTTTCTTACCCATTTCAGACAATTGACTGTAGGCATAGCCTTTGAAACGGTGCCATGCACCTTTATGTAAGAAGATATGCCTCTTGTCGCGAATCATCTCACCGATTCGAGTTGTGAAAAGAATGCAATCGGCCGGTAGAAACAAGCTGGCTAGCATATTTGGATTATTCTGCATTGCCAGATTAAAATAGTGGACAATGTTGTAGACGTTGAAATCATATTCACGCCCGGCTCCATTCTGTGCTTGCTGGTCGCGAACATGGTGCTTCTGGTAGCAGACAAAGCGTTTCTTTTGGCGTCCAAAACCTTCAATCTCGCCTGCAAGATGCGGGAAGATCAAATCTTTCGGCGGAATACAGAAGCCAATAATATCAAAGTCGGACGTGTCAACTGCCACACCGTAGGCATTGCTTCCTTGCACACCCTCGAAGACGATGTTATCAGGCAGCCATGTCGGTGGACTTATTAGTCCGCGATTAGTCAGACTTGAAATAGTTGAGGACATTATTAGTGTTTAGGCACCCCATGCGGCCAATAGTTTTGCCGATATTGGTCGATAAGATTAGGCACCTCTGCAGGCGTGTACCTGTCATTGAAATTGTTGTTTTTGTAACCCAGGATGATGCAGGCGTAGTAGGTATCATTCTTGCCTTTCACCATCGTCAGTCCCCAGGCGTCACATGAGGCATTCAAAACGGACCAATTAGAAGTGTTAGTCTGCAGACTCGTGGCAATATCTTTAGCGGAGTCGAAATGACACAACCCGCTTACAGCGTCACAAACAACTTCGCGAAACACCCAGCCTGGGTATGCTGTAGCAAGTTTCGTCAGTCTGGCATCCCAACCTGCATGACTACATTGTTGTGCAATGGCTTGCAGAGTTGCCCCTTCTTCGGCGATTGTATTTAATACACTGTCGCTACCTCCTGTGCGAAAGCAGCGAGTTTTTATTTTGAGGAATTCATCCAAGAGCATCAATCGAGGCGTCTCGGGTGCCTGATAATGTGGTCCTGGCGGACATACAAGATCGTTCTTGGGTGATTCGCATGATATACTTGTAAAAAGTAAAACAATAATCGCGGTACACAGCAAGGTTCGCATAAGTTAGTTTCCTTTGTGGTTTAGTTATTGCCGGTATTTAATTCGATAACGCTGCCAGAACGCAAATCGACGAGTGTCCTCATGTTGAGCGTAGAGCCAACGAGTCATTTCTTCTAATTGATCAATGTCTTCTTTGGTTACAATCCACACCCCGGGGCCATGCTGCCTGTGCCAACAATAAAGACAATTGAGAATGGCTTGAGCCAGCCATCTATCCGCTAGCGGGATGGTCAATGTCATATTACTTCGACGGCGGAATAAACGCAACCAGCGTTGAATCTTTGATATCAGTATTCGCATGTTAATTCCTAGTGATTGATAAAACGTATTGGCACCCACTCATCGCCAACGTAGCCACTGCGTTCATAACGATAATTGATATCAGCCGTCTCTAGCCAACGTGTTTCACCGCCAATAGTTACTGGTAGCCAAAGAAAATGCCGGAAGATACGTTCTTCACCGTCACTAGGGCGGCGGGTTGGTTTACCGAATCTCATGGTTTACTCCACGTCTCGCTGACGAAAATACCTTGCCTCTTTCGGGATACCATCGTCGCTTAATTCTCTGAAGAGAATGCTTATGGTATCGCCGGTTTTAAAACGCCGACCTTGAAACCAAGTTGGCATGTCCACGCCGGGATTCGCAGATGCAAAGACGCCCATTTCCCCAGATGCAAATTCACGTTCGATATCTGTTAGTCCAGATATTTCGAGGCGCTTTCCTTTGTAGTCGGTTATCAATGCGCCGATGCGACCAAGATGCTTGCTGCCTTTATCAGTCTCACGGCCGGAAGTAAACCCAGTGACAGAGACTTCACAGTCCTGATATGGCTTATATTTGAGGATGCCCTTATGTCGCTTCGGAGTCCACAATGCGTCTGGATTGCGAATTACAACCCCTTCGCCGCCGCGATCCAAAACCTTTTGTAAAAAGGCTTCCACTTGACCAGCAGCTTCCTCGGGGATGTCAATCAGTTTGGTTTGCTGATGTAGGTAACACTTTGATTCAGGACCGTTGTCAAGATTTTCAGCTAAGAAACGCACTTCTTCCGAGAAGGGTCTATCTGGCGGCAGATAGCGATAATCGTCACGCAAACAATGACGTGGGACAGGTACGGCGGCATTTTTCTCGGATTTTGCACTGAGTCGTTGATTGAGCCAATGCTCACATGCGATGTAATCAATTGAACAAACCATATTGGCATTGGCAATTTCGCCAGTAGCAAAAATCGATGCCAATGGCGGGCTGCTGTAGACAGCGTAAACAATATGCTCCATGAAGCGTGGATCAGGCGTATCGCCGCCACAGATACTCCGACAAAGCTGAAAATTTCCACGTCCGGCCCACAACTCACCATCCAAAGGACAACACGGCAATAGATTTAGGAATTCGTCAGGTGCGATAATCGGATTCCCATAGCGACTCCACAAGCCGGTGGCCACTGGTTTGATCTTAGCCTTACGCTTACCAGTTTTTGGGTCAATGATCGATGCCCACGGCACCTCTTCAGTGGGGACTCCCCGACTCACTCCACCGTCCCAAAAACAACGTGTGCCGTCCAATTTTTCAGATATGAACCAACCGGCGACGTTTGATTTGTCCGTCTTATAATGATCCGCCAGTTGTAGGAATTCACGTTTTAGGGATTTTGCCATTTGTTACATCCAGTGAATGATTGCATACTTTGTTTTCTAAAGTTGAATCACTGGAAGGGAATATTATTGGAGTGCTAATTTAAGATTTTCGCAAGAATCTTTGATAGAGTCGTGTTTTAATTGCGTGGACAGATGCCACAGGCATCTTTAATTTTCCCGAAATCTCTTTAAACGTGTAACCTGCCTCACGCAACCACATAAATTCACGTTCTTCATGTGTTTGACAGCAGGCGTCTAGTAAATCACGCACTTCTGTCGCTCCGAATGGATAGTAACCAAAATCACTGCCGACCGGCAAAGTTTCATTGTCAGCTAATTGTCCGTCGTCATTCGGATCGTAATGTTTATCTTTATCAGAGGGCAATGTTTGCACCTTTGGAATTTCTAACTCGTAACCGTGCTCGCGTGCATAGCGACGCTGGCCGGCACTTATAAAGATTACATTTTCTTGATCCATCAACTCACTCATTTCACGACCAATCCCCACGGCAAGATACCCAGTAATATTTGTTTTCGCGACATTGCCGCCACTAATCGCGTTAACGGCCTGTAGAAGTCCGATGAAACCTGCGCTAGTCAAGTCATCTCGCAGATGTGTAGCATGTGGATGGCGTCGAAGAAAACAATCAACCTTATCTACAACAAGATACATGTTGCCTGTAATCATTCGTTCGCGAGCAGCAGTATCGCCGGCCTTAACCAATTCAAACAATGTGTCATTGTCTTCTCGATTGAGGGAGTCATTTTGCTTCATCTCCGCAATTAGTTGCGAATTGCTATATTGATTCATTGATTTACTCCTACTGCGTCAATACGCCAAAGACAACGGCTGTAAAAATGGTGTGCCTCACACGCGATGCGCGAGTAGGCATACTCATAGCCTCTAGGATCAAAGATGTGGCCGTGGTCATAGGCGACCATGTGACCGAAACGACGACCAATTCCGTCAATCACGCCCCGACTAGTAGCAAGGTGGTCTGTAAAACGCTTCCAGTTGCTATCTGGATAAAGAATTGTGTGAGTCTGTCGCCCATCGGCTGCCATTAAAACGGGATACAATTCAACCGGCGTCACAGCGAATCCACGTTGCATAGCTACATGAATAAATTCTTGGATATGAAATCCTTGACGACAGGCTTCAGCCGGCAGATTGGGAAATAAAATCTTGCCGCCATCGTGGCCGATCTCCGCAAGCAATTCAGCAACAGGCATGTCCAATGCCATTGCGAACGCTAATGGCATACACATCCACGGTTCGGGACGTTGTTGAAATAGCATGGGCGCAGACTCCTAGCCGGTTAGCGCTTGATAGCAAGTTGGAGACGGGTACTCAGCCAGTTTTGCTTAAATAGTGGATGGCTGCTTTCAAGACACTGCGGTTATCCTTTGCAAATCCCAGCAGCGAATTGCAAAAGCTACACAGCAGACCACGAATCTTCCCAGTCTTATGGTCATGATCAACCACATATTTGCGAGGTTTCTTTCCGCACACGGCACAACAATGTTTCTGCCTCTTAAGCAAGGCACGATAATCAGCTACGGACAGCCCGTGTCGATACCACAACCCATAATTACGTGCCCGCCGTGGATGGGCACGCCCGTATTCGCGTGAATACGCACGCCGCTTTTCAAGATTGCTCTCTCGATAAGCACGCTGTTTCGCATTTATTATGTCACGATTGGCTTCACGGTAAACACGGCTTTTCTCACGTAAAAGTTTCTTGTTGGCTTTCTGATAGCGTCTGGCATAAGCCAATCGTTCTTTACGATGCGCAGCATAATACTCCCGCGACTTAGCGCGGTAATGGTCTGGATTCTTGTTATAAGAAGTCGTCGCCGGCATCTATCTCATCAAGTAGTTTGTCGATCTCATCTTGAGTTGGAATCTTCCAACTATCCTTCACGTAATCTCGCCAGTTCGGAGGCCCCATCAACTTGTCATACTCTTCCTGAGTCGCAGCAGTAAGAATCCAGATTGGAGTGCCCATCGCCTCCCACAGTGGCCATTTGATCCTCTGAGCCTTCGTAAACGAATAGTATTTTGGTTGTTTGCAGTCGATCCACCGAGTTCCCCATTTCTTGTGCATTACATACAAGTCAGGGAAACCTGTCTGATACAAATTGCCATGCGTCCGTTCGACATGCCACCCACGGGCCTTGAGAAGGGCGATCAAGTCTCTTTGAATGAACCACTCGGGGCCGTGTTTTGGTCGTTTGATTCTTGCCATCAGCCTACCACCTTCGCAAGGCGCGGTTTACGAATCTTTCCCATTACTCACCTCGGATAGAAGCCCACAAAGAGCAGAACGCATACGCTGCTTGTAACGGGACCACTCCGTTGCCGAGAAGTCGAAGCCATTCAGTTCGGGCCAACCCATCAACCAGTCCACAAACACCGGATTCAATCGCGGGGCTGAGGCACGGGTTTTCTTTGAGCACTTGAGACCATTTATCGAGTTCATTGGGTCTTGGTGGGAATAGTTGTGTGTGTGTGTGTGTGCTGTCGCACTACTACTCGACCCAATAATCCATTGTCCGGGACATTTGCATTCTCGCACGCTCCGTCCTTCCAATCTCGCGCCGTGGGCGTCGGCCAATTGATTACTGCCGCCTGCAAATCCCCGCCGCCCGCATTCAACCTGCCCAATTCTTTCTTCCGTTGAGCCGATTCTGCTCCTCCAGTAATTGTGCGAGGTGATGGCCACGCCAAGGGTAAACAATCGTTCTCGTTTGTGGCTTGCGCCAACTTCCTCCGCTGTAAAGAGACCCGCCGCAACTTTGTAATCCAAACTTTCAAGGTCTCGGGCGACCTCATCGAATCCAAGGGTGAGATGGCCGGGCACGTTTTCGAGAAATACGAGTGTTGGTTCAACTTCTTCAATGACTCTACAGACATGTGGCCATAGATGTCTTGGGTCAGCTTGTCCACGACGCTTACCGGCCAAACTGAACGGTTGGCAAGGATACCCTGCAGTGATGCAATCCACGACGCCACGCCACGGGCGGCCGTCGAAGGTTCGCAAATTCGTCCAAATAGGCGCTTGAGCCAAGCAACCCGCTTGCATCGCCGACGCCAGGTACTCGATGGCGAAGGCTTCCCACTCCACCCAACAGACTGTGCGAACTGCTCCGAGAGCCAATTCAAGTCCAAGATCGAGTCCGGCACCGCCGGAGCACAGGCTGAGGGTATGTATATCCACATTGTTGCTTACCATAGTTGACACTGCTGTTGACGCAGTAATTAAACATTACTTGTATCAGCCACGTCAAAGATTGTTCCATCGATGACTTTGATAGATTGCCCCAGTCCAAGAATCCCTGCGTTTTCAAACTTTGCTTTTCGGAATGTTATAGTAACGACTGGGGCAATGAATCCTGCTAGTTTCTTTACCTCTTCATAAGACACTGTATGTAGAGATTTATAAGAAACGCCGTTGACCAGTATTTTCACACGCCCACTCTTTTCAATCAAATCGACTTTTCCACCACAGGTAAAACTAGCCGATTCTATTATTTGGCCCCTTGACTGTAGATAATTCACAAAATCCACAGCCAATAAATCAGCGTCGATTTCAGGTTTACCGTTACCGTGACTACCAATCCCTTGTATAGTGATATTCCAGTTTCCCATCTCGATTTCCTCTCGATTTCCTCTCGATTAGCTTATATTGAAACTGCCATTTCCATTTCTTTCGAGCGAATCCTTACCGGCGTTGCTCCCCCCTTCTTCTCAGCCCAGTTATCCATCCCCTCGAACCATGTCATGCCGATCAGTGGCACTTGCGGTCGGAATGATTCCACGGATTCACGAACCACCTCCGTGATGCTTGTAACAAGAAGCGGAGCGGCTACAGTCATAAGTTCATCGTGGACATTGAGAATGGCAATTTGTAACGGATGGATACCGACTGGTTGCAAGTCCCAAACTCGACGTTGTACACGCTTTGTAATTTGAGCACCGGGCGATTGAATTTCATGGTTCGCTGCCGCACGCATGTTTGCCGCTTGCATCTGAAACGCTGCCCCGTAAAGAGCGGACGCAACCGCCCCGCCGGCTGTTTGAACACGATCGCGCCGAACGACTTTAACCTTGCAAGCTTTCCAATGTTTGGGAATGTTGCGGGCTAAATCAAACAATGCCTTGCAAATCTTGTTTTCAAGCGTAAAGTACCGCTTAAATCCTAAGAACGTAATTGCATAGTCTACAGGGTCTTCCCAGACGACGGCAGAACCAAGGCCAGCCGGTTGCTTCATTGAGCAGAACGCATTAAACGTCTTTTGCCGCGCCTTGAACACGCCAGGATAATCAGAGCAGAATTTATCGTAAGCCGCTTTAGCACGTTCGGGTGTAACGCCTAACTTTTGAACCAAAGTATTCCAATCGCCACCATAAATCATGGCGAATACACCGCGTTTACCCTTATCATACCAATCGGCGTCAGTGCCAGACGAAGCCATGACCTCGTTGTATGTCAAACCGGACAAAGCAGTCCCGAATAAAGCATGGATTTTCTTGCGGGTCCAAGTTGTCCCCTCACACTCTTCGCACGGGCCGAGTTGTCCTTTACCGCATTCCGGGCAGTCAGGATGTGGACGCTTATGCTTCTTCGAGCATTTCTTGCACGCCTGCCACCCAGTCAAACCGCATTTATGGCACGGTACTTTACTCAATAACTCACGTCGCAAGGCCGGATCGTTGTAAACAGCGTCCGCTAACGTAACCTCAAACGAATCGAAGTCACCTCCACACAGAACTGTCCCTTCCCACGCCAACGGGAACATGCAACGAACTTCTTTTGTGTGCTTGATGCCCTGGGGATTCAAGCCATCAGCCCCGGACATACGCGAGGACAATGCACCAATCACAACAAAACTGGCGTGAAACTTACCCGCCATAAGCAATTTGTTGTATAACTCTACCTCTTTCGCAGCGAACTTCACATTGAGAATTTCCTTCGCACGAAGGGCTGCCGGATGTTTACCTACCTTCAAGATGCCTGTACCACCGCAACGCGCACATTTCGGATCGTTGCCGTGACACTTACTACATGGTTCATCAGCAAGAATTTCCCAATCGAGAATCGCTTCCAGATTGCTTTTCTTTGTCGATTCTTCCAGAATGACCGCCTCAACATCGTCCATTGCCGCTGTCACATAAGCACGAACGTCACCTGGTTTATTGATGTTAACTGGACTGTCGAGAACTACTTTATAGGCTTTGCGTAATAATTCTATGACGCCTTCACGGTCAATCTTGAAGCCGTGCCAACGTACAGCCGGCACCATGCACGCCAAAACGGAGTCATCATCGTTCGGCTCCGGGCTGCCGAAATGCTTATCCAACCCCCGCGTGTAGACAATATCATCATTGGCGTATTCCCGTGCATTTTGGGAATTTGCCCAGTGTTCAACATGCTTGCGAATTACGGCTGGCCACGCTACACCCAATAATTTAGACTCAGGATCAACTTTCGTAATGCGGTCATCATCATGGTCATCAACCATATCAGCACTGAGATCACTGGTGGCTTCATCTAGAAACTTTGGCTTCCCCTTTTTGACGCCCCAGACTTCCCAATTCTTTTCAGGTGTGGACACAGCTAAAGCCGTAGGTGCATAACCCAATTCGTATGGCCGCCAAGACGTAGGAGGTTCAACATCCTTGAAATGAAATTTAGGCTTATAACCCAGAACATGCTCAGCTAAAAATTTCAAACCGCCGGCAGGATTGAAACGAAGAACAACATCTTTAAAGTCAGTATCAATGTCGCCCCATCTATCCTTGCGGTCAAAAACTTGCCACCGAGGTGCATCCGGGTCCGCTGACTTGGCAAAATAGATGTCGTCCAAATGCACTCGGCTTTCCAATTCTTCAGCCAGCGCATAGGCCAACGCGGTCGGCACCCGCTTAATGCGAATGTCGTCCCGCGCCATGAGTGATTGAAAGGGGCCTTTTCGAGAGTGGAGCATCAAATCAAGAGAAGCAGCCGGTTTTATACACGGCCCATCTTGTCCCTTTGGCTCCAATAAAGCGATTTCGTCTATGTGTTCGATAGGAATCCAATCGGGATCACACAAACTGAAAACAGTGTAGATTTTACAGATATGAAACCAGTCAAATGCAAGATTGAAACCGACAACAGTATGCTTACAAATCCATTCAATAAGCGATAAGGTTTCTTTAACAGGTCGTAACCACACGTCATGTAAGACAATGTCACCGTCTTCCAAAGCGTACTGCAAAAGTACCATCATGCTATGCAGCCCGCAGGTCTCTGTATCTAAATATAATTTTGGAGGATAAAGACTCATACGACCTCGCGATTAGAATACGTCATAAGACCAACGGCTACCGTCTTCACATTGACCGTGAACACTCGCCGTCAAAATAGGTTGTGTCTGATATTCGCCATTACGAAAACGCAACATCAGTGCCCAGCCTTGCTGAATAACATTGCGACGTACACCCGGTTGATCCCAGCGCACGCTAAAGAGAAACTGACCCACTGTAACTGCACGCAGCGGCGGCAAGTTCGACGTAATCTCAGCGATGCCATGCTCAGGATAAAGTAGAGTCAACTCATAAATATCTGACTCACCCGCCAAAATCAACGCTGTGCCCCTTTTAAGCATCTTTGGATTGATGTAAAGTGGCAGAGTAGCCGGATCAGTCGGAGTTGGTTCCGAATTAGCGTTATAATCCTCGCTCATGTTTCTTCCTCTACAGTTGGATCAATAGGCGGATGAAATTTTGGAGCACTTTCAACGTCTGCCCATAAATCTTCATCTGATATGTTGCCAGCACACCACACCCCAACCCGTGGAGCCAATCCATCGATGCCGGCTGACAACATTCGTTCAACCATCCGATTGATTTCTTCCTTAGAACGCACCGTGGCGGTGCGGCGTTTAAACACTCTTTCGACGCCTGGGAGCCGCTTCCCTTTCCCAGCAATTCTCGCTGCAGCAATCTTACCGGCGGCTAGAATTTGATCTTCCGGTTTTTTTAAACCCGCTATCGCGTTTAAATTTGTTTGAGACAATAAACCGGCCGCTGCTTTCTGTTGCACTTCAGGCGGCATACGCAGCAACCGTAAACGAACAAACACCCAATCTGTTGATTGTTTCAGTTCCTTCGACGCCTGTCGCAACGTCACGCCTTTAGGGTAGAGTCGTTCCAAAGCACGCGCCTCTTCCCAGATATTCAAATCCTTGCGTTCCAGATTCTCGGTAACATTTATTAAACGGGCTTGATGGTCAGTGAGTCTTTTACGAATGATACTCGGCACGGTGTCCCAATGTAAAAAGACTGTCAACGCCTTGAACCGTCTGTGACCTGCGAGTAGACGATAGCTATAACCAGACTGCTTTTTCCAGGGTTGCACGACAAGAGGAAACTGAAGACCATTCTCCGCGACACTGTCCGCTAAATCCTTAACCGATTGCATCGTGAACTCAGCCCGGCAATTAAAATCCGAGTCATAATAAACGCTGCTTACCGGCAACGGGTACGCGGAGTATTGTGGAATTGGTTCAAGATTCATTACCATTACAATTACATTGGCAACGTAGTATGATTCAAAGTCGCGCGTCCATTGGCCCAATCAAAAACATTGATTGAACCGTCGTCATCAATGCGAACGAAACTATTAGTTCGTTCCGCCCATGTCCCAGTGTTATACAACCAACCACCGTACTGGCCGGGAAAATGTGTGTGTCCGCAGATTACTGCATGTGCTGCATATTTAGCCACTTGATACCGTAACGCACGATTGATTTCTGTGAAACGATCTGGTTTACCCCGAAATCTATTCCACAAGCTAACCAGCTTTTCAAGGCGACCAACTACCTTGTCTTCAACCGTTCGATACTTGTCTAACATCGGGCTACCGTTTTTATCCTCAGCAAGTCCCGAGTATATAGCAGTGATGCGTCCGAGGCCGGGTGTGTCGCCCGCACAATATGCGTCTGCTTGATGTCCGTGAATGAAATAAAATAATGTATCGTTGACATTCAGCAAGTATTCATCACACATTGTGCGAAAGAACGGATGATTCAACCATTGCCGGCCGTAGTTTTTGAAGTAACGAAGATCGGCATCATGATTCCCCAGGACATAGATTGCACCCATCGCCGCCAGCCGATCCAAAAGACAAATTCGCTTAGTGATGACTTTACTTATGTTGCTTTGCCACAACTCAAATAAGTCACCACCAACGACTAGTTTGCCCCCTTCGTCCTCGACCATGTCCAAGAAAGAAAGCAAATCCTTCTCATGGTTGCCGCAAGCGAAGTTGTCACGCGGACCTCCGTCACCACAATGCAAATCACTAATTGCAAATGTTTTCAAGTTGACTGCTCCTTATATTGCCTGATTAAATCATCTACAATTTTAGGTGTATACCCATCACAACGTCCCGCGACATTGATCTTCGCCAATGAAGGCACAAGACACTTACCCTCGCGGTTGTTTATGCAAGCGGCTGCATTGCAATCAATTTCTTCCCAGTCGCGTGAAACAGGGTAACCAAGAGGATTAGGCATAAAACTATTCATTAGATATTCCTCAATTGATATAAGTCTGTGGCAGGTCGGAATAGAACCGACTGGAACTTTCACCCTCTTCGTAGATTTGAGACCGATGCGATGCGTCTTCCATCCGCTAGGATTTTGTGGCCGTGAGTCTGTGCTCAGCCACTCCCTTGCGGGACGAAAATACTTCTTTGTTCACCTAGCTTTTACTCTGTATTTTCGTTTCTTTGGTCCACTACATTCTTTATGCGATGTCTTAACCATACAGGGATTCGGGTATTGCATAAGGCGTATTACACGCTACTACTGCCACAGAATCAAACTTCATCTGCCGCCTCATACATTAAATCGTCGGCTTCTTCAAGGAAGTCATCTTCCTCATCCCACTCGTCACCACGGTCATCTGATTGCGGAAATAATAAATCAAGCATATAAGCCGCTCTTTACTATAAAATGTTTTACAATTTCACTCCCAACTTGTTAGAAACAAGCATCCGCACGTCAGCTAAATGACGCTCAGTTGCTTCTAACTGCCCAACACTGCCCTTCCCCTGCGTCGGTCGTAATCCGCAGTCCCATAACTGATCCATAAGGCGTTGCGCCTCCACACGATTTAGACTGAAAGCCGGTGCTACCCGCGATCCTTCAGGAATCTCGATAAACTCCAGCGGTTGACAAACCGCTAGTTTGCGACCTGTTTGAAGGTGAGCTATTCGGAAATCAATTTGATCCCCGGCCCAATCTTGATTAGCATGAACACGTATAAAATTATAAAAATCAGGCAGAGTTGGCATGTTTATAATTCTTCCACAAATGTAACAGTGTCGGAGTAATATCCCAAATTGAATAAATAAATATCTCTGGTGAGCCAAAGGCAAATAATAGATGATAGTCAATTACTTCGTATGTTGGCTCAGGTGGTGGAACAGGCTGAGGGTTAAAGAGTCTGACCTTATCAGACTGATGGTGCGAGGCTATACTTATTACGGATACAGCGTCACGTAGCACACGCTCCTGCCCATCAATAGGCCCGCCGATGAAAAGTGCTCTACTCAACGGTCCTGTACCTCCTCCAAAACATTTATTCCGGCTGCCAGACAAAAATGCAGTTCATCAAAACTTGCCAATTCAATGTGCCCAGCAGGGAAAACAATGCGTGCTTTGTCGCCATTTTTCTGAATCATGTCTTCCGTAACCGCCCAGGTCTCTAGGCACTCACCATCCCGCCAATGTTCAATAGTGCAAGTAGTCATTGGTGCCTCGTATAAATTATTTTCCCTTGCAGCCGCTTTTACTGCCGCCCTTGCGACCGCTTTTACTGCCCTTACCACCTTTACCGCCTTTACCCGTGCAAGCCACTGTAGTTCCTTTACATAAAAAGATGAATCACATAGCCAATCACCAAGACGCCGCCGGCAGTGGTAAAGATTTCCACGAGAGTTTGATTTCCCTTCTTACCCGGGTCAAGTAAGTAATTGAGTACAAGTGTTAAACCGAGTGCTGACGCGATCCCCAAGGCTGGTAGGCCAAATACTGGGACCATAAACCAACTCCACAGTAATGTGATTACAAGACCGCGAGTTAAAAGGGCGGCTAAGAATAAGACAACACCCCCGATGACAGCGGCTCCGCACATAGCGACAGCCGCTTGAACATTGACTTTCGACATAGTTACCTCGTTTAAGTTACAGTATTAAGGGACCAACATCACGCCCGCCATCAATCACGTATCGTTGCGGTCCATGTTTCTCTGCCTCATGCCGCAACTTAACATTCATCCGCCACGTAATACCGTGCTTAGGATTGACACCGTGTAACCATTGCGACGGTTCCCGATAACCAGACAAGGCGTTGTACGCAAACGGATCAGTTCCAATCCAACTGCCGTTAACCAACAATTCACCGTCTACATCGGACAAGATACTTGCGGCGTGATGATGCCCCACACAAAAATATCTGCAACGCTGCGCACCGGCTGCTGCACCGAGAGCAATTAAGCCTTTTTGTCGGCGTGTCATAGCGTACCACGGAATACCCATGTTCCCCTTCACATCGTCGCCATGTGAGACGTTGAAGCCTACGCCGTTGATATTAACATTGGCACTCCACGCATCAGGGATGGTAAAATTAACATTTGCAAGCCCCCGGCAATAAAGACGGGAAATTTCACCACATAAGAAGTCCCAGTTGTCGTTGGCACCAAGATAATCTTTCTTGGGCGTGCGTCGCCCGTGATTACCTGCAAGATACAAAACATTCACTTGCTCGAAGTGTGCCGCTAAGTCGCGGTACATCAACGCATGTAGTTGTCCAATAGCCAAACAGTTTCGGAATTGGTTGCGGTAATAGGATCGTTCACAAGCCTTATGAATTTCACCGCTTGTAAAATCGCCATAAGCCAACACCCAAAGAACAGGGAAGTAAAACTTCGGCGTCAAAGTATCTTGTGTCCATTCCAAAACTGTATTGACATACCGCTCAGCGCGACTGCAGGAAATGGGGAAATTATAATTTTCCAGCCCACCAACTTCCTCTGGCCGAACAACCTGGTCATGATGTCCATCCGACATGTGCATCACACAATGTTCAACAATCTGTGCCTTACACCGGGGTTCAAAGGCTTGAGGCAATGCGTCAAACGGTTTGATGCGTTGATCAAGTTCCGCTGTGACAGCCTTAAACAGTCCCGTAATCTTAGCACTTGCTTTAACTCGTTGGCGTTCTCGATTTCGTTCATCAGTCAGATGAACAACCTCAGCTTCCAACTCCAAGATTCGCTTATCCGTGGGGTCATAATCTGGAACAGGCTTATGTTGCCCGCCCGCCCGTTTGGGAGCCGGTGGCATATTATTCGGCCATTCAACGTCCTTATGAACCCGCCCAGTCGCTATGTCCGAAATTGTAGATCGGCTTATCTGAAATTTATTCGCAATCTCAGACTGTTTAACACCGTCCACTATAGCTTGCTTAATACTCGACACTATTTCTTTTTTTAACTTCATGATGTCTCCGCACTACTATAATGCGCTTTTGCCTGATTTTACGGATTCAATGCCTGGGAAGTGGCCTAAATGCGCAATAAAATGCACTTCTTCAGCCAGTTGATATCAGCGTCAGTGTCAATAAAAGAACGCCAAACGGCCTGCTGCCCGAGGCCGTTTGACACAGATGGTCAACCAGGTTTTGACCGCTTAAAGAAACTATCAGTACGAGCACGTACCCAGTAGCGGAGTTGTTCGAGATAATCTTGAACTTCACACGGCGAACTATCATTTAAAGCTGCTTTGTCGCCAGGAAGAATGCCTCGATCTTCTACGGGGATTTTATCAATCTCTTTCAATGTAGGCATCGTCGCATTCGGATCAATAGCCCATTCAATCTTAGCGTCAGCCGCGAAAGCATGTATGCGCCGTATAGGTACAATAAAATTGAAGCCTTGAAGCTTCTGGACACCTTGCGTCAACATTCCGATGTACTCACCATTCTCCTTCAAATACATACCACCGCCTGAACTACCGGGAAAAGCAACCGCTGTCACCTGGTCAAAGACCTTGACATTCGCTCCCTTCATAGCCAACGTGCGCCCGACCTGCGACAAAACACCTGTGGTATAACTATTGGCACCAAATTGTCCAAGCAAACTGCCGCAATGACTCAATTCGACGCCGATTGCTGGAACATAGCGCCGCTCGGTTATGAACTTGGCGGACGTTGAAAGTGGATACGCATTCAAGCGGCGGACCATAAGCAAAGCCAAATCTTCACCGTAGTCTGCGTCCGAAAACTTAATAATCTTCGCGTCCAACTTGATTTCACCGACACGCCGGCCGTCCTGTTGTCGAAATTCTTGAACAATTTCAGCGTCTTTAAATTCAGTCAATACACGAGTGTTGCCAGTGTCAGTAATAATCGAGCGAACGACACGTAAGTCATTGACAACGTGGCCCGCAGTCCATATAAAAGAGACTGTATCATCACCCACTTTGCGCGTAACAATTGTGCCGGAACCTTGTGAGTTGCCAGCTTTAACAGTCACGCTGATTTCCTGTAAATAATCCGGGATAGATGTAATAGGTTCGGCGGCCAATAAGGCACCAAACGACATCGCGACAATACACACAGCTAATAGATACTTCATTGATGCAGACTCCAAATGGGGTGTATAGATGTAACAGCCAGTTGCATATTCAGCTACATATCCAGCACTTCCACTTCCAACATGCTTTCGTATTCTGGCTCCATGCGGCGTAGTAACGCTTCAAATAACTTGTCACAAAGTAAATCACGAATTGTGTTTTTATCTGTGTAGACGCGAACCATCGCGTCTACAGCTACATCAGTGTCATCCGGTGTAGGAAACTCGACATTGCATAAATCATCTCCAAATACTCGTTGTAATTGCTCGCGAAGATGGGACGCTGTCGCTGACCGTTTCCATTGCCCCTTATAAAGCACAACATGAATTCTCACGACACAGCCTCCTCGACTAATATCCCGCCTTCTTCGTTGGCGTCATCCCAATTCACGTCCCCCATAATTTCACCCATCGACATCAATTCCAGACGACGATCCTCATGGAGTACATTAAGAACGCGCGAATCACTCGGTAAGTGAATCAAGTCAACAATGGTGCAACCAAGATTCAGGTCCATGCCTTTACGGTGGATGCGATCTTCAGACTGTACGCGATACTCAGGCTTCCAAGAATTTGACCAATAGACTGCCATACGGGCTTCAACAAGAGTCAAAGACATGCCGCCTGACTCAGGATTTGCGACAAACGCAACTTTAGAGTGATCCGCCAAATTAGCCCAATAATCCAATGGCTCTTCATTTGTCACTAGACAACCATCAGGACCGTCGCTCGTCGCTGCAAAAACTTGAAAGTTACCTTGATCACACCGTACTACATTCCACTTTTCACGCAGACACAATTTAACGACTCGATCCACGGAGCCAGTGAAACCTGCAAAAATCACAATGCGACCGGTTTCCTCATTTTCTTCCAGCAACATCTTCAAAGCTGCTTCTTTTGGACACGGGATTTCACGAGTCACGCGAACAATTTTTGGAACTTCTTGACTCCCACCACAAGCAGGGCACGGGACAATTTGCTTGACGAGTTTTGATACAACATTCGGGTCCAGCATTTCGATTGCTGAGTATGTTTTATCCGGGTTGTCTGGGTCCGACCACTCTTCTACCGTGCCATCTTTACAATGGGTGCATTTTGTCACACCCTCTTGGATATCGCGGTATTGAAAACCGTCGCTCAATTCCCGTAAAAGTGTCATCCCCGTCACGGCATTGGGTGCTGCGTTACTGATAGCCTGTGCAACACGCATAATACTAGGCGTTGGTTTGCAAATAATTCTCCGGTAGCGTTTATCCGGCAGTTTCAAACAATCCTTCTTATGCTTTACAATCACCAAACCCTTCAACCGCTCGTAGAGATAGCCAACTTCATTCTTGCTGGCCTTAAACGGGTGATAGTCCTCGGGGTCGTCACAAGTATCCATTGCGTGTGGCCCCTCGTCACGAAGCTCACCGCATACTTCACACTTATGTTCATCATCACGCCAACCAATTCGCTTCTTGAAAGGGCCGGCGTCGTATTGCTGCTCAACCATGAAAGCTAAGCGTTCTTCCAACGCTTTCGGACTGCCTTCTTTAAGAAAACCGGGCCACGCGATTTCACACTGGCTCCACCAATCCACCGGCGTTTTAGGCGATGGCGTGCCGGACATTTCAAGCACGTAGCCATTTTCCAAGCCATAAGTTGTACGGATCAAATCCGCAAGTTTCTGGCAGGCACGAGAGCGTTGTGACGTGTGATTTTTGCACCGACTCGATTCATCAGCAACAAAACCATAAGGCAATGGCTGTGTCCCATCCCACTCATCCATGACACGAACTAAACCTTCATAGGTGAAGAATTCAACATGAATATCGTTAGATGGAAAGCCCCACAATTTCAATTCACGTTTAATGTTGGGGATACTGGTCTTTGGCCCTGCCCACCACCACAACGGTTTACCGGCCATCTCCATAACCATCTGGGCAGCAAGCGTCTTACCAACGCCCATCTCGGCACCGAATATCTGATAGTGATACGTCAACCCGCCGTCGGACAAGTCTGCTTGATGCGGCATGTAGTCTTGTGGGACACCGTTGCGATAGAGCGGGCGATACTGATGCCGAATGAACGGTCGGTCAAACCACGCATAGACATCCTCTCCCATAAGAAAGCCAAGCTGAAAACGATTGCGCTGACACTCGTCCACGGACCAAACCATCTTCTTGGCGTACTGGCCTTCATCATCGTAGCCGTGGAAGTGCGAGCCAGACATGCTCTTTATTTCATCCTTGAATCCCCACGGCGATTTTTTCATCGCCTCGTCCCAGAAATAAATACGTCCACCTACGGACTCTAGGATCAAGGGCTTGCGAATCAACGTCCCACTGGACGTGCGCACTGTGAATTTGACATGCTCGATAGGCATCAACAGACCTCGTGTAAACGGCTTAAAGCCGGATTGATCTCTAGTTCTCTAAAGTTAGATCAATCCTTACGATTGTTTTTAGAGTTGTATTTGGGAGATTCGTGATTTTGCAATCTCACAGTTGTGTTCCAATAATTCCACGCCGATACATGTGCGGCCCAGCCGCTTCGCGGCCACAAGAGTAGTGCCGCTGCCCGCAAAGGGGTCTAATACCACACCTCCCGTCGGTGTTGAGCAAAGTGTTAAGAGATATTCCATAAGAGAAAGCGGTTTAACAGTCGAATGATCGTTGCCGTCACCACGTTCTTTCTTTGATGCTTTTGCACAATACTTAAATCTATTTTTGGGACAAACCACTTCCCCAACTGCCCAAGACTTTAATATGTTGCTTGACATGACAAGATCGACAAAGCCACTGGTACACAAGAGGTTTTGAATAGTCGTAATGATGTTTGTCTGCTTTGATATTTCCGCACAATTCACAGGGTCCAGTTTTAACTGTTCCATGAGCATGTGCTTCGACTCTTGCACGCACTTTTCTCCTGAACTCAGGATCGTTTGCGTACCTGTCTTTGTGCTGTCGCTTAATACATTCCGCATGTCGGCTATAAAACGTGCCAACGGTTCGTTTGATACTGTTTCCCCGAGGTGCTCCAAGATTACTGCAAGAGCCAGAACAGAATCTTCAGCTACGCTTTGCGGGTTGAAACCAATTTCCACAGTATTCACACTGTTTAAGTGGTGGTTTTGGTCTTGGCATGAAATAACCCTATAAAATCTGCTCGCCCCGCCGGAGTCGCCGTAGGTAGTTTGCACATCTCCAGCCTTGCCAATGTTGCCGTGATAACCTGTCCCTGGTTTTGTTCGTGTACAATTTGTGCCACTTTTAAGTGTGCCTGTTTGCTCATCAAGTTGTTTGGCGGCTTCTTCATCAAGCAATAAGTTTGCTGGGAAACGTCCTACCGGTTGTACATATTCCTGTCCAACTGTTTTTCCAGACTGAAACATTCCGGCTGCCGCACCTTCTCGCTTATCATCAACAAGTTTTGACCTGCTGCCATTTTTAGCGTAGGCACCGCCGTTTAAATTCTCTTCTGTGGCAATTCGACAAGCATCGATATTTAAACCTGCCACTCCATGTTTCTCGGCATTGTTAGCAAAGGTGCCATCCAGTGGTTTCATTGCCAAAATGATGGGTTCCCAGGAAGGCTTAAGAGCCGTGCCGTAACCCTGCCACTGTTTCGCAAGATCAGTGGCAGGGGCCGTAATTGCACACTCACCTTCACTGTTATCTAACGAACCATCTGCCCGGCCGGCCAAGACACCGCCGACTCCTTGATGCTTCAAAGAATAACCCGGCAAACCTACTTTACTGCCAACTACTTCACGCTTTGCACCTGCGGCCTTATCAATGGCTTTGCTAATATCCAGTGACTTGGGGAAACCCGAACCATATAACCACATCAAACAATCTCGAATTTCCCAGCCAGCATCTTCAATTGCACAAGTCAAACGATGAAATGTTCGAGTTCCACCAAAGGCCAACAATATCGCGCCAGGTTTACAAACTCTTAAAACTTCTTTCCAATACTCCGACCCCGGTACAGAGTGATCCCAATCCTTACCCATAAATGAATAGCCGTAGGGAGGGTCGGTTACAACACAATCTACGCTACACTCCGGCAACGCAGGTAATACATTTCGTAAATCACCAGAATATAAAGTCACATCACCGCTTTGATAATAAGGTTGCATAATCACTTCCCACGTTTGTCTTCAAGCAGCAGAAAAGTTTGATCAGACGTAGAACGTGTCTGAAAATCAATCCAGACATTCAAACCGTTAGCCATAAACAAGCCGTATAATTTGTTAAAACAAGATCGAACCGACGGCTCGACTTCACGGCGACAACCAGACACGACTGCATCTTTCCATTGAGCTAATGTGCCAGTGACAACTGCTATCTGAACACCACGAACATTTGTTTCCACCGTGACAAACGGCATCCCTGCACAGCATTGAAGAATGTCAAGCATGTCGCGATCATCCGCGCCAATAAAAGCACTGAACGAAACGTGCGACAATAAATATGGAGGTAGTCCGACTCCAGCCTTCACATCACGCATGGATGCAAGGCAACCAAGAAACTTCTCCGCATCGGATAGTTCTCGGCGTGAAGCATCGGCTGCCGCAGCTAAATTGCGGCCCAAGACCTTATGCGTCAAACCAAGAAATGTGCGAAAATCAATCGACGGTACTTGAACTAACACTGCATCTGGATTCATTTATTTATTCCAATAAAACCGCTTGCTAATCTCTTCTGTCAATCAAATATGGTTGAGGCTGTAGCACACCTATACGATCAGCTTCCTACAGTCAGACTCACCACTGTCGCAATGAGCCAAGCGGTATAACGCTGTCTGCGCCAGTTTATGAAACTAGTCTCAGACAGGATAAAAGACCCGTCGCGTTGAGCATATTTGCAATAGAGGCCCGACGAGTTTGCTATAGTTAGATCAGCAACACATTAAACATTTGGAGTACAATACCCAGCAGAAGACCTTTCGGTTGATTCTGCTGGGTTAAGATACGTCTGACGCCGTCCCTTAAGGCACGGCGTCGGTACTCCTTCCACACACGGTGGACGAGTTATCGCGCACGAGCCGGTTTATCTTCGGCCACACGTTCAACGCCGTTGTCTTTCACTGTGAGAAACTTCTGCATCTCACGGACAATCACATCCATTGTTGGCACTTTTGGGAAAGGCGTGCTGCATTTCACAACCACGGGAACGTGCCAAGAGCCACGGCTGTTCTCGGCCAACTTCACTTTCAAAGTGACAGGGATCGGGCCGTGTGGTTTCAAATCGGCAACATCATTCCCCGCTGCCGCCTTGGCGTCGATATCCACCTGCGAAAGAGCCAAGAATGGGAAGATTTTCTTCGCTTCAATACGGTTGCTCTTGTTTCCGCAGAAGAACTCCAAGAACCGGCCGGTGGTCCGTTCATAAATCAAGAACGACGGGCCATATTGACAATGCGACTCGGATTCTACCGACTTCGCCGCGATGCGTTTGAATTCTTCGGACTCCATATCATAGGAGATCACTAACGCTTCACTATCAGTCATGTCGATAGCTTTCGGCCGGCGGGCCAAAGGAATGAAATCGACACCTGTGCCCAAATCGATGATCTCTTCCTCGCTCTCGGGGATACCATAGTGGCCGGGAGGAATCAAAGCTTTATTGACAGCTTTGCCCTTGGTGTACAATTGCAAGCGGCCGAGATAGTCGCCGCCCTGGGCCAATTTATTGTAGATGTCATCGCTGCCGATTTGAGTCGAAGGAAGCTGTTCAAGATTGACGATTGCTAATTCAGTGTTGTCGGACATTTAAAATACCTCTAAGTTTCAGGGTTCAAAGTTTCACATTACATGGTGTTGTTTCACGTTGTTGTTTCATGAATTCACTGGTGTATTACGACGTGTCACATGGCTCATCCTCCTCTTCAATTTGCTCTACAATAGCGGTCTTTTGCCGTTGCAAGATTTTTTCACGTTGTTCTTTGACGCTCTCCTCGTCCAAGTGTAAAACCCACTGCAATGCGAGATACCAGGCATCTACAGGTGTCTTACAATTTGCAGTCGTTAGCGTAAGCCCACCTAAATTGTGGTTTTGATACTCCGCGAGAATGTCGTTCAAACGGCGAAGATGCGGCACTGGTTCAACTTCAGATTGAAACTCAAACCAAATACCACGTTTTACATTTTCACGATACTTTCGGACATGCGTATTCACGACAGCAACGAATTCTTTCGCAGCCATCATCTTTGCCATGTCCACGTAAACTCGCTGTTGACTCTTTGGCACACGAGCGAGCGCATACGCAGACGCCAATGGAATTTCACCGTGTGACACCGCATTCTGCGCCATCTTGATAAGATTCAACAGCGACAGTTGACTGCTGATCCACTCTGGATTCTTATGAATCCGTACACTCAATTCAGCCAGAGTCATAGTGTCCGGCTTTGAGTCCATGATCTTTCGTAACTGTCGTGCATACTCTACCGGCGTCGTCTCCGGCCGTAACACATTGGCTTGAATCTGTGCAGCTAAAACATCCTCATCAGTGAGGTTATGTTTCACGATGCACGGTACTACAGGTAATTCCAACTCGGTCGCTGCTGTAAAACGATAGAGACCGTCAACAACTTCATATTTGTCCGGTTTCTTGGCAGATGGCCGGACACAAATTGAATTGAAGAAGCCTTTATCTGCCAAAGAATCACGTAACTCGATATATTCCACTGAGGATCGATTTACCAAGCGTAGAACCACCCACGGCTCAATAATCTGCCCCAGCGGAATGTTACGAGTATCATCTTGCATAGGTATTCACGCTTTTTATCTTGGCACCTAGACCTAACGAAAAATCCCAGTCTTTATTCAAGAATTCTTTGAACAAATACACGTTTTTTTCGTTAGGTCTAGGTAGCAAATTCTGGCACGAGGGATGCGCCCTCAGACTGTTTACACGCTCTGTAAGACGAGAGATCACCAAATGCCCAAAGTCACTGATGCCCTGCGTAGCTTCTTGGATGCAAGAAAGACTTCAGCCAACGCTGATCTCGTCGCACGCTGGGGAAAGAATATGGAGACCCAATTAAAAGTGGCTCCAGACAATGGCGAACCAGTCGGAGGTAAACAATCTACTTGGTCGGACGGGATTAACGAATGGTTCAACGTCCGCATCCCCAAAAAAGCTGATACCGAGCCAACTTTCAACGACTATTCCTTATCATTTCCACTCGATGTTTATGCAGAAGGTATTGGCATGACAGGATGGGACTGGGAGGCCCGTCGTTCACGGCATTTTGCCTATGATTTCGACTCTATCACAGGACACGCAAAGGGAATTGGAATTGACGACGAACAATTAACAAAGGTCCAAGAAGCCGCCTGTGCGCTGCCCTATGTCGAGGTGCGCCGCTCAACCGGCGGCGGCGGTATCCATTTGTACGTCTACTTAGATGATGAAGGTATCCCAAGTGAAAATCACACCGAACACGCTGCGTTAGCCAGATGTATTCTGGGAATGATGTCTGCGGAAGTTAACTTCGATTTTGCTTCACATATCGACGCCTGTGGGCACGTTATGTGGATATGGCATCGAAAAATGACTGCCGAAAATCACGGTTTGGAAATTATCAAGTCTGCAAGTAAGCGGTTGTCTATGGTCGATCTCCCACTGAATTGGAAAGATCACATCGAAGTTGTTAAAGGTCGCCGCAATAAAATCCGTGTCAACCAAATTACCGAAGATGACCAAGACCCGTTCGAGACTTTGGCATCTGGCCGAAAAATGATTCCATTGGACGACAGCCATAAGGCTCAAATTGAAGCCTTGATGCGATCAGGTTACACAACACTGTGGATAGCTGACCATCACTTACTCCAAACACACACACACGCATTACAGCAACTACTGGATACCTCGCGTAAAGAACTCCATCTTATTGGCATCTTCAAAACAATTTCTGAGGGGCATGATAAAGGCTCGCCCAATTGTTTCCTTTTTCCGTTAACAAATGGCGGGTGGCGAGTCTTTCGTTTTTCACCGGGAATCAATGAGGCTGACACTTGGACTCAGAGTGACGATGGCTGGACTACCTGCTATTTTAATCGTTACCCCACGCTAGCCTCGGCCTGCAAAATGCACGAGGGTATAGAGGAAGAGGGCGGTGGCTTCGTTTTTACAGACATCAACAATGCGATAAAAGCGGCTGACGCAATCGGACAGAAACTTGATTTAGACCCTACCACGGTCCACGAAAGAAAAATCACACTTAAATCGCATAAAGACGGTCGGTTAATCGCACAAGTTGAACGAACAAAAGAAGACACGAAGAATAATGTTACCCTCCCCGGCTGGCTGGAGAAAACAGGCAAATGGGTCCGCATCTTCGACGTGAAGATAGATCAAAATGATGAAGCAGACGACACAATCGGAAAATATGACAGTGTCGTTCGTTGTCTAGTGTCTGCCAATCTCGAACATTCTGGCTGGGTTACAAAGCAGAACAAAGACTGGCTCCGACAACCGGCCGGACAAGTCAAAATGATGTTGCAAAATCTTGGTCTACCCAAAGCGGACGCAGAAAGCGTCATGGGCGGTGCAGGCTGGCAGTCTTGGCGACTAGTAAATTTGCCGTTTCGTGAGGAGTACCCTGGTGATCGCCAGTGGAACATAGATGCGGCTCAATTCCGATTTGCACCTATAGAATTAGGTGATGACGAAGTTCCTTATCACCCACACTGGGACAAAATCTATGAGCATATCGGCACTGAATTGACATCCGCGTTAAAAGATTTAGCGTGGGCACAACGTGCTGGTATCCGAACTGGTGCAGATTACTTAAGAGCTTGGACGGCATGTGCTTTCCGCTGTCCTTTTGAGCCTACACCATATTTATTTCTATTTGGCACAGAAAACTGTGGCAAAAGTATTTTCTTTGAAAGTCTAAAAATACTAGTCACTAAAGGTGTAGTTCAAGCTGACCACGCTTTAACAAGTAACAACGATTTCAACGGCGAACTAGCCGGAGCCATTATCTGCGCGATTGAAGAAAAAGATATTTCCAAATCACCGGGTGCGCACGCCAAAATCAAAACATGGGTAACGGGTCGCACAATCACGATACGCAAAATGCGACACGATGCGTATGAACAACCAAATTCAACCCACTGGGTGCAGACAGCTAACAGCCGGAAAAATTGTCCTATTTTTCCAGGGGACACCCGCATTGCTGTCATTAACGTCCCTGATTTGTTGTCCGAGCAAATCATTGCTAAATCCAAGATGGAAATTGAATTAGAAAAAGAGGCTCCGCATTTTCTCTACACTTTAATGCACTTGGAACTGCCCCCTGTCATGGATCGACTTCGTATTCCGGTTGTCACAACTGAAAGTAAACGACAAGCCGAAAGCGTAAATCGTAATTTATTAGAAGTGTTTATAGACGAATACTGTGATCGCATAGCCGACGCAAAAGAAATTAGCTTCAAAGATTTTTTCATACGCTTCTATGAACAAGTTGCACCGGCTGAAAAACATAGTTGGACAAAAATCCATGTGCAAAGAAACATGCCTTTAACCTACCCACTCGTCGTTGGCACAGGTAATAAACGCTATGTATCCGGCCTCGCTTGGAAAATCAACAGGGAAGGAGCCGACTCATGACTCTTCGAGTCTACCGCACCACTGGCTATCTCACACGCTCGATCCTACAAGCAGAACTAGTGCGTGAATTTCCAACCAATAACTGCCCGAAAAATCCGCGAGCATTCGCAGACAAATATGACGGCGACCTCATAGAAACTGCATCTCAGAACCCTGAAGAGGAAGAAAAGAATGTCTAAATACAGTATGGTTGATAATGGTAAACGTCAATCTTTTGGTGAGAACCGAGCTATCCGCGACACGGCTGACGATAAACCTCGCCCTGATTTAATTTCACCGTTCGCCGAGGAACGTCAAGGTCATTGGCTGCTCTTAGGTGCTAGAAAATACGCTGAACGCAACTGGGAGAAAGGAATGCCCTTCTCACGGTGCGTGGCGTCTCTCAAACGCCACCTGATGAAATACCAGCAAGGCAAAAAAGATGAAGACCATCTGGCTGCTATCATGTTCAATGCGATGGCTCTGATCCATTACGAAGAGATGATTGAACGAGGCGTATTGCTGGCAGAGTTAAACGACATGCCGAACTACGAGCCAGTCCCCAGAAGCAAGAAGAAGATGGCCCGTAAGCTATCTCGCAAACCCACAAAAAACGCCAAACGGAAAATCCGCAAAGCTGCTTAATCCTTTGACTTCACGGGCGGTCTCCACACGGAGGCCGCCCTTCATCACTACTCCGACTACCATCTTCCCATGTCCAGTGTCAAAACGTATTCCAGTCTCGCTACAATGCGCGGCAATCTCCTTGCCGCCATCGACCTTGAAACAACCGGCGTCCAACCAGGGTATCACGAAATTATTCAGATTGCCGTGGTCCCATTAGACTCCGACTTTAAGCCACACGAAGGTGTGCGTCCATTCTACACACACATTCGACCAGAGCATCCAGAGCGTGAATCTGAACAAGCACGGCAAAAACACAAGATTCCTATGGCCGAGTTGATGCTACACGCTCCAACACAAGACAAGGTAAAAGATTGGCTCGTTGAATGGTTTGAAAACTTACACCTACCTTTCAAACGCTGTCTTGTCCCGCTCGCCCACAACTGGGCTTTCGAGTCGTCAATGTTGAAAGCTTGGCTTGGGGTCGCAATGGTGGATCAAGTATTCCACTCACACGCACGTGATTCGATGCTCTGCGCAATTACACTAAATGACCGAGCCGTTGCCCGGGGTGAAAACGCTCTCTTCGAGCGTGTCGGTCTCGGACCCCTTTGCAATAAATTAGGCGTCATCAATTCAAATCCACATGACGCTTTAGCCGATTGTCTAGCGGGTGCCGAAGCTTATCGCACATTGCTGCGAATGTACTAGGAATTAAATATGCCTGAAAAAGAATTGCCATCTGGACATTGGTCGCTTGCGGGCATTGAAGCTACGCTACCCCCACATAAACCCCTGCGTGACCGCGTGCTGCGCTTTGAAGAAAACGGCGCGATTGTCTACAAACAAGAGGAAGATGACGACCCGCCCAACGACATTAACGGCTACCTTCGTGACCCTAACAATCTTTACCGCTTTGTACCTCTATGGTTACCGTGTCAACTCCGGTTTCAAACAGGTTATCGTATCGCCAAATGCGGTTGTATCAACATCATCATGCGGTGTAACAACCCTCAATTACCGTCTTTTGCCGACCGTGTCAGCCATGACACTTGCCACAGTTGCCTCGCACGAAAACCTTGGGAGACTTAAACATGGGGTGTGATAATTGTCCTGACGACAAGACTCTTGAAGGTGTGTTCTTTATCGTGTACGCTGGTGGGCCACCCACTGCACAATACGCAACTATGCAACATATTGTTGACCATACCCAGCCGAATGAAATTATTCGTCTTTACCGCCCAACGATTCATTCAGACGGTCGGATAGAATATGAAAAAGACGCTCCCGCTCCTCAAGTACCCGAAGGATACTTGAGAGACGAGAGCGTCCCTTGGATATTGCGACCAATCTGGCCATCATGTATTTATCGCATATTTCGTGTACAGATGCTCGATGACGGTCAATTGAAAATCGAAGGTCTCTGCTCAAATCCATTGACAGGTATCCCAGCTAACAAACCAATTACCCGTGAAAAATGTAGCTTATGTGTCATTGGATGTGCCATCGGATCAATGCCGATCATTACTGATAAAATTGATGCGTTGATAAACCTTGACGGTCTGCCTGCGTCGTGAGTAATTTGTAAACCTTACACACTGCAAAATCTACTAATTTACAACGTGTGATATGTACACCGAATTGCCGTAACTCACGACGAACTTCTCTTGTTAACGTCTTCGTTAACGTCTCGTCTCGAATCCCCGCCATAACCTCATCGTAGACATGCGTAGCAATCACTTTCGCCACGGCAGCCTGCGTCATGTCATTGATAGTCGTATCCACATCCCAATTTACTTTGCCTATAGCTTTCAATGGGTCAGGGATACGATAAACTACCAATGTCTTAACAACGACCGTCTTGCCATCTTTTGTCGCCATGACCTGATCAGGAATAGCGAGTGTCTGTCGCGCCGTGACAACTAATTCGACTTCAGTTGTTAAAGGCCAGTATAAATGCCAACCAGGTGGTAGTAATTTAATCTTGTTACCACGCACCCATTTCACCCCACCATGTGTAGCTCGTATAATGAGAACGCGAGGAAACAACTTGTAAAACGCTTCAATAAGTTGATTTAACCAAGCAAAAGCGGATTCCATTAGATGTTCCTTTATAAATGAAGTTAATGAAAATGCCCGGGCGGTTATCCGCCTGGGCATTTTGTTTTACACTGTCGTACTTATTGATATTTACTTACTGCGTCCACGTTTATGATTCATGGACATAAGTGTCTGAGCAAGGTTAATCTCCCGTTTAATCTCGGGATTCTTGTGCGGCATCGCCATAAACTGGCTTAAAGTCATGCCAGCCGCTTTGGCCCGTTGTGTTAACTTGCCAGGATGTTTAATAGCACCCTGAATCCAATTCTTCGCCATATATTCTTTGACACCTCCCTTTTAATCTCGTAAGAATGCGGTCCCTGCAGCGTAGACGCTGTAATCAGCCGCCCATTTAAAGTCAAATTTATTTTCCTCTCCATCGCCATTGGCAATAAACGTGTCAGCATCCAAGCACAAGTAGCCTGTTGCATCACCAATAACTAACGCATCAGATAAACAAGCTTGGCTGGTATCATGTTCTTGGCTGGCAATATAAGTATTTTCTTGGAGGCATACCACGCCAGCAGACGTTACATAGATTAAATCCTCCGCACTACCTTCCTTCGTTTTATCAACATCACCAATACGGGCATCATCCCGCATCACCAAACGACCATTGTCATTGATTCGTGAGAAAAAAGATTTAAAATGTGTGTGTACATTATTGTCTTCATCCGAGTCAACAACAATTGTTTTAGCAATATCTATAGTGAAAGCCCCTGCCAATGGCGCAGGAATATATGGCTTTGATGGCTCTGCCGTATAGGTTCGCAGATTGAGATATGGTTTAGGCTTTGCGTCCAATTCCGCGTAGTTAGCTGGATTGATAGTTTGCTGGGCAGAGAATCCAACATCCGTCGGCCGCCGGTCTCCCCAATCGCTTCGCGCCCTGAAAACAACATTCGGACCGCCGACCCATACAACATCACTCCCATCTATTTCAGACGTGTCACCAATCGGTAAATCACCGGTAGCGCCCATTCCGATTCCACCGCCGCCGGCGTCGTTACTGGCAACAGCGTTTGCGGGCGGCCATGCCACGGATTGTGGCAAAGCACTCGGCCAGAAATACACATATTGTGTCATCTCGCCGGCACGGACTGGAACCAAGCATTGAAAATCGACCGTGTTATCTGCCGAATTATAATTTGCTTGTTCAACAATCGCTTTTATATCGCTGTTAGCAACGTAACTGGAAACATTCAATGTTACCGTGTCAAACGTCTCCAAGTTTAACTTTTGCAGGAAAGTCTTAAACTTGATTCGTTTCCATGTATTCGATTTCCGAATCAGCCAAAAGGTTGCCGCTTTGTAGATTACATCCGGCTGATTATAGATGTACCAATCAAACTCCTCTTCTTGAGTCCCGTACCGCGTGATATTGTGCCGCAAAATCATCGTCTTTTCAGACTTGTCTTTATCCCGGTCTGTCGCCCCGGGTGCCCAACTTACCCGCCAAGAGACTTTCATCTTGGTTACAAGGTCTTCCGTGCTTGTCAATTCGACTTCCACGCCAGCATCGGCGTCCAAGTCGCTCACGGTAATTGTCGAATCGGCTGTTGGCTCTTCAGGCAAATACTTCATAGAAAACACGCCGTTGTCAAGCCAAATAGCACATCGGGCCTGGAATGCAATCTCTTGCAGAACTTGCAGCGTATTCTTTCGCTCTAAGATTGGAAAATTTGCCGGGAACGGTGTCAACTTTGTTTGAACATGGTCGAAACTGGTGTTATCCCATGTCAAGTCTGTGTAATTAGTAATTAGATACTTGAGAATGTTGACAGTATCCGGGCCTACACTTGATTGGAAAGTGACGTAGATATCGTCACTCCACCCTTGATCCGTGACTGTGCTTAACGGTTTGTTAAATACAATTTGAACCGCCGTGATTGACCCGTAAACTCTAGTCTCCACACGGTACAGATTATTAGGCACGGCAATCAATCGGCGCTCACCGTCAAACTGTTTATACGCTTTGACGGCCAAAACCGTACCCGGCACAATTGAAACTATGTAGGTAATAGGTTCGTCGCTGTGCATCCTGACAGTAGCGCCAGCATCAGCCCAGAATTGCTGCAAAATTGGATTATCAGATTTCTTGTTTGTGCTACCACTACCCGTGGTAATAATCCAGCCGTGCTGCCGGCACCAACACGTGTCCATTTCCACGCCTGAACAGTTACAAGATGCGTCAATCTTATAGTCATACTCTTGTATACTTCCACCGCCGCCGCCAGAATTATACGGGCAATCGTCGGTCTGTTCATTATTTGCATTCGCAGCTTGCTCAGCTAAGTCTTCACTATACCTACTTGTGACATAAAAATCTTGCCCATGAAAATGCCCCCAGAACCAAGCACCGTTAATATCGATGATAATCGGCGTATCCTGTGGAAAATCTTCACCGCCAATAACTTTAATCGGATTTGATCCAAGCCCCTTGGCGTTTGCGTCGGCCAATTGTTTCGCCCTTTGCCACTGTACACAAGCTTGACTTGATGAGGCTTGATTCACCATATTTGAGCGCTGAGCCTCTAACTCATTTATCTGATCCATGTATCCGCGCGTTTTGCCAGTGTCACCTATCTGACTGGCACAAGCGTGCGCACACCATAAGACACTAATCTGGGCTGAGATATTTGCCAGCCCTGCGCCAAGATTGCTATCTTGGTCTGATCCGTTGTTATAGATTGGAAAATCAGAGTAGTATTCTTGCCCGGCAATTATCCCGACGCCCGTCAACGTGGTGCCTTGCACCGCATGATTGACTTGTAAGGCAGGTGAATCTTGAACTGTGCCAAAAATCATCGGCCACGGCTTACCAACTAAATCCGCCGGTAAATAAGGAAATTGCCCCTCTTCAGCACTGAAGCCAATTTCCCGGTCTTCCAATTGCGAAATAATCGTAAACTTGACAGTACGGTCACGCTCATTCCATGTAATCGGTGAACTTACCTTGCCTGCGAACAGTAAAAACTTGTCTGCAAGGTCAAGACCCTCGAAATACTGATAGACGCGCGCACTGCGTTTATGAATATCCTGATTGTCAAAAACCGCCTTGATAGTGCCGTCTGTATCGTCAAGCGTTACATTCAAGGATTGGGATGAATTGTTATCAGACACATTGATAACATTATCCATGTCACCGACTTCGATAATTTTACCGGGAATCTCACTAAGGGCAGTAGTGAGAGCGCGATCGGCGTAAGTGCGCGTATGCCCATTGACCCAATCCACCTCAACGATGGTGATGGGTTCGATACCGTTTCGTGTTGCCAGTTTCGCCAAGCCAGCGGAAGATATATTGCGCATTACTGCTCAACCCCCTCAAACTCGATTTCGATATTAACTGTCTCACCACGCGGCAACGGTTCAATCGCCGGTGCCGCACGATCAGCCGTTTCAAACTCAAAAGGATTATTCACAAAATAACCAAGCCACACCCGTGCATTATGGTCAGTCACGCGAATTTTTGACGCAAAATATACACGAAGATATTCCCGCATCTCTAATGCTTTATTGCGTGTAAGACGAAAAGACCATTTCAACTTACGCCGACCATTGCGTCGTTTCACGTAAGTATACCGTGTTCCGTCCATTGCCAACTTCCGTGTCACAGTGTCTAACAACATTTCTTGATCACTGAACTGTGGGTTTGGCAACAACGAAGTTGTCTGAATCAATGGATAAGGTGCCTCGAAGATAAACATGCTTATTCCTCCAGCTACGGCTCCCAAGTTGCAGTTTCACATTCAAACTCAAAACTGACAGTGAAAATAGATTTACTGTCCTGGACTGCCGGCTCCGACGGATTCATAATTACTCCTTTCCAATAGAATCCCTCCCAATCTACAAAACCAACTTCAAGGCCAAGATGTTCCTTCACAAAAAGCAAATACTCTTGTGCTTGCGTGCGTGTTAAACCACTGAATGTTAGAGCCAAAGTCTGAATCTTCGGCCAGATTGCATCCGCAAACACAATCAATGTGCCGCCTCGCGTCTCGCGGCTAATACGATTCATCTGCAACCGATCTCTGTTGCTGAACTCTGGGCTACGTAAAATTATAGACTCAGTCGGATGGCTGACAGGATAACATAACCTACATGCACCGATACCCGCCACCGGCGTCGGACAATTTGCAGAAGGTGTTAATCCATCGCCTTCACCGATAAACGGATGATATTGATGAGTAGCATCTGCTGAAATCAGAACGAAGCCAACTGAATGTCTAAATTGTAGGGTATCGACAATTGGTAAAGTCGCATGAACAATTGCAACCACTGCCGATTGCGTTAAAGCTAACGTATGGCTTGCCAAACGCACCAACAATACGTCGGCAGTTTGAGTCACAATCAAATTATTAGCTGCTTGTTGACCGCCCCGGAAAAAGGGCCACTGTTCACCCACAGCCGTGTGCGATAAATTTAATGTATCACTTCCATCACCTGGCTTTGCGTCCGCGTGAAGCAAAACACCGAGAGATTTATCAGACAGTGATACAATGTCAATAGCTGGATAAGGTGCGTACCGAATTACAGCTACATCCGCCCGGTCTTGCAATCCAATGTAATAAGGTGTCAACTCACCCGTTACTGGATCATAATTATAATGCAATTCTTGTAGCTGATCTGATGCAACCCCGATTTCAATTCCTGAGCGTGCTTTCTCGCGTATATTTAGGGTGCTTGCGGCTGATACTTGTTTAACAAAACCCACTATGGCTACATGATTCAAACCAATCAAATCATCGTAGGCTGCCAACCTAGTATTGGACGCACTCGCTACTTGTGTAATTGTTAATTCATCAGACGCTTGTCGGACGTTATCCACAGTCGCAACTTGCATCAATGTTAGCGTATCCGCCACGACTTTAGCAACGCTAACGACAGCTTGCTGAGTTAACACAATGGTTGAATCTGCTACATACGTGTGAACAAGTGTAGCAATCGCAGAATGTGTTACGTTTAACAACTCGGCCCGGCGTCGTGTCAATATCCAATTTGACTCGACTGTCTGAGATAGACTTAAAGTATCAGATGCTAATCGTACTAGATCGACACTTGCTATGTCATCCAATGTCAATACACTAGTAACAACGCGACAATGATCCCCGGCCACCAATTCATTAAGTGTCAATGTATCTGACGTAACTCGGCCAAATTCACCGAGAAACGCCGCTTGATGCCCTAAAGACACAGTCTCTTCTGTAACAGATCGGGCATAAACTGTCACCACACTAGCTGTATCATTTAATGAAATTGTATCCGAGCTACGTCGAACTAATTCTAATTGAGCCGTATGCGATATCGTTAACGTATGCGAAATAGGTTTTATACATTCACCCGACGCAACATCAACAATTTCTAGACTGCTGATTGCATTGAGTCGTTTAGCGTAAGCAGTAATTGCCTCATCGACCGGCGTCAAAGTATCTACTGCTAAACGCTCAAATACATTCGAGACCGTCGCTTCATGGGTGATAACCAACGTATGATTGGCTAGCTTGATAATTTCGCCTGAAGCCAAATCAGACAGTGAAAGCGTATCAACTATGACTTTGACTGCCGTAACAGTTGCCACATGTGCCAAAGTCAACGTATCTGTAACATCGCCCGAAAGAATTCTTCCGCCTTCAGCAATGTCTGTCAAGGAGATATTGCTAGATGCTGACGCCTCACGAACAAGATTCTGCGTTGCTTGGTGTGTAACACTCAAAGAATGCACACCATTCACAATCACTGTCGTCAGTCTAGCCTGGTGACTCAATGAAAGCGAGTCTGTAACATTGGCTGTAAATATCCCGATAGGATCAGCTAAAACTTCAATAGCCTGCTGCGATATGCGCGCATTACCACCTATCGGTGCATCCCCTGCAATCTCCACGGACTCTTGTGCCACACGGCGATTAGTCACGAGGTCTTGCAAGGCCGACACTAACTGCTGTGTAATGCGAATCGGGTCCATCGCTGCACCTTGTTACACGAGTTTTTCACCAAATTGCGTACCATTAAAATTTGTCGGCGTCCAAGCTATCCCCGTCGGGTCAGTTTCCATAATACGTACTTTAGTTGTAAACGTATCTTCTGCCGCTGTCACCGCTGATCCATCGCTCTCTGTTGTTCCACGCTTAGCAGATTGGTAAAAATCTCTGCTCACCAGTGAATTCGTCCGTCGAACCTGCGTATTGATCTGGACGCCATTGATATCGCCGGTTCCAGTCAAATCACCGTAGGTGTATAAATCCAAATATCCACTCGTGTCTGTTTCCACGTAGGTTGTATCATCGTCAGCCGATTCTTCATCGATGGTAGCATAATTTGCACCCGCAGACGGTGTCCACTGTGCTGAGTCACCTGCTCCATCAGGATAACTCGTCGCAACATGTTGTACCCCTAAAAAATCATTGACCGAACCACTGCCGTCCAAACAATATAAATTGTCATACGTTGGATTCTCGCCGGCCACATTCTGAATCCAAAAAGCAGTATGATAATCGTGGCTACCTGCCTTCGTATTCTGACCCGTCGCCGATAACTGATTAACGCTGTCAACACGAACTTCAAAAGAACCGGTTGTACTGTTGCAAACTACCTTAAACTCCAAGTAGTACCAAGTATTAACCTGTAATCCAAGGCCGGCTGTCACTGCCAATTGTGTACCACCCCGATAAACCGCAAGATTGCCACCACTAACCCATCGAAGATTCATCCCCATCGTCACGCCATCGTAAAATGCTAAAAGACCGTGACTGGTTCCATTGACAGTTTTATAGGCTAAGCCAACAACCATTGTAGCATCGGTCGTTAAAGAACCCGACGCTAGAATACAAGTCGAAGTCACAAATTTTAAAGCATAACCAGCATGTCGGCCCGTAACAACTCTAAAGCCACTCTCTGTTGTCACAGTATACTTACGCGCATAGACTCCCGTCGGTGTCGGGGCCGAATCAACGGTTATTCCAAAACCTTCAAAGCCTTCAATCCAAAGCAATGCCATAATCAACCTCACCTTAAACCAACTTGAGACCAAATTGCGCACTATCCAAATCGGCCGTCGTCCATGCAACACCTGTTGTTGGATTCGTTTCTAGTAAACGAGATTTAATTTTATGTGTGGAAGATACTACAAGAATTGCTGACCCATCATTCTCACTGCCGCTTTGAGGTTTAACAGGCAGATAAACATTCCACGGTGCTCCATCTTGAGTCGAGATAGCAAGCACATTGATCTGGACACCACACACGCCACCTGTAATACCCGACACCGCGCTAAAATTGTATAAATCTGTTAAACCAGACGTATCCGCTTGCACGTAGTCAGTTGTACTAGGATTTTGCTCATCCACACAATCCCAATTAGTTCCTGTGGAAGCTGTCCACTGCGTCAAATCTCCTGCTGCGTTTGGAAAAATTGCTATCACGCGCTTACGGCCGAGAAAATTATTATTTACTGTGCTAGTCGCGTCCAGAATATACACGTCATCAAAGCGTGAATTAGTGGTATTCGTAATGCCACGAAAACGCACTCGATTAAAACGCGCGTCACCGCTGTTCCTAGTATTTTGACTCGTTAAGGCTAACTTTTCAACCTCATCCACACGAATGGTAACTGTCCCAGCAGTCGCGTGGCAATAAACTTTAATTTCAATATGATGCCATTGAGCGGCAGATATACCCGCACCCGTGGTCGTCCCTAATAATGTTGAACCACGATAAACAGATAATTCCCCTGTGATAGTTAAAATTACGGCCAATCGCATTGCAGTGTCGTCCCAAAACGCAACACTGGGACCGTTGTAGTTCCCGTCAACAATAACTGTGTTATAAAAATTGAACCCAACCACCATTGTCGGGTCAGTTGTAGGAAGCGGAAGCGTTGTGATGTAAATGTTATTATCCCACAACTCCAATGAGTATCCACCCCACCGGCCGTCACGTAACTTATAGTAACTGCCGCCTGAATAATACGTCGGGTCTGTGTAGTATTTTGTCGCAACCTGCGCCCATTGAGCGGCGGCGGTGCCAAATGTCTCGAAGCCTTCGATCCAGAGTAACATAACACACCTCCACAAACGCTGAGTATAAGAAAATAATCGGCCGAACCAGGAAGTTACCTCCCTGATCCGGCCGTGGCGAGGGAGTACACGTTAAGCGTTGACGGTGTACGTCACCTTTAATTGGTCTCCATTAAGCACTGAAACAGTGCCACTCGAAAACTGTGCAGCCGCCCAGAGCGAACCACCGCCGGCTGCATCATTCTTTGTTGACGGAGTCGAACCGCCGCCAACAACGCCAAGACCATAAACACTGCCTGAGCCACTTATATTAAAGACAAGTGGACTGGCATTCGTAATCGATTGCGACGCTGCCGCCCCTTCAGTCCATTCTTGACGAGTGGACTCAGTATAAGTCGTAAACTCGTCCCAGCCATTTGTACCGTTGATCTGTGCGTAAGTGTCGCCTGCGGCCAAAGTCGGCGTTCCGGCTCCATCTACCAGCAGCACATACCAAGTACCGATGGCTGTCACACCGTGAAACATCACGTCCAAGAGTTTATTTTTCCCCTCGTTCGTGACAGCATTGCGGATGCTATGCGTCCCAATCAGTTTTCCATCCCGCCAGTGCTCCACTTGGAAGCGACCGCGACACTGAAGTTGGTCAGCAGATTGTGGAATCGGGCGAATCAACTCACAATTCGCTCGTTGTTGAAATTGAATAGTGTCGTTCATTGATGTTCCTCTTTTGAATTTTTCAAAACTATTAAGATGATGGGTCAGCAACGACCCTACCAATTTGACAAAGAGCTTATGCGCCGCGGCGCGTAAATCTTTTCAAGGCAGAATGAACAGCCCTGCCAGTTAATTCAGGACTCTTACTGCCATCGATATTGATCGCAACATCACCGATATTGGTGACGCTGCCACCTTCATTGCGGAAGATAGGTTGAATGCCGGCATTCATTGCCGACAACTGTGAAGCAAACTTCCGTGTTGCCGTCGATGTCATTACAAACTCGCCGGGCGAAAGTAATGCCGGTATGACATCCGTGCCCACGGAACCGCCGTCTGCGTACCGTTGCATTTCTCCGCCGAATCGCGCTGTAGCACCGTAAGATGGAGCTTGCACCGACATTGACGCGGATGCTAAATCCCACATTGCTATGGCTGCATTACTGATTTGCGAAGTTAATCCACTCATATCTAAGGACGCAACTTCACCTAGTGCAGACTTAGTTACTTGTGCGCCTTGATTCGCCCCGTCTGTAGACTGTTTTGTCTGCTCGGCAGCTTCTTTCGCAGCCTTCATTGCAGCTTCAATGTCGGGAAGTCGTTGACCAGCTTCGGTCGCATTACTACGAGCACCATCGACTAACGTCTTAGCGGCTTTGACTTTCTGCGACTGCTCCAAAACAGATTTGGCATCCTTAACAAACTGTTCATAAGCTTCTTTGGACTCAGCAGAGGGTTTTACTAATTCCGTATACCGAGTGTAAGCATCCTCCAATTCTTTGAAGTCTTTATCTGTAACATTCGCACCTTTTCGTGTGAATTTAGCAGACTGCTTCTTGAATTCGGTAGTTGCAGCTTTGACACCTTTTGACCATTGAGAATCTGGTGCCAGTAGAAGTTGAAAGGCGTCAGTGATACCTATATCCATATCACCAGTCTTTTGTGCCCACTGTTGCAAAGACTTAGCAGCGTTCGCGGCTAGATTTTTAAGTCCTTTCTCGGCTGCATCTAAATTTTGTTCCGCAATAGTAAAATCTACAGTCCGTTGAGCAGCCTGCGTTGCCTTGTTGGCGATGTGATCCATCGCTTCGCCCGAAGTCATACCTTTAAGTTCTTGTTTTAACGCAGGGTCGTATTTAACAGCCGCTTTGATGAAGATTTCAACAGGACCGACGCCGTCCTTAATCTGTTGGCGTAAATCAGAAAAACCACCGGGATCAGCAAGAAACTTGTTAATCTTTACTTGGTCTACGCCGCCTTCCAAAGCAACTGTCACACGGCGCTGTAACTGATCGAACGACAATAAATCTGAAATATCAACCTTTTGCCCACCTAAGAACAACTGCCCAAAACGGGCGACATTTGCCTTCAAGCGAGCTTCCTGTTCAGCTAGCGACTTATCATCCTTTGGCCCTTGTTTATCGAACGCCTGCAGATCCTTGAGAATCTGTGGCATCAAAGACTTCATCTCGTTCGTGCGAGCCTGCTCGGCGGCCGCCTTTTTAGCGAGATCAGCCGCTTGTTTTGCTTGTACCTGTTGTAACTTCTTCTCGGCATCAACTTTTTGCAACATTATTGTCAAGACAGCCCGCTCAGCATCTTGTTGAAGTACGATATTATTCGTACTTTTTGCGATATTCTCTGCCTCTTGAATCTGTGCTTCCGCGCGTTGATAAGCTGCTAGCGCAGATTGTATTTCGTCCGGCGACTTGGCATTTGCTAATTCTTTCGCAGCGACGCGAGCTTGCTGTAACGCACGAAGTCGATAATTCTCAGCTTTCTGTTCAGCATCCAATCCTTGCTGTGCATACTTGAACCGTGTGTCCGCGTAGTCAGCCAACAAAGTTTTTTGCCGCTGTTGTGACTCTTGAACTGCCCGCACCGCTGCATTAGCTGCGTTGCGATAAACTGCTATGACACGTTCTTGGGCTTGAATCATTGACTCCATCGTTTGGCGCGCGCCATTGATGGCTTCATTATTCTTCACCTTAAGATCATCCATAGCACGAAAATAATCACGACGTAAGCTAGCGAGATCAGTTTGCAGACTACTTAACCGAGTCTTATTTTGTGCCTCAGCCGTTTCCTTCCACTTAGCAATCTTCTGATCTTCCTCACGTAAGACTTGTAAAGTAAGCTGTCGTCGTGCGTCCGCTTCCTGGCGGATATTGGCAATGTTAGACATCGTTACATAAGTGTATGTGCCTACAGCTAGCGAAAGCCCCGCTGTCAAAGCAAGCATTGCAATACCAATTGGTCCGAGTGAAATATGCACAAGTGCGAACGCGGCTGCGAGACCAGCCAACGCAACCGCACACGGAATAGCGGCCGCTGCAATAGCTGTAATAGCAGACGCCATTTTGTCGGCACCGCCCATCATTTCCATCATATTGGCCAAAACGCCAACGATAGCTTGTCCAAAATCTTGCGTTAAATTCACTTTAAGCGCGTTAATTTGTGAAGTCAGTCGTTCGGCGTCTGTAGATCGGAACTCTTTGAGAATCTGTTCTAGATTCTCGGGCGTAGCAGTTCGCATTGCCTTTAAAGCTTGCTCATACTGCTGTGCGCCGCCCTCGCTCGTCAAACGCAATTCCGCTGTTAAAGCACGTACATTGCGAACCGACTTAGCAATCTCCGAACCCATACCATCCGCTTGCTCTGCGATTGCTTTCAACGCCCCCTCGAAACCTTTTGCAGCGATCAACTGCGCCGGGTCCGAAAAGCCCATCTCCCTCATTACCTTCTTCATGTCCTCAGAAGGCTTAAGAAAAGCTGTCATAACACCGCGCAAAGCTGTAACTGATTTATGTGCATCCATGCCTCCAATAGTCATAGTAACCATTGCAGCATTCAATTCATCTAGACCGACTCCTAACTCAGCCGCAATTGGAATCGCTTGCCCCATCGTGTCAGCTAATTCTTTGCCGCGAACATGCCCTAAACGAATTGTCTCAAAGAATTTCGCGGCCGAAGACTCGGCCTCTGCACTGCCCTTTCCATAAGCATTCAATGTCCCCGTCAACAACGTGATAGCATCTTGGAAATCCATGACACCGACTTTGGACAATTTCATCGCGGCATTCATCACATTGCTGCGGTCTGTCACAGACGTGAATTGATCAGATATAGTCTGATATAAACCTTCAGTAACTTGTGGCAACGGTAGATTAGCTCTTTTAGAAAACTCTGTGACTTCAATTTGAAACGACTTCAATGACTCACCGGCACCGGCGACACCTTTTGCCAAATCAGCACCGATGCGCGGTGCAATGGATCGAATTTCTGCTAAATGAACTTGAAAATCTTCCGCCGTTGTAACGGCGTCCTTCAAGGCGTCTCGAATCATTGACATCGCGCGTACAATCGTTTGCGTCATAACAACACGCGCGATTGTATTCCAACTGACAATTAAAGAATCCGCGTGCTTCTTCACGCCAGCCGTAGCATTGGCAGCATTATTCATGCCCGCCGCTGCCTTCTGACCAGCTTGCTGAGCAGCCGTACCTACTGCGGCCATAGCTTGGGCTGCTTGTGACGCAGACGACTCGACACCAGACGGCAACCAAAGTTTAGTTGCAGGCGCAGTGGTAGCAGTCGCCCCAGTAGAAGCTGGAGCACTTTGCATTGACGTGGAAAGACGAGAAGCTGCGGAAGCTAAACTTCGCATAGTCGCCAAAGCCGCAGACGCACGATCATTAAAAGAATCAAGAGTCGTGCCAAACTTACTAAATGCTGACCCAGCGCCTTGCAACGCAGTGTCCAAGCGCTGCAAAGCCTCCAACGCTTCATCAACATTGAAGCCCAGTTTATTGATTACTTCGTCAGCCATGTCTACACCTATGAGCGAACAGGGGAAGATTTAATAAACGGAGCGACTTTTGGTAGTTGCACAGAGTCAGCTATTTTCTGAAACGCTCTAGCGCCTTTATCCTGGAAACGATACGGACCAGGTTTATGAAGTATGGATGGAGATGGCCACTTAGTCGGGTCTGGATCAGTATTTGCGTTGTGATATTCATTCCAAACCAACCAAGGTAATGTTGTTCCATACGTGAACGTATAGAGACCCTTTGCTTGGTCTGTAGTCATTTCACCTTGTCCGTTGGAGATGCCTTCGCCGACGCGATTAAACGGAGCCGCCCCGCCACCGGCATCCACATTGTGCCCTATCAAACTAGCGAGTTGAATAAATGTCGCACGCGACGCACCGCTCCAATCAGGGATTTCCACTAATACCGCATCGAGCCAAGCCATGAGGCCCTGTGCTAACGCTTCTTTCATTTGCTTATCCAATGTTTTACGATAAGCTTCCACATCTATACGTGGACTACGGAATGAATACTTGACTCGCATGTCAGACTCCGTCATCACTGAAACTTAGGATTTAACCGCGCCAAGGGGCGTCCCTGCCCCAAGCATTGAGCTTCCCGCTCGTTCCTCGTCATAGCTTCGAGTTTGATCGTAAGCGACAATAAGAGCTTGCGTTTCAAGACCGCAGTCATCCCAAGATTCATTGACGCCGGGAGGCCGGATGCCTAAGCGTTCGCAGGCTCTCCAGACGGAGTATTCGCTTGTGCGGAAACTAGGCCAGAGAACTCGGAGGGCATGGGAGCCTGACCACGAAGAAAAACCTCGCGGGCCTTCTGCAATTTACTCTCGTCAAGTGCATTCGCTTCCAGCACTAACCCCAACACACGGTTAACTTCCGTTTGCGTCAGACCGCCATTCTTCAAGTCAGTGTCCCAACTAGACCAAGTACGGGGGTCTTCATATTTCACCGTATCCCACTCAATCTGACTCGGAATCAACGAGCGCGTTATCATGTACCCAAGCCGTTTCCGTCCCCACTCAGAAACTACCTGTTGATATGTAGGATCATTGTCATTAGCCACCCAGCCGTCTTTCGTTAATTTTCCAGGTGGCTTTGGTACTGGGCACAGAGTATTAAATTCATCCATGTCTTTTAAACCGGCCGCGCGAAAGACCATAGTCTCCTCGCCACGGGGTAGCACCAAAATAGTCTCGTTACACAATGTTTTAGGATCAACGCCAGCAATTTTCATGATTTATTCCCTCGCATGGAATATAAAAGAAATGTGAAAAGAACGGTGCCGGTTTTGACGCCGGCACCGATGCCCTTATTAACTAGTCTTGTAGACCAGCCAAACCGACTTTTAAAGCCGGGGAGTCGTTTAACTACTAGATCGCTCGACAATCGGCTCAACGGCCTTGCATTTGCCGCTCACCGAAATTGAAGCATCTTTGAGGTTGATTTCTCGCGAATCTGAACGGAAATCAGGGAACGTCGTAGTTTCAATCTGCGACGTACCACAAGGTGGTGTATGCACTACAATAATGTCAATTGCATACGGTTCACACTTGTCGCTCGATGCACTTACCCAATGAACCGCCCCGCCGATGCCTTTCAGCGCATCCATCGGGCTGGTCGGCTCCGCAGTCCCTTGCGTTATGTGTTCGTAAACACATTCCAATTTCACATCCATTGGGACTTGCTTGCCCTCACGCACAGTGTCTA